GGACCCGGTGGTGGTGCCGCGACTTTAGACGAGGCTTGCTTTAAGGTCTTCTACCTGGCACCAAGGAAAAAGCTGATGGCCTCCATGGAAATTTTTCGCGCCACCAAAAACCATTCTATAGAAGTGAGGAAGAGATAATGACAGACGAACAGATACTATTGACGCACCCTGTTGTGGCCTATTGGGGTCTTAACCCAGTGAAGGCCGCTCTGGGGTACCAGGTTATGAAGCGGAGTCCCACCGTGGATACCGCTGAGGTGATTGAGAAAGAACTACTGAACATCGTTATAAATGACCATGATACATTCTTCCAATGGGTGGAAGACTTTATGGATGGTAAATTTTAGATTGTTTATACACGATAACGGTAAAGTGCATGTTATGTCTAACACTAGATGTGGGCATACATCGATGAGTAAATACTTCGGCTTCGAAGAGAGGCTATACCATCACGATATCAATTGGAATAAATGGTTAAATTCTACTAGTAGAAGAGTTCTTGTGCTGAGAAACCCAGTAGACAGATGGAAGTCTGCTGAGGTGTTTATGGATAAAGGATGGTTCAAACATATTGGACCCAAGAATGGTATGGATAAAGATACTTTTCTGAGAGTCCATAGAGAGCCGTTTCTTATTAATATTCCACGTGATATTTCTTTTGAGATAATTCCTTTCGAGAACTTAGTGGCTTACTTGCCATGGGGCTATGGAACGATACCGACTTATAGTAGTGGTGTAGATATGTCTGAGGTTGAAATGACCGAGGAGTTGGAAGAAGAGTTGCTCCAGTATCGCTACTTTAGAGAGAACCGTGAAGTTATTAGCTCCGAGGAATGGAAAAAGTTGACGCCTTGAAAAAACTCTTGATTTTTCTACCTATATACTGTATAACGTATATGTGAGGTAATGTTATGAATGATGTAAAAGAAAGTTCTGAATACGAAAACTATCTGGACCAAGATGCGCGGATGCAAGACGAGTATCGCATGTCCCTGGAGCATCTGGTAGGGGTGATTGATACGCCGCTTGCTGATAATTCTGGTAAGAAGAAAGTAGACCCTGACTTGTGGAAGGCTATCTATGTCCACTTCCGTAACGTTGAGGATATCGTAGACTTCTCGAAACGTATCGGGTATATCGTAGCGAATAACCTGAAAGACTTTTGGTTCCCCTTGGCGGATCCCCGTGCCGCGTTGTTTGACGATGGCCAAGTGCCTTTGGTGGATGTGGATATGCGCTTGTGCGCTCCGCGAAGGGATAAGAATCTAGCTTCGCTGGAGGTTGAAGTTAATGAAACGGAAGAGAGTGCTTGGAAAGAGCATTGGGTGGGGATGCCAGAGTTTGAGTATCTAGAAGATAACGGACCAATTCGTTCGGTGATTGTGAAGTTCCGTCGAATTGAAGACTATGAAGAGTTCTCGCGGCGTATTGACCAGGTGCTGACGGATAAGTCGAAAGCAATCTGGCACCCTAAGCTAGAACGAACACCCAACTACCTTCTGAGATGGGTGGAAGAATGAAGATATTGATGCCCGTCATCCAGCATGAGGGTAAGAACTACAAGCTAGATGACCCAATCGTTCTAGGTGGCGTGGAAATGTTCCAACGTCTGGTGTATGAGAATATACCAGGCGTTATTCCCGTTTATATCTCCTACGAAGATAGAATGAACCGCAAGACGTTTGAGATTATGCAACTGGCGGTGAATACGCATAAGCCAGATTTGATTTTCACGAACCACTTTAACAGAACTTATACAGTTGGCTTCCAGCAGTTTGATATTCCAGTGGTGTGGCTCAATCACTCACCTGGTATTCGCTCTATCTACAATGTAGAATCCGTCAAAGCGATGAAAGAGTTTCTGAATAATCAGGGTTCATTATATTTCGTGAGCCAAGACCAACATAATAAGTTCAATCAAATCTCCACAAGAATTGTTGGCCATGATATCGATGCTAATGGCTACATCAACTCTTGCTATGCCAATGGTAATGAACCAGTTCAACCCAACGAGGTCAGAGGCTTCGATGCTATTACAGTTGGTAGAACAGACCCGACTAAGAATCCATTCTTTCTTCACAACAAACTTAAAGGTAGTTCTCTAAGGTCTTGTGTTGTAACAAGTTCCCCGTTGTTTGGTAGCGATGCGCAACAGAAATATGCCGATGACAATGCTCATTGGGATAAGCCTAGAGAAGTCTATCGAAATCTAGACCACTCTTCTAGTATGATTATGCTTTCACTTGGTAAAGTTTATGTATCTACATGTCCGGTGGAATCATGGGGTATCACCGCACTTGAAGCATTGACGCGAGGACTACCACTTATTCTTGTTACTGATAGCAGCGGTACTCATGGAAGTCAAGCGGTTGCTGATAGTGATAAAGATTATATTACAATACCTACTACCGCTGACCAAGTGTGGCTGGAAAAAGCTATTAATACATTCAAAGACTTGACTTTTGAACAAAGATGTGATATATCTAATAGAACTAAACAGAAGCACAGTAAAGAACGTTGGTGTGAATCCATAAATAATATGTTCGCTAACAGCGTTTCTCGATTTTCGTCCCATTCTCTAGGTGGTTTATTTAATGACTAATCCAAAATATCCAGTTTACATTGTTTCTAAGGGTCGTGCCGATACGATGATTACATCGCGGTCGTTGACTCGCATGAAGGTTCCACATTATATCATCATCGAACCACAAGATGAGAAAGATTATGAACAAGCCAAGGTCAATTTTGGCTTGACTGATTATGTTACCTTGCTGGTTGCGCCCTTCTCTAATCACGGTGATGGTCCTGGTCGGGCAAGAAACTGGGCATGGGACCACTCTATCAGTCTTGGTGCAGAAGCACACTGGGTTCTAGACGATAACATTTCAGATTTCTATCGCCTCCATCGCAATGAACGTATTCGCGTGGAGTCTGGCGTGTTCTTCACAGTCATGGAAGACTTCTTTGACCGCTATGAGAACCTCTACATCGCTGGTCCGCAGTATCGTTTCTTCATTGCACCCAATCAGAAGTATCCTCCGTATGTCGCTAACACTCGTATCTACTCAACTTTGCTGATACGTAACGATTGTAAGCATCGCTGGCGTGGTCGTTACAATGAAGATACTGATATTTGCTTGCGTGTATTGAAGGATGGTGACTGCACCGTGCAATTCAATGCGTTCTTGCAGGGTAAAGTTGCTACACAGACCATCAAGGGTGGTAACACAGCCGAGTTCTATCACAAAGAATTCTTGGAAGAGGGTGAAGAAGTCGAAGGCAAGCGTTACCACGAGAAGGGTACCATCAATAAGTCACAGATGTTGGCTGATATGCACCCAGATGTTGCGCGAGTTGTCTGGCGTTATGGTCGTTGGCATCATTATGTTGACTACACACCGTTCAAGAAGAACAAATTGACGCTAAAAGATGGTGTTACGTTGCCAGAAGGTGTCAATAATTACGGCATGAAGCTGATTACACTGCCGCCGGATACAAAATACGCTAAAGATATTGATATTGACGACTATGTTTAAGGCCAGGGGTCGCCAGATAGCTTCATAGACGAAGCAACCTTCTCAGATTCGTATTTAAAACGAATTTTCATGATATGAGAACCGTTTACAGCAACGCCAATCGACTCATTTCCTTCTTTTGTGAGTGTGATTGTCGTTGCTTTAATCAATTTTGACAATTTTGTGTTGTTTAATGGGTCAGTAGTGTCTGCCGTGTAAGGTGGTTTGCTTCCTTTACCCGTTACTTTGATATACGGCGGGTAAAGTTCTTCTGCATCCATCCAATCACTGATAATGTAGTCTCTTAGAGCCTTTGTTTGCATAGTTTTTAGCTTTGTAAGCAAAGTATCTCTTAGTTTTGACATAATTTCCGAACCTTTTTGCTCGGTTACCTTTTTAACTGCAGGTCTTTGTCTTATATAAGACTTTCTTACTGTTTTTTGCTCTGGGAGCTTGAGTTCTTTGACGACCTCATCTTCCAGTTTTTTATTAAGTTCTGCCAAGCCGAGTCCCAACGACTTATCTACTGTTCCGATGCCTGGATTTTTGAATCCAATGTCTCCGCTACCTTTTGTAGCCTTAGCAGATAGACCTAAAAAGCCATTTGCTGGTCCGAAAGTGAACTTCACTAGAATATCTGTTGGGTTTTTCTTCTGATCAACATCTACGCCTACTGCGGATGTCATAGAACCCGGTCTAGCAGTCCAATATACACCTGTTACTGTGCCTGAATACTTCTTAGTCTTTGCCCACGCAATAAATTCTTTAGCCATTGCTTCTGCCTTACCCTTGGCATCTTCAACTTCTTCTTTAGTGGCTTGTTTAATGCGCTGATTGAACTGGACTTGGGCGACGGCATCGAACCATTTGTTGCCGTTGATGACATAACCTGTCCAGATTTCATTGATGTCAGATAAAATTGTGTTTGCAGTCACTTAATCTGTTCCTCTTTTGCTTTTATTTATAAATAAGAGCATGACATACGATGTTATATTCAAATTAATCGGAGACGTTGGTTTTCCAATCGCGGGTGCATTACTCGCGGGCGTCTTCGTATACTTTGTTATCAACTACATTCTTGAGAGCGTTGTTAAAGCAATCAGGGGAATGCAGGGTATTATCATGGGGTTAGACAACCGAGTGAAAACCATGAACCATGATATTATTCGCGTTGATGCTGTTGTTAGTTCCGCTTTAGGTCTCAAACCAGACCTAGATAGAATCGCACGAGCCGACGGGAAGAATGACGCACGGAGGGATTAATGGATCCTTCTGTAATTGCAGAACTAGTAAAACAGTATGGGTTTCCTATTGTCGCCGCTGTGGGCATGGGATACTTTGTTTGGTTCATCTATAAATTTGTTACTGATAAATTGATGCCGCTAATTGGTGAGACGAATGTAATTCTTATCGCGCTGATTGACCGCATTCGTATGCTTGATAACGATTTAATTAGATTAAACCAGAAGGTGAGTGTAGTATTACAAATCAAAGAGGATCATAGCAATGACATTAAACCTAAAGATTGAGATCCTCAAAGTATTTACATTTGACTTAAATTTTTCTTCTGACAACAAAAACAAAAAGGAAGAGAAAGATGCTAAAACGAGCGACGATGCTCCTGGCGCTACTAAGTCTAAGTAGCCCTGCATTCGCAGACCCGATTGTTCAACAGTTTAAATCGCCTTCCTTTACTGGTTATGGGTGGTCTTCACATGTTCAATCAATTGATTCCCAAGAAAGATCAAGAGAACAAGCAATAAAAGATGCAGAAGCAGCGAAAGCCGCACTAGCAAGAGCCGAGGCATCAAATACTCCTCTTGCCAAATTCATGGCGTTGTTTACTTCTCAAGTTTATGCCCAGCTTGCTACACAACTTTCGAACAATCTGTTTGCAGAAGGTGGAACAGCAACTAGTGGAACATTTAATCTTGATGGTAATTCCGTAAGTTACGTCAAGACTGGAACCGAAGTCACATTAACAGTAGTCGATAAGAATGGTAACACCACGGTTGTTGTCGTTCCTATTGCCACATTCGCATTCTAAGGAGACGTTATGAAAAAATTAATTCTCCTTCCGCTTTTACTTGCAACTTCTGGTTGTGTTGGTGCGCTTCATCCTGCTACCAATCAATCTTATCTACTACGAGAAGATGCAGAAGTCAAGCGTTTTGCTAATCCAAAACTATTCAAGAATCTTCCTGAGTTAGATGGCCAACCAATTCCTATCGCGCTGTATTCATTTACCGATAGAACTGGTCAACGTAAACCATCTTCAACTCTTGCAAGTTTCTCGACAGCGGTAACTCAGGGTGCAGATGCATATCTGATTAAGACTTTACAAGATACAGGCAATGGTAAGTGGTTCATTCCTGTTGAGCGCGTCGGTATCGATTCGCTGATTAAAGAACGTCAACTTGTTCGCCAGATGCGTGAACAGATTTCGGGAGAAGGTGCTGAACCTTTGCCACCACTCAAGGTTGCTGGTATCATCATAGAAGGTGGTATCATTGATTATAACTCTAACATTAAAACTGGTGGTACTGGTGCTAGATTCCTTGGCGTCGGTCCATATCAGCAATACACACAAGACCAAGTTACAGTTAGTCTTCGCCTAGTTTCTGTCCAGACGGGCGAAGTTCTCAATTCGGTTACTGTAGAGAAAACTGTTCTCTCTACTTCCGAGGGGGTAACTGCTTTCACATTCTTCGATATGGCGACTAAAGCGTTTGAATTTGATGGACAACAAACAAGTAATGAAGCAGGTAGTTATGCGATCCGTTCTGCCATAGAAACGGCCGTTGTTGAGTTGATCAAGGATGGTGAAACCAAGAATCTATGGAGATTCAAACAAAAGGAAACGACCAATGAAACTAAGTAAGTTTTTACTAGTTGGTGCGGCTCTTTGTTATGGAACATCGGTGATTGCCCAAACTGTCTTACCAACAGCACCAACACCTCCAGCAATTGTAACAACTTCGCCAAATGAGACAGAGGCGAATACTGTTGCAACTACAAATAAGGTATATATCGATCAGGAAGGCGGCAACGTAGATGTTAACATCGTTCAAACTGGTACTGCTAACGTTATCGGTTCTTCTATTGATCCTATTTACCTACGTGGTGATAACCAAAGCGTTATCGCAATTCAAACAGGAAATGGAAACCAGCTTTACATGGGTGTCGTATCCGACACAGGAGCACAAGGAATCGCCGATGTAACAATTCGTCAAATTGGCGATTTGAACACCGCTACTATCCGTTGTGGAACTGAAGTAACTGACTCCTCATGTAATCAACTCGACATGAATGCCAAGTTCACTGGCAATAACAACTCGTTTGTTTTCCGTGGTTCGGGTGCTAATATCCGTAACTCGATGGAGTTTAACGGCAACAATAACACAGTAAATATGGATGCACTATCACCAAATGCGACACAAACTATTCTGGTGACAGGCAACTATAATGACTTTGATGTTACACAAACCGATCTCGGTGGAACATTCGGTCACTCACTATATGTAAACCTGACAGGTTCGCTAAACACTGTAACAACACAACAGTATGGTGCATCTGAAACTGTTATCAATATTAATAGTGTGGGATCAAATGGCACGTTTAATATCAAAACTGGCCACTAATCTTCTACTGATTTTTCTGTTATCGACTCCTGCCTTTGCGGGTATTGGGTCGATAACAGATTTCAGAGGCGGTGGTGCCATTAAGCGTGGCGCTAAGACTACAGTAGCATCTAAAGGTGCTGGTGTAGAAAAGATGGACACAATTTCTACCAACAGTCAAGGTAGATTTAGGATTACATTCAATGACTCGACTACCGTTAATATTACAGAAAACTCTCGCCTTCTTGTGGATGACTTTGTGTATGATGGGGGAGGGAAGACGAAGGGCAAACTTGGACTTCGAGTCGCGCTTGGCACCGTCAGATACGCATCAGGCAAAGTCGCAAAAACAAACCCACGAGGCGTAAACATTCGCACACCAACTGCTACTATCGCGGTTCGTGGCACAGACTTCGTTATGTCGGTTGATGAAGCAGGTCGTTCTACGGTCGTGCTGGTTCCCGAATGTTATAACGAATTAGACATTACAAAGCAGACTGCGGAATGCCCTAATGGTATGATTGATGTTATTACAGCATCTGGCGTAGTTACACTAACACAACCATTCCAGGCAACTGTTGTTGAAAATAACTTTGCTCCTCCTGCTCCACCAGTAATCATTAATCCTTTATTGAAGACACTAGATAACAACGTTCAAATTGTTCCTCTAGAAACAGATGATGGTCAGAGTTTGCTACAACTTGCTAGAGATAGTTTAAAGAAATTCACTAATCCTGCAAAAGCAGCATCGGATGACAATAAGGATCCAGATGCAGGAACGAATGATAATACAGAACAAGTTACTGTTGCTATGCTTCGTCAAGCAACACCACAAGAACTTCTAGAAGTTTATGCTGAGTTTAACGAAGGTAGTAAACCAGCGGAAACAGTTTATACTAATGTGTCACCGACATTCAAGAAGAACGTTCAGGTCGGTTGGGTATATACTCGACTGTCAGATGACAGACAACAGGCAGTTACTATCTGGTTGGAGAAATCCAATGAAGCACAAGTTGTATCTGTTCAAAATGGATTAGTTGATGTTTACAACTTTATGGACGATAAGTGGACAACATCGGGAACTGGTAGACCACAGGGTAATATAACTGTAATACAGGAAACGGGTGCAAGATGAAAAAACTAATCGCTCTATTTCTATTATTTTTCGCAATCCCAGCATTCGCACAAACAAACCTTGGTTTTGAAAACGGAAACTATACCGAATGGACTGTTAGTAATGGTTCAACAACTCTAAGAAACAGTTGGAGTCCAAACGGTTCAGGTTCTCAGGTTACAACTGGAATGACTAACTATTGTCCGGGTGGTGGTAAGTGTTGGACAGTTACACCATATGGTTCATATATGCTTGCTGTTCAAGCGGGGGCAGGGTCAGTCAACTTCGACCCTGCCATGACATCGCTTGGTTTACAAGGCTCCGACATTTCTAGTATCAGGTCTTATCTTACTTCTCTCGGCGGAAACTCGACACCTACCAATGCATCTTGGGTTAAAAGAACCGTAGCATTGCAGGCAGGTGTCACCTATAGTTTTGCGTGGCAATATCTCTCGACCGATTACGTGCCATTTAATGATGGTTCAATTATTACTCTTACTGGTGGCCCAGGAACACCCACTGTCAATGGTCTTACACAGAACTATGCGCTACTGGGGTTTACTAATCCAGGAACAGGCAATTATTCAACTAACTCATATGGAGCAACCGGTTGGCAAGTCGCTGTGTTTACTGTTCCTGCTGATGGTAACTATAATCTAGGATTTGCATCATTCAATCTCGGCGATACTTCATTATCGCCAATTTTGTTTATCGACCAGTTGCAAGGCAGCACCTCGCTGAATGGCACAGCATTTACTCCAGTTCAACCGAATGCTGGTTCTTCTGCGCCACCACCTCCTGCGCCTGCCCCGCCTGAACCAACATATCCTCTCGCTTCTATTAGCGCGAACCAATCATTGAAGATTAATCAAACGAATGCAATTACGCAAAACTCTATCTATATCAATGTAACTGGTTCTAGCAACTCTGTTTACATCGAACAGTTCTCTAAACAAAACCAAATCCGTGGTGTGAATGGCGCACAAGCAATGACGATTAATGGTAACAGTAATAGTATCACTATCAATCAGGGAACAGCGACAACACCAATTGGTAAGAACTTAGCAGAAGTTTCCGTTACTGGCAATAACAACGTAGTGTCCTTAACACAACAACAAGGCAGCAAATACGCCGAGATAATCACCAATGGTCTTGGTAATCAAATATCAGCGCAACAAAAAGACGCTGGCGGAAAATCGTTGTTTATCAATGCTTTAGGAAACTCTAATAATATCAGTACCTTACAACAGGGAACTGCTAACCATTTTCTAGATATCAGCGCACCATTTGGTGGAGTTACTGCATTGGTTACTCAATTGGGAGCATCTGCAAAGCAATTTCAACTTTTACTAAATAGTCCTGGAATTGGTGTAACTGTCACACAAAATAACTTGACCGCTGCCGACTCTGCGAAAATGGAAATAACATGCACGACTGGACCATGTAATGGATACTCTTATACAAAAAACTAAAAAAGTTCTACTCTCGCCTTGGTTGGCACTGATTACTTTTGCGGTATTGTTAACAGTAAAACTCGCAAACCCATACTTGGTTGAATCCACAAGATTGAAGTTTTATGATTATTTGATGCTCGGTTCACCGACGCAATCCGAACAAATTGTAACTGTTAATATTGGGGAGAAAGCAATTGAAAAATATGGACAGTGGCCTTTCCCTCGCGAAGTCCACGCTAAAATTATTAGCGATATTTATGGCAGAGGGGCTGCTCTTGTTGGTAGCACTATACTTATGCCTGAGCCTGATAGGATGGGGACTGACGGAGTTCTTGAAGATACCCTCAGATTACATCCAGTCGTTCTGAGTCAGACGGTAAGTGACTCTTGTTCACGGGCAAGTAAGACAATTCGGAAGACAGGCGTTGCCGTAATCGGCGATGGAGAAGCAACTGAATTTCTTCCTCAATACCCATGCGTTCTAAGTAATGTCTCAGGTCTTCAAGAATCCGCAGCCGGTGTTGGGATAACGTCAACCCTACCCGAGCCTGATGGGGTTGTAAGGCGAGTTCCTCTTCTATCCCAATCAGAAGGCGAATACTATCCCGCATTTGCTCTAGAGATGCTGCGTGTAGCTGCAGGAGACTCTTCGTATCAAGCCAAGATAAATCAGACTGGGGTTGAAGCATTACGAATTCCTTCTTTTGAAACTATTAAAACAGATGAATATGGAAGAACGTTCATTAATCCTAACTACCAATTTCCGTCATACGAAATTGGAGAGGATCCTTTACCTGTCCTGAGTGGTAAAATCGCGATTGTTGGCGTAACTGCTGCTGGTATTTCGAATCCTGTAGCGACTCCATCAGGTGCGCAACATCCCCACGTCCTTCAGGCGAGTATTCTTGAAACTCTGATAAATGGGGATTCTGTTTCGATTCCGAACTGGTCAGTAATTGCGGATCTTGCGGCTTTTCTTGGTCTTGCTCTGGCATTGATTATTCTCTCAAGATTTCGTTTCTCTATAATTTATATCGGCATATTACTAGCTGGATATTTTTATCTACCAGTATATCTGTTCGCAAACAAGGGTATTCTGTTTGATGTGACATTTAATATCTTTGCAATCGCAATCATCTATATGCATATCTACACGGTAAAGTTTATTAGCGAATTCCTTCAAAAACAACAGATTAAGAAACAGTTTGGTACCTATTTGAGTCCAGACTTGGTTGCTAGATTACAAAGACAACCGGAACTATTGAAACTTGGTGGAGAATCTCGCGAACTTTCAATTATGTTCACCGACGTTCGAGGATTTACTACTATCTCAGAACATTATGGCGCAGATGTCCAAGGTCTGACTTCAATCATGAATCGTTACATGACGGTCATGACAAGAGCTATTCTTGAAAATAACGGTACACTGGATAAGTATATTGGTGATGCACAGATGGCATTCTGGAATGCGCCGCTTGATAACAATAAACATGCTTTGGATGCGGTTCAAACAGCCTTTCAGATGCTAAAAGATTTGGAGACTTTCAATGAAGAAGTTAAAGCAGAAGGCATTCCCGCTTTCGGTATGGGTCTTGGTATTAACACTGCCACTGTGGTTGTTGGCAATATGGGCAGCGACCAGCGTTTTGATTATACTTGCTTGGGCGATGGGGTTAATTTGGCTGCTCGTCTCGAAGGTCAAACCAAGCCTTATGGAGTCAAACTCATCGTCGGACCACAAACGGCCGAATCGGTGGGGGATGTATACCAAGTAGTAGAACTTGACCTGATTGCCGTTAAGGGTAAAACAGAACCCGTATCTATCTTTACAGTTCTAGAAAAAGACCATCGAGGTCAAGATATCATCGATGTCATGGAAGATCAACACAACAAGTTCTTATCGCATTACCGGGCTGGAAACTGGAAATCCGCCCGAGTATACGCGACCGATTTACGCGAATACTGGGACGGACAATTAGCCGATTATTATGATATGATGATTAGTCGGATCGAAGAGTTTCAGGCTTCGCAACCCAAAGATTGGGACGGAATTTATCGGGCGACTTCGAAGTAACTTCTAGTTCGTATAGTTCCTTCTCCATTTGAAGGAAATGTTCTTCTAGTTCTTCGTCGTTAAACATTAAAAACTTCTTCCGACTGTATGTTGGCAAAATTGCCGAAATAGGTCCTCGAAATTGCCGGTCTTGTAGACCCATGCATCATAAAGACTCTGAGCAACAGGAATATCGCCACTTGACTTGCTAACGTAGTAACCTCGCTCTGTGAGTTCTTCGATAAGATCCTCATCCTCAAAATCATCCATGTAAACTTCGACTTCTGTAGTAATACTAACCATTATGCAATCTTCCTTTTATATTCAACACGGGCTTCAAGATATTCGGTAAACGTAGCATAGACAGGAATGCCATTTGCTTCAAGTTCTGAATTCATTTCATCAAATTCGGCACGTTCATATTGCCAACCATTCCAAGGCACACCCAGCTGTTCAAGTAGGCGTTCTTCGCATTCGTCAATAGCGAGAATCATATTAATCTCCATAACTTATATTCTAGTTATAAGCTATTAACGACCAAATGTCAACCCTTATTTTTCTATTGACAAACTTGGCTATATGTTGTAATGTGTAACTCTTAAGGAGATTATTATGTCGATGCATCTGTTGGGCCCAGCTTATACCACTAACAATAACCGTAAGCGCAAATCTAAAGTCCCTGTTACAAAATATTCACAGGACTGGGTAGATTATAATAAGCAGATGAAACGCATTGGTGCAAAGACCAAGACGTTTGACGAATATGTTGCATATCGCCAAGGTAAGTCCGGCTTCAAACTAAAGAGTTGTGTGAGAGGTCCAATGGATGCTGCACCATATCGCCGCGAAGCACCTAAGTATGAGAGCGGAGATGGAATCGGCGTCACGTTTGCTAAGAAGCCCAATGAATATACAGGCACACTAATTAAGGGTATTGCCACGATGCATAAATCTAATGCAGTGCCAGTTATCAATCAAGATCAGATGGAAGAAATCTCGAGGATGCGTAGAGGTTGAGCGTAAAAGAAAAATTAGATTCTGTCGGACATGGCTTTTGCCCGCAAAAGTGGAGATGGCTTGCGCTTTATCTCCATTCAGGTCATAAGCATAGTTGTCATCATCCACCGCCGATGCATATTGCACTGGAGGAGATTTCCAAGGATCCTGCCGCGCTGCACAACACTTCACATGAAAAACAACAGCGTAAGACAATGCTGGAGGGCGGAAGACCGACCGAATGTTCATACTGCTGGAGTATTGAAGATCTAGATAAAACAAGTGACCGTGTTTATAAGAACACCGATACCATAAACAATTTGTTTGTTTTAGACGATGAAATCGAAACACTAAAGAATGTTCCTTGGGATCAAAACGTAAATCCCTATAACATGGAAATTAGTTTCAGTAATGCTTGTAATTTCAAATGCGGATATTGCTGTCCTACATTTTCTTCTCTGTGGGAAGATGAGATTAAACAACATGGCAATTATGATCTGAATTATGACCAATATGGATTGCACAATAAGATTTATTCTGAAAAAGAATATAATCCTTATGTTGAAGCATTTTGGAAATGGTGGCCAGATTTGAAGAATGACTTAAAGATTTTTCGCATCACAGGCGGCGAGCCGCTAATGACTACTAACACATTCAAGTTATTAGACATGTTAAAAGAAGATGGTAATCCGGAGTTGTTTCTACAGATTAATACCAACCTGGGTGTAACGAATCGAAAAGTCACTGACTTCTGCCTTCGCGTTAATGATTTGATTGAAAAGAAGCATATCAAAAATCTTCGGTTGTTTACAAGCCTTGAATGCACGGGTAAGCAAGCAGAATATATGCGCCGCGGCTTAAACTACGAATTGTTCTTAGAAAATGTAAACACAGTCTTAGAAACAGTCCCTACCGCATATCTAAGTTTCATGACAACGTATAATGTGTTGACTGTTCCTTATTTCAAAGACTTTCTTCAATTAATAGTTGAATTGCGTGAAAAATGGGGCGAGAGAATTCTTATCGATATTCCTCACCTTAAAGAACCGCCTCATTGGACAATGAATATTTTACCCCCGGAGTTTGGAACATATATAGATAATGATGTTCAATACATGAAGCAAAACGGTTTCAGTGATATTGAAATCGGCAAAATGGAACGTGTCAGAGAATATTTCTATAACGATACGCATAATATCACCGACGAATACCGGTTGAATGGTAGAAAAGATTTTGCGAAGTTTTTTCCGGAATATGACCGTAGAAGTAACAGTAGTTTAATAGAAACATTTCCTGAATTTTCAGAATTTTTAGAATGGTGTAAAACATTATGAATGACGATATCCACACTGAGCATAACTTGGATGTTCATTCTGTTGATTCTTATTGGAATTTCCTTAAAGAGAAACGCGAAGACATCAATTCTGTTAGTCCAACGTTTTGTGCGGCCAAGTGGAAGCAATCGACTATTCTTCTGTATAGCGGAGAAACGCATAGTTGCCACCATCCCTCACGACATAAAATTACTTTAGATGATATTAAAGATAATCCACGGGGTATTCACAACACGGCAGTAAAAAAAGCAGCCCGTATTGATATGCTCAATGGTATACAAACTAAAGAATGTGATTATTGCTGGAAAATTGAGAACCTGAATAAAGATTGGATGAGTGATAGGATATACAAGTCCACATATTCATGGGCTCTCCCGCATATCGATGAAATTGTAAAATCTGGTGATGGAGCAAATATCGACCCGTCATATTTAGAAGTTGCCTTTGAATCTACCTGTAATTTTAAATGCGTATACTGTAGCCCAGAAAGTTCTTCAAGATGGCAAGAAGAAATCGAAACTCACGGTCCAATCGAACTGGAAGATTTCAAATTACATGATCTTGGATGGTTGAAGGAAGTTGGAAAACTTCCAATTCATCGTAAAGAACAAAATCCATATATTGATGCTTTTTGGAAGTGGTGGCCTGACCTCTATCCCAATCTACATACGTTTAGAATAACTGGTGGTGAACCCCTACTCAGTAAACACACTTGGCGAGTCCTTGACTATATTGCCGAAAATCCAAATCCTAATTTAACACTTGCGATCAATACCAATCTCAATGTTCCTGATAAATTAGTTGAGAAACTAGTAGAATATATTAATAGAATCTCTGGTAATATTAAATTATTTGATGTATATACTTCTCTTGAAAGCACAGGTAAACAGGCTGAGTATTCTAGATTTGGTATGCAATTTGATGAGTTTAAGAAAAACTGTGAATATGTGTTAGACAATACGCCCGACACCACTAGACTACATTACATGACTACTATAAATCTGACTAGTGCACCGACTCTTCTTGAATACCTGAAATATATTAGAGAAATGAGATTACGATATTTCAGTAAATTACATGAATTTAGAGTAAGAACCCATCTTTCATATCTTCGTTGGCCTAGAATGTTATGTTTGACGTTATTATCAGATGAAGATAAACAGAAGTTTGGAGACTTATGGATAGAATACGTCGAGCAGCATAAACTAACACAACTGAAATCTACCGAAGAAACATTTTATTTAGAAGAAGTGGATCAGGTAAGAAGATTGGTTGACTATATGAGATCAACCAAAGAACCACAATCTTTATATAAAGACTTTAGAAACTATACTCGAAGTCTGGACAAACGTAGAAAAACCTCATTTGTTGAGACGTTTCCAGAACTTGCATATTTAATGGACGATGATTACTATGGATGACCCCATGTTAAATTTTAGAAACGCCGTTTTGGATTCTAAATCAAAATCTTTCTGTGGTGCCAAATGGGGAAATAGTACCCTTTGGTTAAATAGTGGAGAAACCAGTAGTTGTCACCTGCCTCCTGTCCATAAGATTGATGCTGAACAGATTGCAATCGATCCTTCTAAGTTGCACAATACAGATCATAAATTTAAAATGCGCAAGTTGATGCAGGACGGTATTAAACCCTCCGAATGTGATTATTGTTGGAAAATTGAAAGTATGGGCGATACTTTTATTTCCGACCGCGTCTTTAAGTCTCTACAGTTTACAAATGATGAGATGCAGGAATGGTTCGAACTTCCGGCAGATACTAGAATTATTCCTCCTACCCTGGAAGTAATGTTCGACCGTACCTGCAATTTTGCATGTAGTTACTGTAATGCAAATTTCAGTACCACATGGGAACGTGATATCAAGACGCACGGATATTATGAACTGGAAACTAGAGGTGGTGGTGCATTTAAACATGATGGTTCATATAACAATACGCACGAAAAAACTTCTAATCCGTATATCTCAGCATTCTGGGAATGGTGGCCAGAACTTAGTCAAAAACTTCGGGTTCTCCGCATAACAGGCGGAGAACCATTAATGAATACCGATGTTTGGAAGCTGATTGATATGTTTGCTGAAAACAAATATACTTTCGAGCTTGGCATCAATACAAATTTGGGCGCCAAGAAATCGATTATTGATAGGCTCATCAAAAAGTCATTTGATATCGAAAAGCTGTGTCTCTTTACAAGTATGGAAACAACAGGCGCCCAAGCGGAATATATTAGAGATGGGTTAGATTATGACGCATGGTGTAACAACGTAGAACGTATTTTGGAAGAATCTAATGTTAAACGTATCGTTGTGATGATGACTATTAATGCCTTGTGTCTGTTCAATATTACCGAATTTATGGATCAGGTGCAACAATGGAAGCGCAAATACAATAACAGAATTTCGATGAGCATAAATTTTCTTAGATTCCCTGCATTTCAGAGTTTGACTGTTCTTCCTGATAACATTAGAACTGCGGCACATGAGAAGTTGCTTGTGTGGTATGAAAAAAATAAAAACGAATTAATAGGCAATGAAAAGAGTGACGTAGAACGGTTAATATCTTATGTAAGTGTAATCGAAACTCCTCACGCATATGACGATGACTTGGAATTGAATCGTAAAGATTTTAAGAGTTTTTATTCCCAATACAGTCATCGCAGAAATAAAACACTAGATGTATTTCCAGGAGAACTGCTAGAATGGTACAACACATTATGAGAAATGATGGCTATTGTGCGCTACCATTTAATCATATGAATCTACATCCAAACGGAAACGTTTCTATATGTTGTGTGTCTAAAATGGGAGGACCAGATAGCGGTTTTGCCAAAGATGAAAATGGTAAGCTATTAAATCTACGAACCCATACGATAAATGAAATTTTTGATGCTCCGTCTGTTAACAAGATCCGCGAACAGATGTTAAATGGGGAATTTCCATCTGCTTGTGAGGGCTGCTATAAAATAGAACAGTATGGTGGAAAATCTCGAAGAACCACAGAAAATACTCGTTGGCCAAAACGCGAAACGCCTGGATTAGAATTTATCGATTTGCGATTGAGTAATCTATGTAATCTGAAATGTCTAATGTGTTATCCAGATTCCAGCTCGGCTTTGGTAACAGATTATAACGAGTGGGCAGACAGTCTTCCGTTCGTGACAAAGAATAATACAGATTTTGATAATTTCCAGTGGTTTAACGAAGACATCATCGATCAATTGAAAGAACATAAAGATACTTTGAAATATCTTTATATCAATGGCGGCGAACCTTTCATTATGCCAATGCAGTGGAAAATGTTGGAGAAATTAATTGAGTGGGATGTTGCTAAAAATATTCACATTAGCTATAATACAAATTGCACAACCTATAGCGATTCTTTTAGCGAATATTGGAAACATTTTAAAGTGGTCACGTTGGGATGCAGTGTAGACGCCACAGGAGATAAGAATTCTTTTATTCGATATCCGTCAAAGTGGGATGTCGCAAATGAAAATATTCGCAAATTGTTAGAGAATCCATATATTCATGGCATGAATATTACTTGTAGTATTCAGTGGTTAAATGCACCCTTTTTACCTGAATTTTATGATTGGGCAGTGCCATTGACCAAACTTAAACCGCATACTACAATCAATCAGAATTTTATAGTATTCCCCGATTACTTGTCGTTAAATTGTGCGTCTAAACAATTTAAGCAGGACTTATCTACGGTTTATGAGGAATCTCAATACAGAGATTATATTTTGACTGAAACAATGAAATCATATCTTAGATTTTCTCCAGATTCATCTGAGCAATGGAATAATGGTAATAAATACCTCGACGTAGTGCAGTTGAGCCGAAAAATGGGCCCATGGAAAGATATATTCGATTATGACTATAGATTCTAATAATAATACAATTTGTCCCTATCCTTTTGTGCATTCCTATATAGGTTCGCAGTATGAAAGAAAATTGTGTTGTATTTCCGACGACATTGATGGGTTACAAAAAACAACTGTAGACCAGTTTTGGAATTCTGATTTTATGCGTGAAACTCGCAAGAAAATGGTATCTGGTGAAAAAGTAGACCATTGCAATAGATGTTATTATTTTGAGAGTATTGATGTTCCATCTTTGCGCGAAGAAAGTTGCCGACATTACGATGAAAAAGATTTGTTCGAGGGGTATAATCCTGATACTGGAGAGATGAGTGTAAACCCGACCTATTTTGACCATAGAACAATTTATTGCAATTTACAGTGCGTGAGTTGTGGATATGTTTATAGTTCTACCCACATGTCACTTTATGAAAAGATGTGGAATAAAACTATACAATTTAAAGTCGACCGAGAGTTTGAAGAAAATACCGCGAAAGAAATTTTGGATTCTATCAAAAATAAAGAATGTAGGAATATTTACTGGGCGGGCGGCGAGCCTATGATGTCAAAAGTCCATTGGATGGTTGTCGAATTGATGGAACAACTATCCTCGGACCCGGAGTATTCTGATTACATTCGAGGATTAGGTGTCCATTATAATACAAATCTTACTAAGTTATCTTGGAATGGTAAAAATATTCCAGATATGTTGGAATTCTATCAACCATCGATTCAGGCAAGCATCGACGGCACACATGAAACCTTTGAGTATTGTCGTGATGGTGGTAGATGGGATTCTGTATCAACCAATTGGGACGAGTATTATGAGAAGCTGAATAAGAATCAACAATTTGGTATTGCTTCTGTTCTCTCGTCTCCGGTATTAATGGACATCGACCGCTGGTTTGATTTTTTTGAACAATATAATGTAAAAATCTATAATCACAAATATATTTGTCATCATGAACAATATCCACATTCTGCGCAAGGATTTTTAGATATTAGACTTTTTCCACAGCATATTTTTGATAAAGTGGTAAATCATGCTATTAGTAGATTTGAAAACAGCAATATGATTGGCGCAGATAAAAGTATTGATATTATTAAATCCTATATTCAAGAAAAAGAAATGTATAAAGAATTTTTTGAAGATATGGAATTGTTGAAGGAAATCAAGAAAACTAATGAATATAGAGATAAGTTCAACAAGGGTGGTAAAACATATCCTGAGTTACTACAAATAATTAATCCTGAAGCATATGAGTGGTATTTGTCCATATGAGCGAAACCAAAATTTATTGTCCGTCTATGTGGAAATCAGTGCATGTTGATACTGATGGCTATGTAACTCCATGCTGTCTTTTTATTCATAAAGAGGACAAAAAAAGCAAACTCGTTAATATAGAACATGCCGAGAGAGTTTTGCAAGAAGAATTCCAGGAGTACCGAGATCAACTCTCAGAGGGAATCTGGCCCAGCGGCTGCAATCAATGTAAATTCGCAGAAGAAGAAGGTAGATCGAGTAAACGTCAACAAGATTTGTGGGTTATTGACGGCGGATTGATGAAAACTAATCCAGAAGAAGTTTCTCTGGAATATCTGCAATTAAAAACTGGAAGATTGTGTAATCTTCGGTGCACTATATGCACTCCAGCTTGTTCAACTGCAATCTCGACGGAATTGTTACGCAAGGGTGAATTGGACCGAGAAACATATGACCGTCTCAACGAAGAAATTGCTTGGTCGTATAATCTTGAACAATACAAAAAATTAAATCCCGGAAAAAACGGATACTTCAGGATTGATATTGCCGGCGGTGAACCGCTTATGAATAAAACGCATTTTGAGTGGTTAGATCAAATCCCAAATCCAGAAAATACACAATTGTTATATAATACCAATGGTACGCAACGGCCGTCTCGTGAAGAAATTGAAATCTGGAAAAAGTTTAGAGGAATATGGCTGTCATTCAGTATCGATTCTTACGGTGAAAAGTTTGAACAATTGAGAGTTGGTGCGAAGTGGAATCAAGTTCTTGACAATTTAAAATATTGTCAGGAAGAAATTATAGCAAAAGAATTTGATACTAACACTTCTAATTGCTCCATTGTCATGACAGTTAGTAAATTTAATGTTCGAGATGCGATTACACTCTATCAAATAATTAATCAGTATGTAACATTTACACATAAAGAACCGTTAAATTTTAATTATCTATATTATCCTGAACAAATGGCTTGTCACAACATGCCTAAGAAAGAGTTGGAGGATGTAATAGCTTTATATGACCAACAAATTCCTATGTTACTAGATGGTAGTAAAATGAAGAAACAATGTATAGATTTGCGTAATAGTTTAGCATCATTTCTAGAGGATAAGCAAATTGAGAATCCTAGACCTATTTCTATTGATCACAGGAAATAATTATGGACGTTAGCAATAAAAAACGAATGATATTTTTTGGCTGTTCCTTTACTTCTGGTCATGAACTCATGGATCACGATTTTCTTGGAATATCTTTTGATGAATGCAATAAACTAAAAGAACAACATCTTCTTGAAAAGAAGTCGGTTGGTAAATTTGATACCTATATAAAAAATGTTGCAAATATTGATAATGCCCAGTATAATGATATGTCATCTAAAAAGTCTTATGGCGCTAAATTAGCAAATAAACTCGAACTTGAACATGTCAATTATGCCGAACCGGGCTTATCTATGGAACATTCATTCTTAAAACTAATTCATGCATTTCATTCCGGTGAAATAAATCCTTCCACAGATTTAATTTTTTTTGGACTTACTACCCCGCATAGATATATGTTGTTTACTGAGCATGGTATACCCATAACTAAAGTTATGAGCGATCAAAATTATGCACCAGAGGATCTTCATTACAACGATTATAAGATAATGCAATCATACTATTTTTCTTTGGAAAATTTTAAAAATTTTTGCCTAACCAATTCATTTGATTTTATTTTGCAACCGGTCGTCAATAAAGGACTATTATTAACAGGAATGGTAGAGCCAAAATATGAGATGTTTATGGATATTCAACGTGATTGGAAATATCTGCCAATGTTTACTAAAATGTTAGAAAATAGTCTAGAATATTGTATCGATCAAGATGTAACTCTGGTTTCAAGATATAACCCGAAAATACATGGTGTTTGTGGCTTCAAACATCCTACTGAAATAGCCCACGAATACTTTGCGGAGGAACTTTATGCTAAAATTACTAATAAACAAGATTAAATCATATTTTGCTAAAAGAAAGTATCTAAAACGAATTAAAGAATTGCGTAAACTGGATCCGTTCATTTATGATTGAATGGGGTATATCTGCCGCAGCACATGATGCGTCTTTGACTGTTGTTTCTGGTAATGAAATTTTGTTCGCCTCTCATGCGGAAAGATATTCTGGCATCAAGAATGATAAGGACTTAAATGCTGATTTAATTCACGCGGCATTAAAATTTGGTAAGCCAGAAAAGATACACTGGTACGAAAAACCAAAACTTAGAGCGATGAGACGATTGCTATCTGGTCAGGGCCTCGTTCGATTTAGTGTTAGACAGTATCTTGCGGCATTCGGTCTAAAAGATATTCCTGTTGAATTTGCATATCATCATGAATCCCATGCCGCAGCTGGCTTTTACACTTCGCCTTATGAGAATGCGACCGCTCTCGTTATTGACGCTATCGGTGAATTTGATACCGCGTCTATCTGGAAATGTTCCGGTGAGAACCTGAAAAAGAAATGGTCGATGGACTATCCCAAGTCTTTGGGACTGTTCTACTCTGCCATGACAGACCGAGTTGGTCTTAAAGCAAATGAAGATGAATATATCTTAATGGGAATGGTAGCATATGGCGAACCCGAAAAATATTACGACGAAGTTAGAAATCTTTGGGAATCTGAAAACCTTCATCGCGGATGTCGTTGGTGGCGTAATGATGACTTTGATTTGGACCACTATAGTGTTGCCGCAGCAACGCAAAAAGTATATGAAGAAGAATTTGAAAAACTACTGATACGCGCAAAGATGAAAGACACCTTCCAAGACAATCTTGTTCTTATGGGTGGATGTGCGTTAAACTGTAGTGCAAATCATATTGCACGAAAGTATTTTGATAATGTCTGGATTATGCCTAATCCTGGAGATTCGGGTAGTTCTTTAGGTGCTATTGCAGCTAACAACAGACAGAAGTTTAACTGGAAGGGCCCATATCTAGGCGCAGATATGGGAGGAGAGTTTCCTGTAGAAAAACTCTTGACAGAATTGCGTAAGACGGGTATAGTGGGTGTAGCAAATGGGCAAGCAGAATTTGGGCCAAGAGCATTAGGCAATCGCAGTCTTCTAGCAGACCCACGAGGTCATGATATAAAGGACAGAGTAAATGAAATCAAGCAACGACAGAAGTTTCGTCCGTTCGCTCCAGTCATTCTGGCAGAACATGCGAGAGACTACTTTGAAATGTCATGGGAAGACTCCCCTTATATGCAATATACTTCAAGATGTAAATATCCTGATCGGTTTCCTGCTATTGTTCATGCTGATGGGACATCTCGTGTCCAGACTGTGACAAAAGAGCAACATTCTGGACTATATGAACTTATTAGCAGATGGTATGAAGAAACTGGATGTCCAATGCTATTGAATACGAGTCTCAATATCAAGGGTATGCCCATGGTGAATAACTTCAAAGATGCAGACGATTTTGAGGCCAAATATGGCGTGAAAGTCTTTTCGTAATAAATATTTACATGAGCAATATTCTAAAGTTCCCGAACAAATTTCGCAAGGAAGCTAGAAGTTATCGCATACCGTTGTATACGGATGCTGATATAGAGATTGTGTTATTTTGCGTTAATGCTTTTGGGGTTACTCCAAATAGAAACATGATAGACGACTTATTAGCAATGGACCCAATTGAAGTTATAGAATGTCTTGACATTGCCAGCCAATCTGATATAATATCAACTGTAGCTAAGAATCACATACGCTGCATACGTGAATCTATTGAAGAAAGTTAATATATTATGAATATCTTTTATTTGGACCGTGACGTTTCCAAGTGTGCCGAATATCATAACGACAAGCATGTCGTCAAGATGATTATAGAGTATGCACAACTGCTATCTACCGCCCATCGCGTAATCGACGGCGTAGAATATGTGGATAAGACTGCCAATGGCAGGTCAATCAAACGCTGGCGAATGGAAGACAATACTCTTGAAACAGTCCTCTACAAAGCTACGCATATCAATCATCCGAGTGCTGTCTGGGTTCGCCAGTCTAACAATAATTATAACTGGCTTGTATGTCTATTCCAATCCTTGCTTGCAGAATACACTCATCGCTATGGTAAAATCCATGCTACCGAACGACTAGTGTATTTTCTCCGCAAGCCGCCTCAGAATATTCCAGTCAGTCATCTGACACAGCCAACTCCTGCTATGCCAGACGAATACAAGGTACATGGTGACTCTCTACAGTCATATCGTAACTATTATGTAGGTGCAAAAAAAACTATGGCAAAATGGAAAAATCGTGAAATTCCTTGCTGGTGGAAAGACGCGACACAATAAATAACTGCATGAAGACAGTTATACCGATTTCACCTCCCGAATTCACAGTGCCTCCCTCGGCACTAGGCGACTCTGCGCTTGCAGGGTCGCCTTTTTTGTATCAACTCAAACCCCTAAAGGACTGTCATGGCAAGAAAAAAACAAAACCCATTACAAGTTGTCTCAAATAACGATGCTCCAGTAACCTTAGAGAAGAGTAAATTATGCAAGGTAAAATACGAAGACCTCAAACACATTCAACCAAAGAACTTCAATCAGAGACAATTTTTTGAATTATACGATCAACAGTCCACAGCAACTCTACTACACGGTGTAGCAGGTACAGGGAAAACCTACATCGCACTTTATAAAGCACTAGAGGAAGCACTAAATCCAGAGACAGTATTTGAGCGAGTAGTGATTGTCCGCTCTGCTGTTCCATCAAGAGAAATTGGTCATCTACCAGGAGATGAAAAAGAAAAGACAGAAGTTTATCAGTTACCTTATGTAGAAATCTGCGAGGATTTGTTTAATCATATCCAGCCATTTCAGCGATTGCAAGAACAGAAGTCGGTGAACTTTATGATCACCTCATTTGTTCGTGGTATCACTCTAGATAATTCCATCGTCATTGTTGATGAGTGTCAGAACATGACGGATATGGAACTTAACTCAATCATGACCCGAATTGGCAGAAACTCAAAGATCATCTTTTGCGGAGATTTCCGCCAAACCGATCTATATAAAAAGAACGATATGTCGGGACTTCAAAAGTTCATCGCTATCGCCGAACTAATGCCTTCGTTCAAAACTATAGAGTTTTCTGTTCATGATATAGTAAGGTCGAAATTAGTTAAGGAATATATTCTGGCCAGACTAGAATATGAGGAGAGATACGCATAAAAGACTTGACAAACTAAGCGAATCATGTTATAAGAGTATATGTTTAAAACGATCTATGATTATACCGATTTCGCCCAAGATGAAACAAGAGAAGATGGTAGCAGAGTTTACGTCAATGCCTTAGGTGTTGGATATCCCTCTGCTACCACTGTTCTCGGTGTTCTGAATAAAGATGGCATCAACAAGTGGCGTGAGCGCGTTGGCGAAGAAGAAGCCAATCGCATTTCTAAGCAAGCTACTACTCGTGGAACTAAAATCCACACACTTACCGAATCATATCTAAAGAATGAAGAAGTCGATTTCGATAGCGTGAAAGCGTCCTTGTTAGACAAGGAAATGTTCAATAAGTTTAAATCAATTCTTGACCCTATCGATAACATTCACTGCCAAGAACTGGCGCTATACAGCGACTTCTTGCGTATGGCTGGTCGTGTTGACTGTATCGGAGAATACAACGGTATTCGTGCCGTAATCGACTTTAAGACTTCTAATCGGCCCAAGAAGAAGGAACATATCAGTTCCTACTTTATGCAGACCGCTGCATATGCAATCATGTATGAAGAACGAACTGGTATTCCTGTTCCCTTTCTCGTTATCTTGATTGCCGTAGATGGTGATGAGCCTCAGGTGTTCGTAGAAAAACGAGACAATTGGGCAAAAAAATTGCTTGAAGCCCGTGATTTGTTTGAAAAAGGTATTGACAAATAAGACTTAAGGTCTTATATATAGATTATCAGTTGTTGACAGGCAACAATAAAGGCGGAAAGACGCGGGTGCAACTCCCGCCACCTCCACCATAGATACATCAAGGTCCGACCCGAAAGGGGTGCCTACTAAAGTGAGGGATGATGGTGTATCTATGATGGGGGTGAACTAGGATCGATTTTCGTGTAATAGGAAGTCCGAGACTGATTGCTTGGCAAAGTGCCACTAAAAGTAAATGCAAACGATAACGTTGCCTTTGCAGGATATGCGCTAGCCGCATAATCTCATTGGGTTTTTGATAGTTTTCCCTCGAAACAGAATAAAACTATCACCTGTTCTTCTTATACGATGAAATGCGTGGAAGTAGAACTTAGAAATGCTAAATAGTTATATGACCCGACGTGTGTAACTGAATAAGCCAAACACAGCGGGTCTTTTTTTGTCTTCGGGCAATCAGTGTGGGGAGTCACTGGCTAATACCCTCTCAAGTTTAACAACTAAATGGAAATAAGATGACTTCCTTAAACAAGAAGTTCTTCAAGTTTCTTTCGATTATTACACTATTAAGTTATGGTTTATATGGAATTAATTCATATGCTGAAACTGCCATCGAAAGAGAAGCAAGGGAATATTCCCTCGGCGTCGGAGAAGTAATTCAGGACATCAAAGAAGATGCCCAAGAACAACAACGAAAAGTAACACAACAAAGAATCCAGACGCAAAATATCCGTCTGGCAAATAATAGAGAATTGAAGTGTCTAGCAGACAACATCTATTATGAGGCTGGTAACCAGTCTACTCACGGCAAATTGGCCGTTGCTGCCGTCACTATCAATCGGGTAAATAGCCCCAAGTTTCCTAAATCTGTATGCTCCGTTGTATACCAGAGAACAAAACGTGTTTGTCAGTTCTCGTGGGTGTGCGAAGGAAAGAAGAGTGTCCGCAGTGCGCAACAATATGCAGAAGCCAAAAGAGTGGCTGAGAAGGTATTGTTCGCCGGAGCCAATCATGGCGTATTAGGAAAAAATGTTCTATTCTACCATGCAGACTACGTAAATCCCCGTTGGAACTTACGTAGAGTAGCTAAAATTGGTGATCATATATTTTATGCAGGATAAAGAATGGGTAAGAGAAGCAACTTTGAACATCGTAAGAATGATTTCTATCCGACTCCGTTGGATGCAGTAAAGCCTCTCTTACCCTTTCTTCCATCGGAGTTTACCTTCGCTGAGCCTTGCGCTGGCGACGGTAGACTCTGTAGGCATATCGATACACTAACTGATAGTAATGCAGTAGCTACTTTGGTTTCCGATCTTGAACCTAAAGACCCTTCTATTGAAAAATATGATGCATTAACTGTTGACATTCCCGCTAATACAGAGTATATTATAACTAATCCGCCATGGTCTAGATGGATACTACATCCATTGATTGATAGGTTTGCTAGTATTCGCCCAACTTGGCTTCTCTTTGACGCCGACTGGATGCATACAAAACAAGCGATACCCTATCTACAGTATTGTAGTAAAATTGTGGCCATTGGCAGAGTGAAGTGGATTGAAGATAGTAAGTTTACTGGCAAGGATAATGCTTGCTGGTATCTTTTTGATAAAAATGAAATGAGTGGAACACAATTTTATGGTCGAGGATTTTCAAGTGGTAGATGAAATCAGCAACGAATTTCTGATTACGAAGAAGTTTAAAACTTCTACAGAGTTTTCTCAATTTATTGAGAAGCAAGCCTCATCGACAGGTCTACAGTGTATGGACTTGTTAGTTGATTATTGCGTGAAGAATGAGATTGAAATGGAATCAGTATCGGTTCTGTTGACTACTTCACTCAAGGAAAAGATCCGCGCGGAAGCGGAAGAACTAAATATGTTGAAGCGCAAGGATGGAAAGCTCCCCTTCTAATGGACTCTTTCGAAGTTTATCGTGTCTACATGTCACTCAAACTTCATTTTACTTCCGATGATTACGACATCACAAAAACAAAATCTGGCGTTAGATGTAAACGTGAAACATTCCTTAAGCGTAAGGATGTTCTATTGTTTCGTAAGTTAGCCAAACGATTTAGTTTTACTGAAATGGTGGACTATTTCGTAGCCAACTTTGTCAATGGACATAATGGTCTATTTGATGCCGAAAGTGATAATGTATATCGGGACTGGAAGTCTAGAAAAGAGAAGCTGACATATCTGTTCACGCAAGATATCTCTACACTTATGTTAGAGGCTGAAAAAGCAAACGTTGACCCATTGATTAGTGACGGTCAACATCCCCTAGCATTAAAACTATATCTTGGTAAAAAAATTAGTCTTGAAACTCTAGTTATTCTTGACAAATTATTTAATTTCGTGTATAGTAACAATACTACGTTAGCAAACGATTTTATATGGAAAGATGTATCCCGTTTGATAACAAAGTACCGTGTCTTTGTCAAATTTGATAAAGACAAATTCTCTCAACTATGGATCAAGGAGAAAGGCCAAGTGGTCTGTTAAATGAGTCATTCTAAGCGTAGAGACTTCGATTATGAACCTCGTGTCAAAGAAGTTCGTAAAGGTGTTGATAAATCTAATAAACACCGTAAAAACCTGTATAAATACTCTGGTAGTCAAGAAGAAGATTTCGATGACTACGATGATTATGATACACAACGCAAATATTAACGCAATACAACGCAATACAACGCAAAATAAGGAATACAAATATGTCTTTTAATTCTCTATCGGAACTCCGTAAGAACCGTGGCAACTTCGACTCGCTCATGAAGGAAGTCGAAAAGATTGCAAATCCCACAAACGAAAAGCGCGGCGATGATGACCGCTTCTGGAAGCCTTCTGTAGATAAGGCTGGCAATGGCCAGGCTGTTCTTCGTTTTCTTCCTGCACCTCCAGGTGAAGAACTTCCTTGGGTTCGTGTGTATGATCATGGCTTCCAAGGCCCGACCGGAAAGTGGTACATCGAAAACTCGTTGACTACTATTAACAAGCCAGACCCTCTTGGTGAACTCAATTCAGAACTCTGGAATTCGGGTATCGAAGCCAACAAGGAAATCGCTCGTAAACAGAAGCGCCGCTTGTCCTATATCTCTAACGTTCTTGTTGTTCGTGACCCTTCGAACCCTGAGAACGAAGGTAAGGTCTTCCTCTATAAGTATGGTAAGAAGATTTTTGACAAGATCAAGGACGTAATGCAGCCTACCTTTGAAGATGAGAAGCCGGTTAATCCGTTCGATCTTTGGGAAGGTGCTAACTTCAAGCTCCGTATTCGTCAGGTAGAAGGCTATCGTAACTACGATAAGTCAGAATTTGATGGTAATACACCTCTTGATGAAAATGAAGATAAGCTAGAAGCAATCTGGAAAGAAACGCATTCACTTGCTGCTTTCCTCGACCCTTCGAACTTCAAGTCTTATGATGAACTCAAGGCCAAGCTGAATACTGTTCTCGGTGCAGGTACCCGTGTGCCTACCGCTGAGAAGGTAAATCCGCTTGATGCAGAAGATGAACTTTTCGTTGAAACCAAGATGAAGACGGCTGCTAAGGCAACCGAAGATACTCCGCCTTGGAGTGACGATACTGCCGATGATAATATGAGTTACTTCGCAAGTCTTGCGGATGACTAAAAGAGAAAGGGGCGCTTAGAGCGCCCCTTTTTTATGCCATTGCTCGTTTTAGAGCAAATCTCATCCAACTACTTTCATCGTCTCTAACATAAGATTTGGTATTTGGTACAGTGGTGCTTTCTGGTTTGGCACCACCTCCTCCACCCTGATTAATAATAGTAGGGGGCGGAACATTTACTTTCATCTGGTCTTTGGCTTTTTCTGTTCCTTGCTCTAAGATGCCACTATCAGGATTTTGACCAGACTCCACTTTCTTCTCATCGCCACCCGACATCCAATCCCATGCTTTAGATGCACCTACTGCGGCTAGACCCACACCACCTAAACCGGCTGCGGCCATCAATGGATTCTTCTTTACAAATCCTGCAGCGCGGCTGAATATGCCGCCACCTGGCTTACCTTGAACGGCAGCTGGTTTAGACTGCGATGTCGCTTTTGGTGCTTGCGCGGCTTCTGCGGCACGTGTTTCTGGTGTGCCACCTAAGGCTCCCATATCTCTAGCAGCCAGTGCAGCATCTAATCCAACAGAAGCGGCTGTTCCCACGCCAGGAATAGTTCCCGCTGCACCCGATGCCAATTCTAGACCTGCACCTGTCCAGTCACCAGCCATTGCTCTCTGTGCAGCAAATACCCCACCAGCAACAAGACCAACTCCTGGTATTTTCTTTAATAGTGATTTACCAACTGCTTTTGCGCCAACTTTAGCTACACCCTTAGACGCAACTTTTTCTCCGGCTTTAACTGCACCCTTTTGACCCGCTTTAGTAGCAGCCTTTTCACCCGCTTTAGTAGCAGCCTTTTCACCCGCTTTAGCTGCACCCTTCTCGGCCGCTTTAGCTTCATTTTTAGCACCTGAACCACCTGCGTCTACTAGGTCAGTAGCGGTCATCGCAGCATTTGTGGATATATTCGCAGACGAACTTTCCGTGTCATCACTTGCAACCATTGCTCCTAGACCAATAGCACCCGCGCCAGCCGCTAATGCACCTAATATGCCTCTTCCTTTACCCGGTTTTCTGCCAGCAGGAAGGTCTGGTGTTCTTTTTACAAATCTACCCTTAGCGTCTCTTGGCTGACTTCTAGCTCTATCCGATTTACTTTGTTTGCGATTATCAGGAGCATCTAAACTGCCGCCGCGTTTTCTACTCGGTAAATCGATATCGATGCTTGGCAATCCACCGCTATCTCCGCCACCGGATTCTCCTCCGATATTATCTATGGAGTCTGCAATTTTTTGCATACTCTTATTGATAGCATCGATAAGTTCTAATGTCTGTTTCGATGTATCAGATATGCCCTTTATAACTTCCGTCTGCTCTTCAATCGCATCAACTACAGGACTGTCTGCTAGTCCAGCGGAAACTTCTTGCATATCGCTACCAGTATCTGTTACTGGTGAAGCTATTTCAGCCGCCGCTGGTTTGTCAGGAACAATAGCGGTCTTGTTGTTTCTATCATCGTAATCTTTTTCTATCTCAGCATTGATATCTTTCAACGATACTGGCTTACCAGCTTTACGATATGAAATATCTTTTTCGGAAGCGGGTGCAATACCTTTTTGCGCCAACATCTTTTTCTGATCTTCTGTCAGGTCGACCATTTTTTCTGCTTCTGGTGCCCAACCCTGCTTCTCTCGTTCGGCACTTCTTTTAGCTTTATCAGATGTAAATATTTGGTCTCGGAAACTACCTTCTTTACCTTTTAATACACCCTTAGCGAATTCTTTCATTGCGCCTTTTGCGCCTTGACGAAGCGCGGTACCAAATGCTCTTACTCCGGTCTTCTTTGTATCTATAGGTTCTTTATTTCCTAGAGCGCGACTAAATCTATTAGCAAAAGTATCTTTATCACCACGAAGATCCATTTTATTGACACGGAAATGTTCGTCCTTGGCCGCCTTAGCAGTATCTCCAAATCTTTTGGCACCGTCAACATTGCCAGATTTTTCTGCTAATGCTTGACCCTTCTTTGCTAGGTCAACAACCTCTTTGATACCCTTATTGAATCCTTCTAGATTCTTTTCAGTTAGTTTACCAATTTCGGTAACTAAGTCTGTCATCATTTTGTGTTCGGCTTCGCTAAACTTTTCTAAGTCTTTACTTAGATTGTCTGTTGCTGCCGAAAGTATCTTACCTGCGCTCTCGCCGTCTACTCGCGTGATTGATAGCGGACTTGTTGAATCTTTAATCTTGTTTAACTGCGGTTCTTTTCCTTTACCCGCGCCAGTTGAACTTAGTAACTTCTTGATATCACGCCCAAGTTGGGTCATTTCGTCCAGACGTTCGACAACAGGATCTGGCCCGTTATTTGGGGCAGTCTGCAATCTATCTGATAGTCCTTGTAAGTTACTGGCCATTTCTTAATAATCCTGTTGATTTCTCTCTGCTTTTTTCTTTAAATGTGTCATCAACAAACCGATGTAAACTTCCCTTTCCCATGGCATCATATTTTCAAGCTCGGACAAACTGTATTTGTGTTCTTGCATTAAGATAAAGTTTGTCTTATAATGATTCATCAAATTATCATGAGAAAGGGTTATTCGAAAAAATTTTCTACACCGTCGATCAAAACTGTATTTTCTGTGCCACATTTTGCACATGCATAATCAATTGTCTTTTCGAGTCTAGGTGAAGTCTGAAAAAATTCCACAATCTTTTCAAACTGCTGGGTCGAAAGACTGTTAACAAACTTTTCTACTTCTTCTTTACCCTCATCTTCTGCGCTGTATATTTCATCTTGGTCAAAAATTTTATCTACGCATGATACCACCAGATCGAAAGCAGGTGTCTCATCGTCTACCAGAATTTCTGCTTTAGGATATTTCATAAACACACCGACATTATCAGACAACATAATCTTATTCGTATGATTGTCTTGATGCTCTACGGTAAGCGTGTCTAGGTCCAATGTCGTTTCTGTCTTATGTCCGCATTCGCCGCAAATCAGAATAAAGTCTGTCATACTACCGATAGACTGCGAACGCAAACGAATGAACGCATTCTGTAGGTCGAAGAACGGTAAATCTTTGCCTTCAATTACACCATTTGAACATGTGGTAACAATATCTTGCATCGCTTTGATCATTTCTTTTGGGTCGTTAGATTCTTGAGCCAAAATAAGAATCTTTTCTTCCTTCACAAGAAACGGACGAAATTCAACTTCACTGGATAATGAATGCAACTTCACTTTGAAAGTTGGAGTATTCATAGTTGGTAATGGCATAATTTAGTCCTTCATTAATTAAACTGGTATTACAAACCATCTTTTGTAAGTAAATGTTACGGGTAATCTAATAGGTTGTGTGTTGCTATTAGACATTTGAATTGGTGCAATTGATCTAGGAAATACATCTTCTAATTCCCATTTAGCAACTACTTCATCTTTATTATTTAATGCAGTTACTATCATACCACCATAGTATTTGTTTGGAAAAGCAATTTCTCTAGTTCTATTATTAATAATTCCGCGCATCCAATCGCCGAAAAAGTCTTTTGCTGCCCAAGTAACATCAACTAAAAACGTAAGCGTAATTGAGTCTCCGCCAAAATCAATCGCTGTCGCACGTTGCTCGTTTAAGTTGTTAGCTCTAAACGGTTTTGTGCCGAGAAGTATTCCTGGAACCATGGCATCTTCGACAAAAAGAGATAGATGTTCTGCCGAACGACCAGCAGATGTCAAGTGTGTTGCCATCGCTTGACCGCCCGATACTCTTTTACCATCTTCTCCCATTAGATTTGCAGGAGGAATTATCTGCACCTCGAATCTATGAGAACGAGCAAAATCTCTCTTTCTGGATTCGGCGCGAAAAGTTGCCAAGCTATTATGTGCTTGTTCCATTAAATCTTGCTCCTAGTATCTCTGAAAACAGTTTCTTTTGTTGCGCCAACAAATGCTTCAACTGGCAAGAATATTGCTGCCTTCCAATCTGCAGGATTGATTTTCATGAATTGTGATTTTACATGTGTTGTCAAATAGTGCTTGATGCACGGTTTAATTTCGGGTGCAGTCTGCAAACTGTTCAATAGATTATATGACAGTCGCATTTTGCTATTGGGTGTAAGCGTTTTGGAATCCGCAAAGTTCATTAATTCACCCAAAACTTTTGCTCTTAGCATGTAAGGTAAATAGTGAACGTTGATTCCGTAGAATCCGCCTTTGGCTGGACCGAACGGTAATACTAAAGGAAAGGTATCGTAAAACGGAAGTTCGTTTTTAAACTTCGGGTCGTAGAAATACATATACATCGCGCCAATCTCTACCTTACTGGTAAGACTGCCGATATCAGATTTCAGAACGGTGTTTCCAGAAACTCTTGCGCCCACTAGACTTTTAACGTTGCGCATATACCATTCAATGGACTTCTGTCCATCTCCTATCTGCGCACGAAGTTTCTGAAAGGCGTTATTTGATGCCATTAACGGCCCTGACCTCTATACTTCTTAAAATTGCGGCGCTTATGCTTATTCATGGTGCTCATTTTCACCCCTTTGCGGCGAGGCGCAAATACTGTCTTTGAATTTCCTGATGCTTTAGCCATTGTATAATCTCCTTAGTCTATATTTATGCTTTAATTCCAAGTTCTTTTTCAGTTAATATCATAAATTCCCAGCCATTGTCTTTGCAGAATTCAGTTGCATACTTCCACTTGGCTTGATTTACTCCCCACGCAATAACTTCATTGAGAAATTGTTTTGTCTTTCTTTTAGGAATTTTGGGTTCTCTAACGAACTTGGCTGGTTTAATTTCAATCAAGTATTTTTTTACTTGACCACTGCTTTCTTGAACTTTCATATAAAAGTCCACAAAGTATCGGTGAACTCTATTGTCTTTAGGTGAAATATAAGGAATAGCCAGCTCTTCTGATCCCCATTCCAATATGTTTGGATTACTATCGCACCATTTCATAAACTTCAATTCCCAACTAGAACGATATACAATATTGTTGGGATTCCCAATATACTTTTTAGGATTTTGTATTTTATAGAGACCCTTCATAGTCTCCTTTGTATAGGTCATATAAATAGTCCAAACTGTAAACTCAATAGGATATTTATCTTCATGGCTGATGCCCCACCACAAAAAAGAGATGCGGCCGCGGTGCAGGCCACACCTGAAGTTCCAAATAGAAGATTCAATAGAGATACTTTCAATCAGGGTGAGATGGTAAATCCCTTCAATAAGGGAAGCATTTATGCATCAACAGATAATCTAAAATACCCAGAAGGATTGAATGCACCCGATAGTGAATACACGCATTGGATTGCATTTTATCCTCTAGTTAGAGAAGGCACAACGGCAGCCGCTGCATTGAACGGAAGAGGCGCTGTATTTGAAACTTCTGGTCAACAAAGAGTAGATGCAGAACATGCCACTGCGGCAGGCGCGGCACAAGGCGCAGTTTTGGGCGCACAAACAGGCGGAGTTGCTGGTATTGCGGGTATGAAAGATGCCATGGGTGGCACTGGTGGTCTGTCTAGTTTCTTTAGAGCGGCTGGGGTAGCCGTCGCAAAAACTGTAGGCGGTGCAGTCATTGGGGGAGCAGGTGGCGCGGCATTGAATGCAATCGGTGCAAGAAGGCTGATTATGGGAGCTAAAGCCGTCGTCTTGGGCATTCAAGATAAATTGAGCTACGGGTATGCTGCAAACTATGATGTTGCTGATTTGGGTGGTATTGTTGGCGCTGCGGCGACTGGAAACTTTAGCGGCGAAGCAAGTTTAGGTGAAGCCGCTTATGATACGGGTGCCCTAGCTGCCAGAAAGTTGGCTAAACTTGCTGGTGCCATCGGTGGTAATTCGGTAACAAATCTAAAAGAAGCTACATCGAAAGCAGTTGAAAACCCATACAAAGAACAGCTATTCAAGAATATGGGATTCAGAAAGTTTGGATTCGAATATAAGTTTGCGCCGAGATCATTGGAAGAGGGCAACAAGATTTTTGGAAAAAACGGAATCATCGAAACATTTATCAATCATATGCATCCAGAGCCAAGTGCCGCGGGCGTATTTTTGATTTATCCTTCCGAATTTCTGATCGTGATTTATCACAATTCTGGTAAAGAAAATAAATATGTCCGCAAAATCTCTAACTGTGCGCTTACTGGTTTCAATATTGATTACGGCGCAGAAGGCTTTACTACTTTCCAGGGTACACAGGGTATGCCTACCGAAGCTACTATCAGACTAGAGTTTACAGAACTTGAAACCTTGACAAGTAAGAGAACAAAGTTAGGATATTAATAGTGTCGTATTTTAGTAATTTTCCATCAGGTATGCTTAAAATTGGAAACGAGTATAAGTATGTCACTGATATTTTCCGAAGAGTATATACCAAAACTCCTTCCGTGAACTACTCGGAGATTGAGACTGTTACTGTTCCAGACGGTTACACAATAGAACAAGCAAGCGATCTATATTACGGTGAAGCAACATACCACTGGGTAATTGCTATTATCAATAATTATGTGGATATCAGAGAAGAATGGCCAAAGTCTAATGCCGACCTATTAGAATATTGTAAACTAAAATATGGCGGACTGGAAGAAATTTATCAAGTGCATCACTATGAGGCTGACGGTCTAATTGTGCAATCTTCGTATGTGGGAACGAAAACAGAAGTTACTAATATGCAGTATGAAGAAAAACTGAATGATGTTAAACGAGAGATTAAAATATTGCGCCCAGAATATTTAACATATTTTGTAAACAAATTCCAGACACTAATTTCAAGGTAAAATATTATGGATCAGTATGACGAGTCAGAATTTGGTCAACCAGAACTCGATCTAGATGCATTCAAAGAACGTTCACCTGCTTTACTGCAAAAAGCTGGAGATGTTGTTTATAATGAGGTGCTTCTGATTTCTGAGGGCGCAGGTGTGATTGATATTAAAGACTATGTAGTTGAAATCAATATCTATGAGGATATGTTTTCGCCATGTCTGCACGGAAACATCATCATTCGTGATACACAGAACTTAATTGAAAAAGTTCCTTTAATTGGCGATGAAATTTTGACGTTAGATATTTCTACGCCCAAAATTACTGATTTGCCTTATGACCCCACAAACTGCATTCAAAAATCTTTTGCGGTTTATGCTATCAAGAATCGCATTCTTTCGAATGAAGATAAAGAGCAACTATATGCACTACACTTTATATCTATGGAGGGTATGCGAGATAACGTAACATATCTTTGTCAAAAATATGAAGGCACTACAGACGAGTGTGCCCAAAAAGTTTTCGATGAGGTTTTTAAAGAAATACCTCGTTATCTAAATGGTAAGAATACCGAAGCAACCGCTCCCAAGACGGGCATATACATTAGCGATCAGCCACATACTTCTAAGATATCGTTTTTGCCACCTATGTGGACACCATTTCAAATTATGAATTATCTGGCAAAGAGATCGATTGGTACTACGGTACCAGATGCGCCGACCTATCTGTTCTACGAAACCACTAAGTCATTTTACTTCTGTTCTGTTAGTGGTCTTATTAAATCTCAGTTAGACGCTGGATACGTGGCAAATAAATTTAAATACCGCAAGAAAGAATTTAATGAGCAATTAGGTGAAGATGCTATCCGGGCGGGTTACACTCATGTTGAAAATCTAGAATTCCTAACTAACATGGATGTTCTTCAAGGTCAAGACTTGGGACATTTTGCAAGTTCTTTATGCACTCTTGATATGGTAAACAAAGAATATATCGGCACTGTCTACGACCATGGATTTGAATTCCAGAAGTATCCGCATCTGGGTAATTATGAATCCACTCCCACTAGCGTCACTCCTACCAAGAAAGAAAAGAAATACAATTCAATCTTTCCGGCTAATGTGATTAGATCGTCGGACAGTAAAGTATTCATTGAAACCATTCATAAGGGCGTGCTAGATAATCAAGATGATGAACTAATGAATCTACATCCTGAAAGATATGTGCAACAAAGAAATAGTTTGTTCTCTGATATTACAACGTTGAAAATGAAAATTACTGTTCCTGGTAGAACAAACATGGAAGTTGGTACGATTGTCGATTTAGATTATCCATCGGTATCGGCCGATAGAGATAAATCTGCGAGTGAAGATATACGAGACAAATGGATAAGTGGTTACTATATGATAACTGCAATACATCACCAAATAACAAAACTTAGACACAATGCAATATGCGAAATTTCTAAGGATTCATATTTGAACGATCTGGTTACTGTCACAGAAAATGCACCTACAACAGAAAAGCCAGCCGCAAACCCTCCCACAAATGCGCCGACACCAACAGCGCCCGCGCCAACCAGCTAAATAGATCGATGGAGTAATTTGTATTATGATGGATAACAGAACAACTAATAACGTTGGTCAGTTTTACTGGTGGTTCGGCGTGGTCGAAGATCGCGACGACCCCTTACGCATGGGTAGATGCCGTGTTCGTATTATGGGCTATCACATAGATAGCAAAGAAATACTTCCTACCGAAGATTTACCATGGGCATTTCCAATTATGCCCGCAAACAACCCTTCTATCTCAGGTACAGGTACTTCATCAAACGGTGTCGTTACTGGTACTTGGGTAGTAGGCTTCTTCGCAGATGGGTCTGACGGTCAACATCCAATGTTCTTCGGCACAGTCGGTGCTGTTCCTGGTGGACCATACGGAGATCCTTGTGCGCCCGCGGGTGGCAATTCAGCAAGCGATACCGGCGGTGAAACAGGCTCGTTCACTGAGCCAAGCGGAAATGCAAAGTCTTTAGAAGAGTATCTAGAAAAATTCTTAGATACAAATGGGCCCCAATTACCCAACTGGGGTCCAATGGCCAAAGCTGCTATTATGGCACAGTGTGCCCATGAAACCGGAAACTTTGTTTACTTGAAGGAATACGGCTCAGAAAGTTATTTCACGAAATACGACCCTGGTAATCACAAAGATGCTAGAGCTAACGGAAATACCCAGGTAGGCGATGGCGCAAAGTATAAGGGTAGAGGATATATTCAATTAACTTGGAAAAATAACTACATCAAAGCCGGGGAATATATTCGAAAAGATTTGCAGAATAATCCAAAACTCGCGGAAACCAAAGAGATTGCAGCAATGTTGGTAGTATGGTATTTCAAAACCCAACGAGCTAGAATTGGCAATGGTAATAAATGGGGTGATATCGTCGCTGTAACTAAAGCGGTTAACGGCGGAACAAACGGCCTTGACGATAGAAAAGCGAAGTTCGCCCACTATAAAAAGAAGTATGGAATAGCATAATGTCATTACTACAAGCAACAAGTCTTATTACTTCTGGCGTAAAGTCATTAAAGACTGGCAAACTACCCGATCTTGCATCTACTGTTAATGCGCTATCCTCCGCAGGTGTTTTATCTAAAGACGAAGCCAAAGTTGTAAAAGCAGGTTTGTCCCTAGCAAATACTGTTGCGCCAGGAACTTCTACAAATTTATCTATTGTTACAAATAGTCTTGCAACAGTTGGAATTTTAACCAAGACAGAAGCGGCCACTTTAACTAAACAGATAAACGTATCTTCTTCGTCGTTATCAAGCAATACAACTGGTAATGTAAATAAACTGCTGGGAACTCTAACTAAGTCTGGTGTTATTGATGCTAATACATCAAAGTTATTATCAAGCGGGATAAGTATTTTAACATCCGCATCTAATGGCAGCGTGAACGGTGTAATTACTGGCGCATTAAAGTTAGCGGGTGTCTCACCAAGTGTGGAAAAAGCCGCGGTTCAGATTATGCAGGCTGTTCCAACTACGATTGAAACATCTAAAGCAAGTTCCGGATATCAGACAACTACTACTATTTTACCAGATATCGGTTCACCTGGCATTCTAACTAAAGATGATTGTGTTAAATTGCTTACCGCTTGCCAGATGGCAATACATAAAAAATATGTAGTAAATGGTAAGCGCAATAACTGGCGCAAAGTTCACAATCGCGGTGAGTATGGTGCATATAGAATGTCCGTCTCACAATTGATAGACATTGATTTTCTAAAGCCAGAAATTCAAGAGTGGGCAGAAGAATGCATCCATTCTCGTCCTACTGGTCCGGGCGCGGCAGAAAGAATTAAGACTTACGCCGAAGCGGTTCAAGAAACAAATGGCGACTATGATTTTGCTCCATTCAAGCGTGAAGCGGCAAACAATCTTCAATACTTCTTCCTGTATAATCCTATTCCTCTAGACCATGTTGCTGCCGTAAGAAGTATGATTACATTCATTACTTCCGAAGAGATGCAGGACAAAGCGGCATATTATTATTTGAAGAAAGCATACGCCGATTTAAGTAATGCAAAGATCGTAAACGAACAAACTCCAAAAACCACAATTGCGGGGCTTCTGGCAATTGCATTATGTGCTAAACTAGATGATGCTATTAGATTTTCTCAGGGTGTTATTAAGACTAATGCCGATGGTATTTCGTCGAAGTATTGGTATGATACTGGTTGGAATGCTCTCGCTGAAACTCCTAAGACAACTAATAGCGATACACCCCTATTGAAAGAAGGTGTTCGTTCACCTACTACTGAAATTAGCACGAAGGCTCTGATCGAAACTGCTAAAGACTTAGCGGACGTTATGTCCGGTAAGAACATCAATGGTGTCGTTTCAGGTCTTGTCAAAAATGGTATACTGCCAGCAGATGTTGGCGGAATCGTTGAAGCCGGTCTTGGTATCGCAGCCTCTGTAATCAAAGACAAGCTGGCAGAAATCGACAAGGCCAAAGATGCGCTGCTAAAAGCATCCAGTGTTTTGCCAGCAGGTGCAAGTTCTTCACTAAAATCTATTTCATCCATTTCATCTAAAGTAAATGGGGTAACAAGTAAAGTTCCCTCTATCAGTAGCGTTGCGGCTAAAGCGAATGTTGCAACGGTAACATCTAATATTTCAGCTACTTCTAATGTAACATCTTTAGCCAAAAAGATCACAGCGATTGCTGGTGATATTGAAAATACTGCAACAACGGCTGTAGGTTCAGCCTTGGGTTCCGTTGGTGCAAGCGGTAAAGTAGACCCAGCTTCGTTAAGTTTTATTGGTGAATCTCTAAAGTCTGGATTTGGTCTTGCTAATGACCCTCAGACGGCAGTGGTTAACGAATTGAATAGAAGAGGTATGTGTCCTCCGGGGTCAACTGCACTTCTTCGCGCCGCAATCGATGGCGTAAGTGATCCTGCTAAGATTTCAGATTTGATTGCAGCCGAAACCAATAAAATGGGTAATGTAGGCACGGCAATTCCGGCGCTTAATACCAAGATTATCGAACAGACTGGCGCTAAACCGGGTCTTGCGAATAAGTTTGAGGAAGCAAAAGCCGCTGCAATTAGTGCTATCGGTGTATCAAAGCCGGAACTTACCGCTCTAGTCAGTAGTGCTGGTTCAGCGTCGATGGAATCTCTTCAAAAGAAAGCGACCCAGGCTGCCGATAATATTTTGAATACTACAACAACTGCCGTTTCTGGTCTTGAACTTGCGAACAATCTAACTTCTGTTACAGCGGGTGCCGCTGACCCAGCAAGTGCCGCAGCCGCACTTGGCGCTTCTGCGGTATCAAATGTAACTGGTTCCGCATCCGCGGCAACCGATGCAGTTTCTGGTATTGCTGGTAACTCACAAGGAGCCCTTAACTCCGCAACAGGCAACGTTACAAATGCACTGTCAAACGCGGCATCAAACGTCACGGGAATGTTGGGTGGTTCTTCACCTACGACTACTGAAAAGCCAGCAGAAGGACAAATTGTTTCGTCGTTCTTGCCGGTATCACCTGCTTCTGTTCCTCCAACTCCTCAAACTGGTGCAGCGTCCGCAGACGCAGTTCCTGCGCTACCCTCTACTCAAATTGCGGCTGCGGTAGGAGGTCCAACGCAGGCTTCTTCACCACCTGTTGACCCCAATCCGATAAAGACTCCATATGGTTCTGTAGAAGTCTCATACCAATGGACAGCATCTAATGGTGTTGTTACGCTATCTGCTAAGGGTTCACCAATTGCGTCTGTAAACTTAATTGATAAGACAGATACTAAAACTCCACAATATGAAACATTGATTGCAGCAATAGATGGTGCAATTAAGCAAGAGCGTATCAATAATTATACACCAAGAGTTCCTAAAACTTTTGAACAGAATATTGGAAATGCTCTTTATCCGCAAAATAGCGGTGCTCTACCGCTCAGAGAAATTCCGATAATTGCTACAGTTATTCCGTTTATGGGTGACCACGCAATAAAGGTCGATGGATTAAAACCGATAAACTATCAAGCAGATAGAACAAAATACATTATACCTCTCAACAGACCCGAGGGTACAGAAAGTATTGATGCTCAATTAACTCGCGAAATTGAATATACGCAGCGAGACATTGTAGAATTAAATCAAGAGGTTACCGCCGACCCGACCGGTTCGACTGCTAAATGGGATCTTCCTACCGCCGAGGCATGGCTTGATGTTCTTAATGCTCTAAAGAGAGAACAAAAAAATATTATCTTTAACTATAATAAGTGGGTTAGAGATACTAATAATCCTCCTCTTGGACCAGATACTCCAGTATCGACAGATTTAGCATCTGCCAAGGTAGGAATTATAGGCGAATATACTTCAAATCTAGAAAAAGTCAAGAAGACATTTTCAAATAATACTCCAGTAGCTTCACAGGGTGCAAGTAAAGCGGGTGAAGATGGTTCTACAACAACTGTTGTCACCGAAAAATACGGCGATGGTTCGATTGTCAAGACTACAATCGTAGAAGACCAAAAGGGTTTTGCGACTTCACAAAAAGAAGTGACGAGAGTTGCTCCTCCGATTGCTTCTCCTGCACCAAGCACTAATCCTCCTGTGGAAGACTCTATCCAACATCCCGCGCATGATGATCCTAATCAAACAGTGACGCAGGCCCCACCCAATGTGGCTAGTATTCCGATATCTAATCCTACAAACAATGGTTTTGGTGACCCCCTCGGACAATATCCAAAAGCAAGTCTTGGTGGTAAACCAGATATCAATCCACTAGCTGTAGGTGTAAACTCTCCTCATATTCAAAATGACCCAGCCTCACAGGGTGCAAAACAAGAAACTCTGGGTATAGGTTCTTCACCTGCTGCAAAGAATGCTGTTCGTAAGAAAGACGTTCCGAAAGCGGGTAGACATGGCGGGTCATGGTCGCAGCCCGAAACTCCATATGCAGCAAGATATCCTTACAATAAAGTTACTGCATCGGAATCAGGTCACGTTACAGAAATTGATGATACACCGGGCGCAGAAAGAATTCACACTGCCCATAAGTCTGGTACATTCCAAGAAATTGGACCTAACGGCACCCAAGTAACTAGAATTGTAGGTGATAACTACACAATCATCGACAGTAATGGTTATATCCTTATCGAAGGTAGAGCTAACGTTCACGTTGCTGGTGAATGTAATGTTATGATTATGGGTGATGCTAATCTTACTATGAATGGCAAAGTTAATATGGACGTTCACAACGACTTCAATCTAAACGTTGCTGGCCACTTCGGGTTGTCAGTCGGCGGCGGCATCTTCATTCGCAACGATGGCGTATTCTCGCACGATAACAAGGGCGATATGCAAATTCATGGAGCAGGTAACTTCAACTCTACGATTGATGGCACTCAAAATCTAACAGCAAGTGGATATAAAGTAACATCTAAGGGTGATTATCATGTTAAGGTAGCGGCAGTGTCTTATCATACGTCTGTTGGCAATATCAATCAAGACACAGATGGTTCAATCTTGAGCAAAGCCGCAGTAACTATCGATAGTAAGTCGGGCACACATACAAACATCGAATCGCTTGGTAATACAAATATCAAGTCTGCTGGTTCTGTTAATACGGAATCAATTGCTGCCACAAATATCAAGTCTGCGAATGTGATTAATGCACAAGCAACAGATTCGATTAACGTCAAGTCTGGTAATGCGGTGAATGTCAACTCTGCGGCAGCAACCAACGTTAAGTCTGGTGCAGCCGTAAATGTTGAGGGCGCAGGTAATATCAATCTTAAGGCACCTCTTGTCGCATCTTCGCCGATTGATACGCCAACTTTAGATGTTACAACTGCAAATATTTCTACACTGAATGCTGGTAGCACAAATCTTCGAGCAACCGGAACTGATACTGGCACTAATGGGGGCAGCACCCACGATCTTCCGATATCTGGACCGACATCTGCCTCTGTCACCGCACCCGCCGCGGCAGCAACCGCTGGTAATGCTAACTCGGCTGACCCGGCAAGCGAAGCAACTGGCGCCAAGATTGCAACACTGGCTAATCCAATTCCAGTTGAGAAGCCGGTATCAGTCTCGGCATCTCCGATTGTCGCAGGCATAAGCGGTAATCAGACTAACGGAGCAGGCGGAAATAGCTTACCTATTAACTCTGCTGGTGGCGCTCAGTTTGACGTTAGAGATTTCGAAAAAGAAAATCCAGTAACACACGGATAAAAATATGACAGACACTACAAATAGTAATCCACCCACAGCAAATACTTCCACGGGCGAAAACCCTACACCCGCGGAAACGCCACCAACTACAGAAAGTAGCACTAATCCGTGTGATTTGGGTAATGGTAGTCCAAGTTTCGTTGATGGGGAAGGGGGTTCTCCAGCATCAACTGCTCCTGGCACACCCGTTCCGCCCGCGGCTGGATTCAAACCTACAAATAAAGAATATATTACAAATCAGCCTTTACCTGCAATACCTACAAATATCAACTTTAACAATGCAGCTAGAAGCATTAGGTTATCTCACTATTTTACATTACATGATGTTCTTCATCCGGCACTTGGTGCACCAGGAATTCCTATGGGCGGCAAAACTGCCGGTGGAAGAAGATGGACAGCATATCAAATAGTGCAGAATCTTCGAGACTTGTGTGTTCTTTGCTTAGACCCTATTAAGCACCGCTACAGAAATGTTTTGATAACTTCAACATTTAGAGGTGATAGCACTGGCTCGGCACATAATGTAGGCTGGGGATGTGATATGCAGTTCGCGGCCCATGGCAAATCCATGGGTTCATTAATCAGTGTTGCAAATGATGTTGCCAGATTGGGAATACCATACGACCAATTGCTTTATGAATATGCCCCAGGCAGATGTAAGGGTACATGGTTGCACGTGGGACTTAGAAGACCCGCCACATTAGAAGTTAGAAATCAGGCACAAAGTTTTTATAAGGACAAAGGTTATGGTAGAATAGGACAATTTGATCAAATGCCTGGCCTTAGATAAGAACTTTTCGTATAAATACACTTATGGCTACCAAACTATTAAACAGAATATATTCGGACTTCGATCTTTCATTCGCAGCTAATCCTGTGACGGGGGATTTGGCAAAAAAGTATGATGTTAATGCGGTAAAGCAGTCCCTTAAAACTCTTATCCTGACTAGATTTTATGAAAGACCTTTTCAACCAAAATTAGGTTCCCCTATCTATGCTATGCTATTCGATAATATCGATGTGATATCTGCCAATAGATTACAATTAGAGTTGGAACTTTTAATATCTAAGTATGAGCCAAGAGTATTAACACAAAATATTGAAGTGATTCCAGAATATGATCTAAATGCATTTAGGGTGGATATAACTTTTCAGGTAATAGGCGTCGAAGGACCAGTAACATTTTCAACTATTCTAAGAAGAAGTAGATAATATGGCACAATTAAATGTCACCGAACTAGATTTCTTCGGCATCAGACAAAATCTAAAAACATATCTTGAAGCTCAAGAAGAATTTTCGGACTACAACTTTGATGGTTCTGGTTTATCTGTATTGATAGATTTGCTGGCATATAATACCCACTATAATGCCACACTTGCGCATTTACTTTCAAATGAAATGTTCATCGATAGCGCAATTAAGCGCGGGTCAGTTGTATCGATTGCCAAATCTTTGGGTTATACTCCTCGCTCTATTGTATCTTCTAAAATAGATGCGACGATTACTATCACACCTGCGCCCACATATACTAATAATACCTTAACACTAAGCAAGTCTATAGGATTTTCTGGTGCTGGATTAGATGGCGGCAGCTATGTTTTTTATTCTACTCAAGATGTTACCGCACTAAAAAGTGACGGAGTGTTCGTATTCAATGTAACTCTAGTTGAAGGTAAGCCGACCACGAATAGCTTCGTCGTAGCATCTGATACAGTATCTGGGCCGTTTGAGCTTCTAAACGGAAACGTTGATACGTCCACAATCAAGGTTCAAATTCAAAAGTCATCTACCGAATTAGAATACACCACGTATACTAAGAGTGAAAACATCTTATCTGTTACCGACGAATCGCAGGTATTTTTCGTCGAAGAGAATTCATACGGAACAACTGAAATTAGATTTGGTGATAATGTTCTTGGAAAGTCTTTGGCCCAGGGTAATATTGTTGCCGTGGAATACATGGTAAGTGCTGGTATTTTAGCAAATGGCATTAGCGGAGTTGCGACAAAAAATGTTATCACTGGAACAGGCGAAACTGTTACTGTTTCCGGCACAAGATCGTATGGTGGCGCAGACGCACAGACAACAGATTCCATTCGTTTCATCGCACCAAAGTTCAATGCGACAAAGAATAGAGCGGTAACTGCCGATGATTATACGGCATTGATTGAGAGTCAATACGGAAATATCAACTCTATCACTGTATGGGGCGGAGAGGATAATGATCCACCAATCTACGGCAGAGTGTTTGTTTCGATTGAACCTTTACCAAATAGTATTATTACCGAAACAGATAAGGCAGCGATTGCTCGCGATATCATTAAGCCTAGAGGTGTAGTAGGAATTCAGCCGGTATTTGTTGACCCGACGTATCTTTATGTTAGCTTTAATATTACGTCAAGATATCTTAAAAAATCTACGTCGGCAACTCAGGCTACAATAGAAGCCACGATGAGAAGCTATTTGTCTAGTTACTTTATCAACACCACATCAAAGGTGAAAAAGAATTTCTATTATTCGGAACTACTAGAACTACTCAATTCAGTATCTCCGTCGATTTATTCTACTAATATCGAATTAAATCTGCATCGCGCATTTGAGCCTTTTGTAGGAGAGAATAATAGAATTGTATTTAATTATAATACCGCTATTGCTCCAAATACCGTAAGATCAAACACATTCGCAACAACTCTTGCGTCTGGCAAATCTGTCAATTGTTATCTGCGTGATAGTTATACAGAAGAGTTGACAGTTGGTAATTTAGATTTATATGCAGATACAGATGTTCTACTCTCATCGGCGGTAGGAACAATTGATTACACAACTGGTAAAATTAGTATTCCTAGTTTGAATATTTCATCTGTTGTTAATGATTTATATCTAAGAGTTTATATTAAACCTCAGAGTTCATCACCAGATTTAATTCTTGTGCCAGTAAATGAAGATGAGAGATATACATTTGCAACTACGCCTTCGGTGAATAGTAGTTTGGTGTTAGCACAGGACAACTCTACCAAAGTTGCTGAACGTAATTATATCACTGGCACAACAATCAATATAATCGGAACATAATACATGTCGGATTTTAAAAATTCTCTGGCATATTTGATTGCAAATCAAGTTCCAGATTATGTCAGAACCGAATTTCCTCAGTTCGTTCTTTTTCTAGAAAAATACTATGAGTTTCTAGATCAGGACGGAGAGGTTAATAATGTCCTATTGAATGCTGCTTCGTTTTCTGATATCAATAATACACTAGATGCGTTTCTACCGTCTTTTCGAGAACAATATCTCCAGATGTTTCCACAAGATTCTCTGGTTGATGATCGCCGTCTTATAAAATTTATCAGAGAGTTTTATGAAGCAAAGGGTTCGGAAGAAAGTATCCACTTTATTTTCAGAACATTCTTTGATGAACATGTTGAGATTATTTATCCTTCTGAATATATTCTGAAAGCATCGGACGGCGTATGGAAAGAAAGTCAGAAACTTAGAATTACCACCGACGATACGATAACTCTTGACCCCTTCACTCTTCAAGGTAAGAGAGCTACGATCTATGCCCATAAAAATATCGGCAATATTGCTACATATGACTATCATAGCATAACGGTAGAAACTGTTACTCGCCTCGGTTATGCTATCCAACCGACATATGAACTTTATGTGAAGCACGAAGAAAATGACTACATTCTTCTTCCAGGTGCAGGCGCAAGCGCAAGATTGCTAGTGGAAGATGGAGAAATTCTGGCAGTTACTGGCGATCCTGCTACTCATGCCAGAGACTTCAATACCGATACAGATTTCAGCTATGACTATGCATGGATCAATATTCCATCTCACGGCTTTACGACCGGGGATTGTGTCATATATGATCCGATGGGTGGTGAAGTAATTGGTGGAACAGTAGCATATAGACAATATTACGTTAAGGTAATTGATGTAAATTACATCCGATTATATCGTGATAAAATTGCATTGAGTCAACCAACATCAAAGAAATTTATTACTAGCAATAGTGTTGATATTACATATAATAAAATTACTATAGCGAACCATGGTTATATCACCGGTGACATGATAATCTATTATGCCGATGCTACTGCCATTGGCGGACTACAGAACGGCAAAGTATATTATGTAATTAAAATAGATGCAAACACTATCAAACTGGCTGAAAGTTTGATTGATTCGGATCCTAGATATTGTTCGGAAGACTTCTTCGCGGCAGACTATGTTACTATTACTTCATACAGCGAGGTTAATTTAACTTCCCAGGGTGAGGGTAACTATCACGTTCTTTCAAAAGAATACTTTATCAATTTTACAGAGCCTGATACTGCCAGTGATCAAAGAATCATCGATGCTATGGATGCAACAGGTAGTGGCTACAATGCTCTACCGGAAGTAGTATTCATTTCGGATGGAGATGGAATTGGTGCAACAGCAACTGCCCATCTAAATGATAGTGGTGGGATTGAATACGTATCAATTGATTCTGGTGGCACAGGCTACGATGATACATCAACTGTAGTAGAATTCAATACCAATAATGTTCGTTCATTCCTGTTCATAGATGAATTGGCAAACAAGTATGGTTATGTAAGCCGCAGCATTACGGATACAGTGACCATACTGAGCCACACAGGAACTCCAAATTACGGTTTCAAAGCAGCCGAAATTTATAGTATTACAGAAGCGGGTTCGGCAGGACAATTTGTCTACACATATCCGGATACCAGCTTAAATTATTTTGCCGGTGATTATGTAAAAATTGGCATAGATAACAATGCAAGTGTTATTATCGATGCTGTTGATACCAATGGCCTACCTACTAAAGTTAGAATTTTCTCATCTGGCGGTGGGTTTGAGGCCGAAACGTTTACTGCTACAATTACTTCCAAGACCGGTGCTGGCACAGTAACTCTAGGATTTACTACTGGCGCGATAACGTCAATTCAAGATGGATATCAGAACCGCCAGGGCATGTTATCCGATATTAATAGGCTACAAGATAATTATTATTATCAAAACTATTCATATGTTCTACGTTCGAGAGTGCCGTCATCCAACTGGATGACAATGATAAAAAATACCGTGCATCCTGTCGGTATGGCTGTATTCAGCGAACTTCTAATTATGGATACGCTTGACATTGGCGTTTCATTCGAAGTATCACAACAACCGATTGATTTCTACGAATTCTTCGATGAAACCATCACCATGACTGATACTACATTTGCAGTAACATTCACTAAAGTCCTTTCAGATTCAATCTCCGCACCTACTGATACTAAGGTAATTACGTTCCGTAAGGTTCTATCTGATTCTATTACTGCGCCTACTGATACTAAGGTAATTACGTTCGGTAAGGTTCTATCCGATTCCATTGTTGCACCAACAGATACCAAGGCTGTCACGTTTAGTAAGGTACTATCCGATTCTGTTACCATAACAGAATCGTTATTGATCGGTCAGGAAAGAGATTTTGATGACACATCAACTCCAACGGATTCTAAAGCTATCTCGTTTGGTAAAACTCTATCGGATTCCATTACTGCACCAACCGACGCGGCTCTAATTTCATTTGGTAAAAGCGTATCGGATTCCATTACCGCACCAACAGACGCCATCAATTCATTCGTTGTCGGTAAAGTATTAACCGACGCAATAACTCCGGTCGAGGCCGCAACAGTGACGTTCGGTAAAACTCTATCGGATTCTATTACTGCACCAACGGATGCCGCGGCAGTCACTTTCGGTAAAACTCTATCGGATTCCATTACCGCACCAACAGACGCCATCAATTCATTCGTTGTCGGTAAAAATGTATCGGATTCCATTACCGCACCAACAGACGCCATCAATTCATTCGTTGTCGGTAAAAATGTATCGGATTCCATTACCGCACCAACCGATGCTGCGGCAATCACATTTGGTAAAACGCTATCCGACTCAATCAATAGTCCGACAGATGCTGCCGCAGTAACCGTAGGTAAAACACTATCGGATTCTATTACTGCACCGACAGATGCTATTACCTCATTTAATGTTGGTAAAACTCTATCGGATTCTATTACTACACCTACAGATGCTGCCGCAGTAACAGTGGGTAAAACGCTATCGGATTCTACCACACCTGCCACTGAAACATCTACTATAAATATAGGTAAGGTGTTAAGTGATTCTATAACAAGCCCACTTGATGCAGGTAGTATAAATATACAAAACTACTGGGCTTACAACTATACATCAGGCCAAGATGGCATCGGCGATTATGTCGGAACTGATTACACATTTTAATTTTTAAACCAAGGAGTATCAAAATGCAAAACGAAGAATTTCTAAAGATGACAGGTAAGCTGGATATCGTTGTTTACGATGCCGATGGCAATGTCAAGGAACAACGCGAAGTTCCAAATATCGTAACAACCGCTGGTAAGACCTTCATTGCTGCACGTATTGCCGGCACTTCGGCTGCAGTTATGGGCTGGATGGAAGTTGGTACAGGATCTACTGCGGCTGCAGTCGGCGACACCGCTCTAGGAGCAGTTGTTGCTAGTTCGAGAACAGCAACCTCGGTTTCTGGTGGCACACCATCGTCAAACACTGTAGTTTATGCTACAACATTCCCAGCTGGCACTGGTACTGGCGCTCTTACCGAAGCAGGTGTTTTCAATGCTTCTTCATCGGGTACAATGCTTTGCCGCACTGTTTTCTCGGTTATCAACAAGGGCGCATCTGACAGCATGACCATCACATGGACTGTGACTATCAACTAAGGATAGAGCGTGGCTTTATTACTAAGAACATTAGCACGAAACGAACTTGCCCGAGGGTTCTATCGTGATGTTGTAAACGAGAACGATTTTTTCTATTTGTTCGTGGGTAAAACCACAGACTGGCCAGGGGACGGTAGCGCAGAAACTCCTCTTGATACCGAATCGTATAATGGTCAGACACATAGAAACATAATGTTCGTTAAACGCATTCAATCGTCCGACGTGGTCATGATGATCCGTCGGATCGATTGGACTGCGGGCACGGTATATGATCATTATGATGACATGGATAATCTCTCAACAAAAGATTTTTATGTCCTTACCAAGGACATGAGAGTGTATAAGTGCCTAAACAACAACAATGATTCTCCTAGTTTTAATATGCCAACTAGCACAGATACTACAAATGCATTCATTCTTCCTGACGGGTATGTTTGGAAGTATATGTTTAAGGTAGAAGCATCAGATGAATTGAAATATCTGTCCGCAGATTATATTCCAGTTCGTAAGATGGCAGGAGTAGGTGTTCCGTTATACGACATCAATGGTGAGATAGATTCTATTACAGTAGATGATGGCGGTTCTGGGTATGACCCGGAAAATGTTCCCACTGTTCTTGTTCGTGGCGACGGCGAAGGTGCAACGGCAGAAGCTGTTGTAGATGAAGAAACCAATGAAATAACAGAAATCGATGTTGTTACTCAGGGGTATGGATATTCGTTTGCCTATATAGAAATTCTCGATAATGAAACTGGTACGGGTGCCGCAGCTACTGCAAATCTTGGTAGTATTCCAGTATCGCTTGTTCAGGAATCTATTGAGGCGGCGGCAGTTCCAGGAACGGTTGATCGCATCACACTGGATGAAGTAGGCAACAACTATTCATCGGGTGACGTTTTAGTTACCATCATGGGAGATGGTACTGGTGCCGAAGCGGTTGCGTTTGTCGATGAAAATAGTAGACTTGAACGTGTAGACGTTACAAATCCGGGAACTGGCTATACTTTTGCGGAAGTCTCTTTCAATAACATTCTTGGTATTGGTTCGGGGGCAACTGCAACGGCAGTAGTATCTCCATACTATGGCCATGGTGCTAATCCAGTCAAAGAACTTCTTGCGAAGACGGTTTGTATTTCGGTAAACTTGACCAATGACACAAGCGACTATTTCTATAACAACGATTATCGTCAATTAGGAATTATAAAAAATCCATTGAATTCTGATTTCGTTAATTTTATGGGTGATACCGGGACAACATGTTATGTGATTGAAGTAGATGATACTTCTTTATATTCCAATGATGATGAAATTTGGTCAGATAACGGAGGAAGATTTATTGTTGCTCAAATTAAGGCGGAAACAAATCTCGTATATCTTCTTCCTGTAATTCCCGTCATCACTTCTTCTTCAACATTAACAAATAATACTACTAGCGTTACTGGATTGACTATAAATAGTCTAACTATACCAGATGTTATTAATACTACCGGCGAAATTCTTTATATTGATAATCGCCTACCTATTAATAGACAAGCTGATCAGGTAGAAAAGATTAGAACAGTTATTAACTTTTAAGAGAGAAGTTACACATGGCCTTGGACTTAAATGTATCACCGTATTATGATGATGCTGCGGCAGCGATTGCAAACAATTACAATAGAATTCTGTTCAAGCCAGGTTATGCTGTTCAGGCAAGAGAACTAACGCAACTTCAATCTATTCTTCAAGATCAGGTTGGAAAATTTGGTAACCATGTTTTTAAAAATGGTTCTGTAGTTGCAGGTTGCGAGTTCAAACTTGACACTGCACGAGATTTCATCAAAGTTCTTGATGAGAATACTTCTGGAAGTTTAATCGAAAATATTGAAGATTATATTGGTGCCAAGGTAATCGGTCTAACATCATCCATTCAAGCAGAAATTGTTCATGCGATTTCAGGCTCCGAAGCCGACTCGCCTAATCTCAATACACTTTATTTAAGATATCTTACCGGTGATGGTTCCACTGACGCGGTTCACTTTTCTCCCAGCGAAACAATTCGAGTAATAGAATCTGAAACTGGAGATCAAATTGGCGATACCTTTGTAGTAGATAACACCTTCGAAGAGGGCAATTATTATTATGGTAGAGGGTCATTCATAACTCTAGATAATGGTATTATTTTTCTAGATGGTAAGTTTCTTCCTTTTACTAAAACTACTCTCGAACTACTAAAATATAATGCGTATCCGTATTTTAGAATTGGGTTTGAGATTGTAGAAAGTATCGTCACACACGAAACTGACCCAGATCTTTTGGATCCTGCACAAGGCACATTCAACTATGCGGCACCTGGCGCCGACAGATATGTGACTACCGCGTCTCTGGTCAAATATGCACTGGATGCCACACCCTCAGATGACTTCTCAGAGTATTTGACGATTGTTGGTGGTAAGTTACAAAATGTTGTAAGCGAAGATCGCATTTATGCCGACCTCGGTCGCAATCTTGCAAAGCGCACTTTCGATGAATCCGGTAACTATACCGTAAAAGCGTTTCCTATTTTAATCAAGGAACATCTCGACACCGGAACTAACGGCGGTCTGATTGCATATGATGCAGAAAATCCCGCGGCGGGTGGCGATGAGACACTTCTCGCAATCGGTATTGAAGCTGGTAAAGCATATGTTCGTGGTTACGCATACGAAACCAGACAGACAGAATATATTGTTGTTCCGAAAGGTAATACAACAAAAGTCATAAACGAAGTTCCTATTTCTACTGCATTTGGTAGCTATATTCTAGTTGACAACTTCTGCGGTAACTGGGATATTGCAGCGGGTGATACCGTATCTCTTCGTGGTACCGCAGCGAATGCAATTGGCACTTCTGGTTCTCCAACTGGCGGCGCACAATCTCTTGCTGGCCCACCCGGTTCACAAATCGGCACAGCTAGAGTTCGTCATATTGTCCATGAAACCGGCACACCTGGGGTATATAACACCCAATATCGTATGTATCTCTACGATATTCAAATGGCATCTTCATATAACTTCGAAGATGTTAAGGGTGTTTACTATGATACTACCGCCGATGGCCACGCGAACGTTGTTCTTGTAGATAGTAAAGCATACCTATACGAGAGTAAGTTCAACAGCCTTCTTTTCAAGTTACCCGCAAGAGCATTGAAGACTACAAATCCTGTTTCGGTTGACAATAGTTTTGTCTACAACAAACAGTTTGATGATACTATTGATAGCAGCAACACTATTACATTCTCGGTAAGTTCACCAGAGAGTTTTCCGTTTACAGTTGGAACACTGACTAATACAGAAATTCTTGATAATATTATTGTTACTACAAAAGCTGCCTGCACTATCAATAGTGTTGCATATGAGATCGGTTCAGTATTAGACCTTCGCTCTACCGCTGGCGTATCTGTGACCAATACTGGTTCGCAGATTACAATAGCTTTCCCAGGAGCAATTCTCGCTGCCACGAACATTCGCGTTCACTGTAAGGTACAAGTTGCTGGTGCAAATAAAGTAACCAAGGAACTTAAAGAAAGTGCGGTTGTTGTTCTGGATACAGAAGATAGCGGTAATACTACTGGCACATATAATCTCGGTGCGTCCGACGGTTACAAACTTCGCTCGGTCAAGATTGGCGATTTCGATGAAGACGCGGCAGATATTCAGACAGGTGGAACAGATGTAACTGCACTGTTCAACTTCGATACTGGTCAACGTGACGGCTTCTACGCAAACGCTAGAATTGTTAAAAAACCAGGTGCAAGTCTTACGCTAACCGACAAAAAGTTGGTTGTGACATTTGACTACTTCACGCACGGTGGTTCTCCTTCTACGGTATACAACTTCTACACAGTTGATTCATATCCGGTAGACGATGAAACTACCCCAGCCGGTAAAATTCGCACGGAAGAAATTCCAATTTACACCTCCACAACTTCTGGGGTCACATACGACCTTCGTGATACATTGGACTTCCGTCCTCGTTGGGACGATACAATTACATTCACGACAAGTCCTGCCTCAGCACCAGTTAATCCTGCAGTAGGTTCTTCACCGAGCGGCCCCGCTGGAGGTGCTATCATAACACCTTTCCCGACAGAACAATTTACTACAGATATTGAATATTATCTGGGACGTAAAGACAGAATTGTCATGGATGATGAAGGCGTATTCTCATCCGTATATGGCGTCTCCTCACTATCTCCAATTGAACCGGTAGAGCCAGAGAATGCTTTGTCTATTGCGATTGTGGATATTCCTCCATATCCTTCACTGGCACCTAGTGTTGCTAAGTCTGTGGGTAGAACCGATTACGGGGTTAAGTATAAATCGATTGATAATCGTCGCTATACAATGCGCGATATCGGTCAACTAGAACAGCGACTAAATCGTCTTGAATATTATACATCTCTAAATCTACTGGAAAAATCTGCCAGTGATTTGAGCATTACTGATACAAACGGTCTAGACCGTTTTAAGAATGGTATTCTCGTAGATGCCTTCACCGGGCATAACGTTGGTAATGTTTTAAGTAATGAATACCATATTGCTATCGATCCTGCCGCTAAAGAAATGCGTCCGTTCTTCTTCATGGAAAATGTGGACTTACAATACGATTCGACAAACTCGACTAATATTACAAAAACAGGCGATTTACTGACACTACCGTATACAGAATTTACGATGATGAGTCAGTTACAAGCATCTAGGTTTCGTAATTGCACAGGCGAACTTCTGTTCACATATATTGGTGATATGGAACTTGATCCGCCTGTCGATAACTGGTCTGACACTACAACCCTTCCTGATATTTCTGCAAACTTTGACGGTAACTATGACGCATGGGAAACTCTTGCCGACGCATGGGGTACCCAATGGGAAGATTGGCAAGATACCGGAACAGGTAGAGTTACAGCGAATACGCAGCGCGCCGCGGGTAACACCGCAATACGAGGCGATACTCTTTTCCAAGAAGATATTGCTATTGTAACGACTACAACAGAACAAAGACAAACTCGTCAGGGCGTCCAACTTACGGTAACACCGGAAACACAGACTCAAAGAATAGGTCCTAGAGTAACAAATACTTCTATCATTCCGTTTATGCGTTCTATTATAGTAACGTTTAAAGCAACGAGAATGAAGCCACTTACTCGTGTATATCCATTCTTCGATGGCATTACTGTGGAAGAACATTGTCGCCCACTATCAGGTATTGTTAGTGGCACAACAAATTCTGTTCAAAACTCATCACTAGCAACGGGTGATTATGGTGATCCCTTAATCACAAATGCGGCAGGCGAATGTTTTGGTCAATTCAGAATTCCTGCTGGTACTTTCCGTGTAGGAGAAAAACTATTCAGACTTGCAGATGATTCTAAAAATAGAGTTAAGTTTATTACTACATCTGCATCGATGGCATTCTCTGCAAATGGTTTATCACAAAGCGTCCAAGATACAGTAATCTCGACGAGAGTTGCCAATGTGGCAGCCGTCAATCTTTCGGATAGCAGAACGGTTTCTGATAGCAATACGACGGTAAATCGTCTAGGCGAAAGAGCAGTAGGTGTCGTTCAAACAACAGTTGTGAACAATACATTCACTACAATTAATAATACGACAAATGTTACCGAAGTTACGCAAGTAACACAAGAAGTAAATAATACTTTTGTAACAGAAGTCACTAATAATATCACAAATGTTACCGAAGTTACTCAGGTAACTGCGCCAGATCCGGCGCCCGTTGTTCCACCCGCGGACTTGGACTTGGACTTCGATCTTGGTTTCTTTTCAATCGGCCCATTCCAATCTATTGACCCTATCGCTCAGACGTTTATGGTTTCTGAGGTGCCGTTCGGTTGTTATGTGACTTCGATAGATACCTACTTCAAGAAAAAATCTCTGACAAATCCTATTACACTACAACTGCGGGAAGTGGTAAATGGTTATCCAGGTAACAGAGTAATTCCTTTTGGTGAAGTAACACTATTGCCAAGTCAGGTAAATGTTGATGCGGACAATGGCGAAGCGTCAACCAAGTTTACTTTCCCTTCACCGGTATATTTGCAAAACAATACCGAATATTGCTTTGTTCTTCTGCCAGCGGGCAACGACCCTAACTATGAGATTTGGGTTTCTGAATTGGGTGAAAATCAACTCAATACAACAACACGCATCTCAGAACAGCCAAATGTTGGTGTCCTATTTACATCTGCGAACAACAGAACTTGGACAGCATGGCAAGCGGAAGATATTAAGTTTAAATTACAGAGAGCAAACTTCAACATCGGTACAACCGGAACAGTTACACTGAATACACATGATATCGATTATGCGAAATTTGATTCCTTCTCGGAAGGTGCATTTACTTCCGGTGATAAAATTCATGGCTTCTCGTTTGACATCGTTAACGCGGGTACTGGTTATACACCGACAAACGGTACGGTCAGCCACGCACTGAGTGGTGGAATAAGCACGGGCGGAACGAATGCTACGGTTGCAGTCACTTTTTCCGGTGGCGCAGTAAGTAATGTGGTGGTGACAAACCCAGGTTCTGGTTATGTAAGCAATCCTACTCTGACTATTACTGGTGGTGGTTCAAATGCAAATATTAGCGTGACCCTCAATTCCGGTTTTGCCCATTCGTATGATTCCTTATACAACGTTGCTAAGGTTTATGTTGAAAGTGGAAACTTTACTGTAAACGACCGAGTGGGTAATGGAACTTCTCATGCTCTAATAGCAGAACTTGAAGACAAAGTGTTGAATGCATTAGGTGCCAATGTTGGATACATGGATCATACTCCATGTCAACTAATTTGGGCATATTCTGCAACGACAAATACTGGTTCCGAGACACAAGCATCGTCATCATATGAGAATTTTGTGCCGGATAAAACAACGGAACTGACAATCGATGCCGCCATTCGTTCATATTCAAATGAGCAAAATGATCTTGGTGGAGATAAGTCATTTAAAATTCAACTTGGCATGACATCACAAACATCTACTGTTTCGCCGGTTATCGACCTTAGAAAATGTTCTATGATTGCAATCGCAAATGACGTTAATAATGATGCGACCGACGAAGATATTGGTATCGGTGAAGCAAGGTCCAAGTATGTTTCTCGTCAAGTTGTGCTTGATGATGGACAGGAAGCAGAAGACCTTAGAGTATATCTAAGTCAGTATGTTCCAAATGGCACGGACGTAAAGGTATATGGTAGATTCCTACATCAAAGCGATCCGGCGGCATTTGAAGAAAAAGATTGGATTGAGTTGACTACCACTCCACCAACAGTTACTTCATCTAGCTTCGTTGAATATACATATGATATTCCATCGACCGAATTGAATGGTGATGGCGTATTTGAGTATACTACAGACGGTGTAACTTACACGGGCTACAAAACTTTTGCGATTAAAGTAGTTCTTCTTTCGAGTAAAACTAGTGTTATTCCAAAATGTCGCGAACTTCGCGCAATAGCTCTACAGGTATAATATGTCTCAAAGATATCAGTTGGACGACACAACTAAATATGTTAGAGATGGCCATTCAAAAGCTATTATTTCTACGGATGTTGCTGGATTGTCTGCATACAAAGCTAGAAAAAACAAACAAAGAGAACAAGCGCATCAACTTCGACAGTTTGAAAATGACATAAATACTGTAAAAGAAGAGATGCAAGATATCAAATTGCTATTGCAGCAAATCTTACAGAACCAGGGTAGATAAGATATGTCCACTATTACACTTAGATCCGTAAAAGGAACTCCACTTACAAACACAGAAGTTGATAATAACTTCAACAACCTGAATACTGATAAGTATCAGTCGGGTGATAGTCCTACCTTTGGTAGTCTTACTCTCACTGGTAATTTCATGCCGTCGATTGCTACCGCAGTTTCGGCCGCAGGCACAAATCAGTCAGGTGCAACAGAACTTGCTAAGGTATATAACTTAGTGACTACTGTTGGTTCGGGTGCAGGAGTTAAACTTCCTACCGCGGCAGAGAAGCTAACATATACGGTAGTGAATACAACGGCTACTAATCTTTTGATTTATCCTAATCTTTCGGATAAGATCAACGGCGGAACTGCCAATGCTGCGGTAACATTAGCGGCGGGTTCTTCTGTAACTTTCATTGCTAAAGACGCTACGGATTGGTATTCGTTGACCCCTCTATTAGTATTTGATTCGAGCGGCACAAGACTAAACTAAGGTTATAGAAAATGAATCCTTTAAAGATTAAGGCATCTGCAACTCCGATTACGTCTTCAAACTTCCAAGGTTTGCAGACGATGACGGACAATGAAATAAAGAACTACATTGCAAATGTCATCACAACAAAGTTTGCTACCGATACTAACGGTTCGGGCACGGCAGAATTGAATGTTGATACTGCAAATGCTTTATCGGGTACCTCAATCGGAACATTTTCTGATACTGATAGAACAGAAGCTACCGGCACACACCCTGCAACCGGTGGCATTACTACCACAACATATTATGCAAAGCAAGTTACTGCCGCTGCCTCTGAAAGCATAACTAATAGACCAGTCGGTTATGGTACTGGCATGGAAGAGTTGACAGATGCCGAAATGCGCACCGATGTTCTCGACAAAGTTATCGCCGCGATGGTTGCAGAATCTTCTTATACTGCTGGCCAATATAAGTTGTCCGCCTCGGCTCCAGCTGGCGGCACCTGGACTTCTCGTTACACCATTACAGACGTTGCGAATGGTGGAAACACTACAACATATCTGTGGCAGAAAACGGCTGCAACTTCGGCCGCAGATGGCGATCTACGCCCACTAAAAGTATTCAGTGGAAATAACGTCAGGCAAATGAGTGATGCTGAAATTCAGCAAATGCTTCCTTATTTCCGCAACAGAATTATTTCTACTGGCATCGGCACATATTCGTTACAAGCAACTGCTCCGGTATCTGGTACGTGGGTTCAAATGGGCGATGCATTCAGTGATACTCGTGAACAAGTAGTGTCGCAAAACTATACCGGCTATTATACAGGTAACTATACCGGCACATATACAGGTAGCTATACTGGCACATACTCTGGTCCATATTCACAAAACTATACGGGTACCTACACAGGTAACTTCGTTGGACCTAAAACATATTCACAAGCATATTCCGCAGGATATACAGGTAGCTACACAGGTAGCTTCGTTGGACCTAAAGCATATTCACAAGCATATTCCGCGTCATATACAGGTAACTATACCGGTTCGTTTGCAGGTACTGGAGCATATTCACAAGCATATGCCGGAGCATATTCTGGTGCATATACAGTCTACTATGGTGGTTATAGTTCCCCTGCTACATGGTACACGGGCTACTATACCGGATATTTTACTGGCTTCTATACTGGTCCTAAGAACTATTCTGGAACATACTCTGGACCATATACTGGATTTTACACCGGTTTCTATACAGGCACAGGCACATATTCTGGAACATACTCTAGTGCGTATACTGGATTTTACACCGGTTTCTATACAGGCACAGGCACATATTCCGGACCATACTCTGGCCCATATACTGGATTTTACACAGGTAGCTATACTGGCACATACTCTGGTCCATATTCGCAAGCATATTCTGCTGCATATACTGGCGTATATGCGGGCAACACAGTAATCGTAACCAAAGATACAGTATCTACGGTAAAGCTCTGGATTCGCACAGCCTAACTATACTATATACATTATATAATTTCTTTTTATGGAGAATTTGAAGTGACACGGAAAATTGAAAATCCCTATTGGTCAAATAAAGATACAAAGCACGTTATTGCCGAATTCGTATACGAAGATGGTAAGAGACAGTTGGCATCCATCATGGGTGATGAGAATAATCCTGATTTTAAAGAAATCATGGAACTCTTCACCGAGGAAGAAATTGATGCTAACACAAAAGTTCGGTTAGACAAGCGCGACGAACAGGTTCGCCGCAATCGCGAACGTCAAGAAGTAGATAGATCCAGAATGCAGCAAGAGACCTTGTTCGCGGCCAAGCTGGATGCTTTTGAAATTCCCATAATCAAGACTTCAACAAATCGTGCAGCAAAAGCAAAGATACGTAAGGCCAAAACACTTATGGAAGTAACGGCATATGCTATCATGCTTATGATGCAAGAGGAAGCTAATACAACAATCGTAACAGAAGCGCAAGATGCAGAATAATGGTTTTGTTTACGTAGCATCTAATAATAGAGCGTATTATAGGGCAGCAAGAAACTCTGCTCAGTCGCTACTAGATTATTATCCTGATGCCAAGATCACAATTTTCACACATCCCGAATGGGTTGAAGAGGGTGACGACCAAATTTTCGAACGTATTTACACGGATGATGTCCCGTATCATATTAGAGCCAAGCTGTGGGCGTTGGATAAGACGCCATATGACTTGACTTTATATGTGGATTGCGATACTGAAATTTGCCACGAAGATATCCAAAAAGTCTTCGAACAGATACCAGAAGATACGGACTTGTTATTCACTGCCAATCGACCATATAACGCAAAGCTCACTCGGTTATCCGAGACTGAGGAGATGACAGAACATTGCGGTCTATTTTTATATCGCAGTAACCCCGAAACGTTACGTTTGATGGGTGCATGGTGGAGCGAATATTGTAAGCAGAGAGAACCAGATTACGACCATCTGCATTATCCAAAGCAAGCACTGCAATGGGATACATTCACCATGTGGCGTCTACTGACATATGGCGACTTCAAAATTAAACACGGTAGATTTCCAGACCCCGATGCAAGATGGAACTTTGTGGTCGGATACAAAGAAGAAGAACTACAGGGTCAAGAAATGGTAATTTACCATTATACACTCCCCAAATCTATATTGGATGCAAAATGAGATTTACACCTAAAATCAGTGACGACCTTCTAGCAATTCTTGAACCATATCGCGAATGGTTCTTTGCTCAGAATGATCATGATAGCCTACGCGAGCCTAGTAGGATTAATGGAAAGACTTTCGAGACTGCCACGAGTGAACAATATCTGAATGAACTCGTGGCAAAAGATGGAGAGCATGTGGGATTTCCAGAATGCGCTTATTGTTGCGACATTGGTATGGTAGATTCTGTTCCTCGGCACCACAAAGACAAGCAACGGGCGCTAAACGAGCAACTTATTCGGTTCCTCGGTGCCAGAAATAATGCGGTTCACGTTTATTATCCAGAAGAAGGATTCATGGGCTGGCACACAAACTGGAATGCACACGGTTATAACATTCTTCTGTCATATAACACAGAAGAAAATACCGGCTATTTTAGATACTTAGACCCAGTAACAAAAGAAGTAGTCACTCTCTGGGACCCAAAAGGGTGGTCTTGTAAAGTTGGATACTTTGGTCGTCGGAGTGAAACGGATAAGATTATTTACCATTCTGCTGGCTCACATACTAAGAGATTGACATTGGGTTATGTTGTTCCTCATCTTGAAATCTGGCAATCAATGATTGAAGATATTTCAGGTGAAGATGCGTCTGACTACTTCTGACCTATTACCATGAAACGGTCAAAAGTAACTTTGCCATCCCATGACCAATAAGACTGTTCGATGCTTCCTTCGTAAAAGCTATTGGTAACTCCAACATTTTCAATATGTTCTTCGATGGTTGGAACACAATTGATTCCATACATTTCACGAAATACATTTGAAGATTGGCACGCAAAGATACAATCTGGATTTGCCGTAGTCATATTCTTCAAAGGATACATAACTTCACATGCAAGTGAAATTACCACGTCCGTATTTAGCGCATTGATATCATGATACGCAAATGGTATATCCCAATTTAAATGATTCAATTCTATATTTTTTTCATTATTATAATGTCTATTGAATACCTTTGATAGCTCAAGTGCATCTTTATCAATATCAATAAGATTAATCTTCTTAATATTTAAGTTTTCACAAAGAAGTGGTACTAGTGGAAATCCTAGCCATGAATTGAGAATAGTAATATCCAATTCTTTGGTCTGCACTAAATCTTTAAGATTTTCTACTAACCAGATAGCAGCATCCATTGTATTTGGATTTAACGACTTGCGAAAGTCTTCGTGCTTCCATGGCATCTCATGGTTGATCTTTTCTAGACCTTCACCCCAATTACGATAGTTATTCAAAAAATTATAGTTTAGCATCTTGTGGTCTTTCCATTGAATCGTATAAACAAATTAGTGGCTCTTCTCGTAGAACTTGTTCCCTAGTATCTGTCGGCCACATATATCCATAATTATAACTGTATATCCAGCCGTCCGGAAAATAGTCAATCTTTAAAAGACGTTCTCTTTGATGCCCGAACATATTATCAAGACCTCGATAATAATAAAACATTTGGTCAGGATAATCTTTAACAAACTTTGTGATTTTATCAACATCCAATTTGTCATTCCATCTCAATACACTTGAATTCAAGTCTGTATACTTGTGAGGAATATGTTTAGTGTCGTCCTTCATCTTCTTTAGATTGTGCCAATGAGTTCGGATAAAAGTTAGTTTATCTTCTGGATCATGCTGAACAATACAATCGATGTTCTGTTGAATATCAATATCCAAATCGAAGAATAGTTTCTCACCCTGTTTCCGAATAAAATGTCTATCAAACAGATAAAGTTTATTCCACCATTTTTCATAATAATTATTTTCTGGAATAGGAACAATAATTATTTCGGGATTTAAATCTGTAGCATGTTCTGTTATGCAGTGAAACTCAAACTCACTGGTGATATGCTTGTTGCATTGCTCGAACAATTTATTGACATATTCTGGGCCATATTTGAAGCCCCATTTTACTGTATAGATGTTAATCATCAAACGTTCCAATGCTCTAATAAGTCAGAATCAACCAAAGATTGCTGCTTCACTTTACCGCGTCTATTGTCCTGAAATGGAAGTAAGTCTACATTGAATACACATAGAATGCAGTCTTTTCTATATTTAGCTACTTCTAAATCACCTTCGTGCCAGTTACGACCACGATTATATGAATACGCAAATGTGCTTGGGAAATGTCTCCATAATGGAGTATCGCTAAAGTCTCCCCATCTCCAACTGTGGTAGTTGTCTGTGCCATCTGTAAACGTGAACCAGATACGTTCTTGATGTTCTAGAACATCCTGCCAAATACATTCTGTCTGATCATCTGACCAGACCATGCAACTACCATTTGTATATGCGCCATGTGCCAGTTTGAAGTTGCGAGATTTCATTGGTCGAGGGTCTTGCCACCACGAACGCAACTTGGTAGGATTCTCTAAGTCATAAGTGATGATTGGCGACAAATCATTTTGAATGATAACATCAAGGTCGAAAAAGACAAATCTTCCAGTGGGGTTATCGTCTGCGAAGTTGTGTGTATTGAAGATGAACGTCTTTGGTCTGTCCCAACAACGTGCCATGCCGTATTTGAAATCATCTGTTCCAAACCAGTATTTCGGATGAATGTCGGGAATGTCTGGGAAGTCGATGACTTTAATTTCATTTTCAAAACCTTCACTGTTATCGGTATAGCAATAGAAATGGAACTCAAATTTATCCGGGGTATGCTTCTTCGCCATCCGATAAAGACGGTTGACAAACTCGGCATCATATTTGGTACCCCATTTGCAGCAAATATAATTAACTCTCATTTCCATAATTCAAGAATACTTTCATCCTGACAATCTGCCAGTTCTATTTGTTCTTTTGCAGAAGGATGTGGAACATTATCGGTATTGAATATACAGATTTTCGCATCGTCTCTAAACTTAAAACGCTCTACATCCGTTGGATGATAACGGCCTCTGTTCCAAGAATATACCCAATTATCTGGAATGTTTTTCCAGAAATCTCGCTGTCGCCAATAATGATAGTTATCGCTGCCTTTAAAGAACGTTTTAAAAACTATCTCTTCTTCACTAAAAACGTCAAAATATATATGTCGGCATTGTCCGTGTGACCATAACATCATACTAGAATTATAAAATGTTCCTCTAGTTTCAATGAAGAACCTATCATGTAACTGACTTTTAGGTTGCCACTGACAATTAATAATTCGGGGCTTTTGAGCTAGAATATCAATATCATCTATATTGTTTTGTATCACTACATCTAGATCGAAATAACAGAACTTATCCGTCTCATCACAGTCAATCCATTCTTCTGTATTAAACAATAAGAACTTAGGTCTATCGAAACAGCCATCATTGTTGAAATATTTCGGATGAAGTAGACCATCATCTGGAATAGGATAGATTTCGCTGCATTCTAATCCTATTGGGTCATCGGTGAAGCAAACAAACCTATAGTCTCCGGTATAGTTCTTCTGCACCATACGGTATAAATTGTTCACATACTCCGGGGAGTATTTCTCACCCCATTTAATTGTTAGAAATATCATCATATTTTTTATCTGCACCAGGAAATTGATCTAGACCGTTTAATAAAGCGATATTGAATTCTGGTCTATACTTGAAAGATACGTTATCGCCATAGAAATCCGCACCGTAGACAAATGAGTAGATTTCGTTTTTTGGAAATCTATTAAAATCAAACGTCTCATGCCAAAGAAATCTATCATCACCGAAATATTTTACCATGAAATAATCCGGATCTTGTTGAAAATGTTCCCAAATAAACGAGGTTGTACCATTTTTCCACAGTATTACGCTTGAATTGTAATTACTTAGATAACGCATACTATGAACACCTCCGTCATAGTCCGGAAACTCTCTATCTTTCCAATAAGTATACACTATTGTCGGGCGTTCGTCAAGATAATTCCATAGATGGTCAATATTATTTTGTATTCGGATATCTAAATCTAAGTAAAGACAATCACCCAAATTCTTTTGACCGAATAACCATACTTTATACCAGTGACCCTCTACTTCATCCGGTAAAGGCCAAGCATTTACTATGTGGTCAAGTCCTGATGGGTCATCTGTGAAACATATGTAAGTATACTTGCGCCCGGTGGCATTTACTATCCGATTAACGTCATCGGCAGTGTATTTTGTTCCGTATTTCAACATCAATATGGTTTTCATAGTCAACCTAAAATTATAAATAAGAGAAAGAGTTTTATAAGGGTTCTTATGGCACAGGTTCAAAATATTTATATTGACCAAGGATCAACGTATTCGTTGTCATTGAATGTTACTGATCAGAATGGCGATCTAAAAGATTTGTCGGACTATACGGTAGCAGCCCAAATGCGCAAATCATACTATACAAACACTGCTATAGATTTTGATGCTGAAATCACATATCCTCTAGATGGCGAATTAACAATCTCGCTCACATCGGAAAACTCTTCTGATATCAAAGCTGGACGCTATGTGTATGATATTGAAATAACTGGACCAGAAGAAACACTTAGAGTTCTAGAAGGTATAGTTGTTGTTAATCCTGGAGTAACAAAATAATGTCTTTAAAAGTTACAGTAGGAACTTCAAATACTATAAATACACAAATAGTAAGCAAAAGAGTTACAGCCGATCTAGAGACGTTGGCAAACGTTGACATAACAGGCATTCAAGACGGCTACACTCTGGTATATAATAATGAAACTAACAAATGGGAAGCAACCAATGTGAATGATATTGTTGCCACACCGGATGTGATTAGCGGCGGAACTTATTAAAAAATAATAAAAAAGGAAGGTCCTAATAAATGGCTACAGTAATTCAAATTAAGAGTTCGTCAACATCGAACGCACCTGCTACCACTGATCTTATAGAAGCAGAAATGGCATATGCAGAAGACCGTGCTGGCAATGGTGCCGCCGCGGTTCTTTATATTTCGTCACTAAACTCTGACAATACAACCGAAGCTATCCATAAAATTGGTGGTAAGTATTATACAGATAAGGTTGATGCGCGTCTCGTTGATGCCACATCATCTGTTGGCGCGAAGGCAGTATTCGCAGAAGGTACAGCAAACGGCTCACATAAGGTGACACTGAAGGCGGCCGACACCGTTGCCGCAGATGTTACTTTTACTCTACCGGCGGCAGATGGTTCTGCTAACCAAGTTCTCGTAACTAACGGTTCTGGCGTTCTGTCATTTGCTGCTCCTGCATCATCATCGATGACGCTTGCTGGCGACACAGGCACTGACACATTCAATACAGGTGAAACACTAACTTTCACTGGTGGCACAGGTATCGCGTCAACTGTTACAAATAATACAGTAACTTTCGATATTGATTCGACTGTTGCTACCTTAACTGGCACACAGACACTAACAAACAAAACTCTAACTTCGCCTACCATGACAGCTCCTGCTCTTGGTACTCCTGCATCTGGTACACTAACTAACGCAACAGGCCTACCAGTTTCAACAGGTATTTCTGGATTAGGAACTAACGTAGCGACTGCACTGGCTGTTGCTGTGGGTTCTTCTGGCGCGTTTGTTACCAATGGTGGTGCTCTAGGTACTCCTTCTTCTGGCACACTGACCAACGCAACCGGTCTACCAGTTGCAACAGGTATTTCTGGTCTTGGTACAAATGTTGCAACTTTCCTTGCAACTCCATCTTCTGCAAATCTTCTTGCGGCGCTGTCCGATGAAACGGGCACCGGTGTTAACGTATTTGGTACTGCTCCAACTTTCACTACATCGATTGATGGTGGTGCTACGTTTGCCGCGTTTGCTTCTTCAACTGCGCTGACAATTGGTTATGGAAGCACCGCTGCTTCGACAACCAATATCTCAACTGGCGCTACTGCAACTGGCACAACTAAGACGCTGAATCTTGCTACTGGCGGTGCTACTGGTTCTACTACGAACGTTAACATCGGTTCTGCAAACGGTGGTACTACTACAATCAACAAGGACCTAGTGGTTTCTGGTGATCTTACGGTCAACGGAACTACAACAACCGTTAACTCGACGACCATCTCTGTTGATGATAAAAACATCGAACTTGGTTCTGTAGCATCACCAACAAATACTACTGCCGACGGTGGTGGTATTACACTAAAGGGTGCGACAGATAAGACTTTCAACTGGGTAAATGCTACTGCGGCATGGACTTCTTCAGAAGATCTCAACCTACTTAGTGGCAAGGTTTATGAAATCAACGGTACTACTGTTCTTTCTTCTTCTGCGCTTGGTTCAGGTGTTACTGGTTCGTCACTAACAAGCGTTGGTACTATCGCAACTGGTGTTTGGAATGGTACTGCGGTTACTGTTCCTTATGGTGGTACTGGTGCAACAACATTCACTTCGAATGGTATTCTATACGGAAATGGCACAGGTGCTCTACAAGCAACTGCGGCTGGCACAAACGGCTACTTCCTGTATTCGAATAGCGGTACACCTGCTTGGACAAATACAATTAGCGGTGGAACATACTGATAAATAAAGGGAGAGGGTTTCCCTCTCCCAACTTGTGAGGATTATCATGGATCAGACTAAATTTATTAATACATATATCGCAAATCTCGCGGAGCAAACTAAAAGTGCTACGCTTGAGATTATTATGCTGAAAACGCATTTGGCAATTGCAAATGAGACTATCGCTGAATTGACGACCAAACTTGAAGCACAAGCAACAGAAATTAAACAGGATGAGGCAGACGTTCTTCCTCTATCTGATTACAAATAAGGTAGTGAAATGGCAACAAGAGTTCAATTCAGAAGAGGTACTACGGCAGAGCATAGCACTTTCACGGGTGCAGAAGGTGAAATAACCGTAAACACAACAAAAGATACTCTTGTTGTTCACGATGGCTCGACTGCTGGTGGTTTCGAAATAGTAAGTTTGGCCGCGTCCCAAACATTAACTAATAAAACATTAACTTCTCCAACATTCACTGCACCGGTTCTGGGAACACCTGCTAGTGGTACCTTAACTAACTGCACAGGATTACCTGTTGCATCTGGCGTTTCTGGTTTAGGAACTGGCGTTGCTACATTTCTGGCCACGCCATCTTCCGCAAACTTAATCTCTGCGATTACGGATGAGACTGGTTCTGGCGCACTGGTATTTGGAACAAGTCCTGCTATCACCACATCTATTACTACGCCAAGCACAACTTTTGCACTAGTAAATACTACGGCGACAACAGTAAACTTTGCTGGTGCGGCGACTGCGGTTACTATTGGTGCTTCAACCGGCACTACAACAGTAAATAATAGTTTGGTGGTCACTGGCGATCTTACGATCAATGGAACTACGAATACTATCAATTCAACAACAATTACTGTTGATGATAAGAACATCGAACTTGGTTCGGTAGCATCACCAACTAACGTCACAGCAGATGGTGGTGGTATTACTCTAAGGGGTACTACAGATAAAACGTTTAACTGGGTGAGTGCAACGGCCGCATGGACTTCATCGGAAGACTTAAATCTTCTTACGGGTAAAGTCTATGAAATCAACGGCACTACCGTTCTTTCTGCCACGGCATTGGGGTCGGGCGTTACTGGTTCTTCACTGACTTCTGTTGGCACGATTGGAACGGGTGTTTGGCAGGGAACTTTGGTAAGTTCTACCTATGGTGGAACAGGCGTAAATAATGGTGGTAGAACCATTACATTAAATACGGGCAACTTAACAATTGCTGCACAGGCAGGTGGCTCATCGCTTACTGCACCATCTACTGGTACAATTGCAACTCTTGCTGGCACAGAAACATTTACTAATAAAACTCTTACCCTTCCAATTATTGATAACATCAAATTAGGTTATACTGCAACTGCCACCGCAGCTGGTACAACTACATTAACTGCATCTAGCAATCGTCAGCAATTATTTACTGGTTCGACTACACAAACTGTTGTTCTTCCAGTAACCAGCACATTAGTCGCTGGTATGGGTTATGATATCGAAAATAACTCAACAGGTAACTTAACAGTGAATTCTTCTGGTGGTAATTTAGTAGCAACAGTTGTTCCAGGAACCAATCTTCACGTAGTTTGTATTGGTACTACTCTAACTACTGCGGCAGACTGGGACGCAGAATTTACAGGATTTGGTACGCTTACAGGTACGGGTTCAGTTGTTCTAGCAACATCACCTACACTAACGACACCAAATATTGGGGCTGCTACTGGTACATCTCTAAGTGTTTCTGGGTCCTTAACTTCCACTGTTGCAACTGGCACTGCTCCGTTGGTAGTCACTTCTACTACTAAAGTTACTAACCTAAACGCAGAACTAGTAGATGGTTACCATGCAACTGAAACCAACACGGCATCAAATATTGTTGTCAGAGACTCGACACGCAAAATCAATCACAGCGGTGCCGTTCTTTCAGGTTCTACGTCAGGAACAACTACGGTAGTTGCAACTGCAATTGCAGGAACTACTACTTTAACTTTACCTGCCGCCACAGATACGCTGGTTGGTAAAGCAACTACCGATACTCTTACAAATAAAACTCTCACTACACCGGCAATCAATGGTGCAACTGTGGGTGTTTCTGCGACTGTTACAGCTGGCACTAATGCTCAGGGTCAAGGCGCACTGACATCCGATTATAACGTAATAACCACCGCGGCATCTGCTCCATCTGGAGTAACTCTTCCGACTGCTACTACTGGACGTAGAATTGTTATCGTAAATAAGGGCGCAAATATCATCAATATCTATCCTGCAACTAGTGGATATATTGATGCGCTTGCAATCAACACCGCAACTTCGCTTGCACCAAACGGAACAATGGAATTGATGGCATCATCTACAACTCAATGGTATTCTATTGACCGACTTGCAATTTACAATGCAGCGGGAACATTGTTGAACTAATATGGCCACAACAATCCAAATAAAAAGCAGTGAGACCGTAAATTCCGTTCCAACTGCGGGTCAGTTGTCAACGGCTGAACTTGCGGTAAACTTGGCCGACGGGAAGCTATTCTCGAAAAAATCTGACGGAACAATCGTCACTCTAGCTGGCAATACAACCGCCACAACATATTATATTCCCACAATTCTAGGATTGATTACTGAGACTGCCGACTTTGGTACTGACTTTGGTTCTATTACTTCGGCTGTTAGCAGCGGTAATATGCAAGATACTAATACGAACAGTGATGTTACGTTCGATTCAGTTGAAACCTCCAGTATAACTATTGGCGGGAAACAAGCGGTCAACGGTCCAGCATTCAGTGCTTATGCAGCCGCTACTGTGCAAACAATTACCAGCGGTTCACAGCAAAAGGTGTTATTCCAAACCGAAGAATTTGATACTAACAACAACTTTGCCAGTTCACGTTTCACACCTACAGTAGCAGGTTACTATCAATTAAATGCTGAGGTTCGTTTTGATGGAACATCTGGCACAGGTGAAATGATGATTGTTCTTTATAAAAACGGTTCAGAATACAAGCGCGGCACAAACCAACAAGGCACACAAATAGCATCAAATTTCTGGGCGATGCAGGTTAGTTCGTTAGTATATGCTAATGGAACCACTGATTACTTTGAAATATATGTTCAACAAGGTTCTGGTGGAAATTTAAATGTTACTGCTGTTAACAATCCGGCTATTACTTGGTTTAACGGTTGTATGTTGCGCGGGGCGTAATATAAATAGTCCGAAAGAGGAATACAAATGGCAATTTCATCAAGACAAGGACTAATCGATTACTGTCTTCGCAGACTTGGATTTCCAGTAATCGAAATCAACGTTGATGACGATCAAATACAAGATCGTATCGATGATGCATTACAGTATTTCCAAGAGTTTCATTTTGATGGTGTAGAGAGAGTCTATCTCCAGCATCAAGTAACTGGCGCAACCCTAAGATTTTCTGGCCTTTCTACACCTTCTTTTGAAGACGGTGAAACGCTTATAGGCGCAACTTCTGGTGCATCTTGCAAAGTAGTATCAATCAGCGGTACAACTTTGAGTGTGTCTAAAGTTTCTGGTACATTCCAATCGGCAGAGACTGTCACTGGACAAAATTCTGGATTCAGTAGAGCATTAGCAACGACGAATTTTTACACCGCAGGTGATATTCAGAATGGATATGTATCCATCCCAGATGCCGTCATCGGTGTAATTAGAGTGCTTCCAGTCAATGGACCTAGCTCAGGTATGAATAACGCAAACAATATGTTTGATGTTATTTACCAATTCCGTATGAACGACATGTATAATCTCTTGTCGGCCGATATGATTTACTACACTCAGATGAAGCAATATTTGTCAATGCTCGACATGCTTCTTGTCGGTGATAGATCATTCGCATATAATCGTAAGACAGATAAGCTAGAAATTCATTGCAATTGGGAAGATGTATTCGACCCTGGCGATTTTATCATTGTTGAATGCTATCGTATTGTTGACCCAAATACATACACGCAAGTATATGATGACCGATTCCTCAAAGAATATGCAACCGCATTGATTAAAAAGCAATGGGGTGATAACATGAAGAAGTTCGGTGGAATGCAATTACCAGGCGGTATTGTCATGAACGGACAACAAGTCTATGATGAAGCGGTAGAAGAAATTAGAATGATCCGTGCAGACATGCAAATGAGTTCGGAGCTGCCCGTCGATTTTATGGTAGGATAAAAAATGGCAACAACTAGAAAAATTTTCACGGCAAACATGGGTGGTACTGTTGCCACCAATTATATTGGTCGCAGGGGAGAGATATTTTATGATGATACTACAGGGGAACTTCGCAGATCAGATGGTGTAACTCCAGGCGGCATTTCAATTTTAACTCCATCCAATACCGATCGCACTCAAGGATGTTTTCACAAGAAAGCAAACATAACAGCCGCTGCTTCTAATACTGTGTATGCATTTGACTGGTATACAGATACTACTGCACATTTAACTGATGATGTAACTGTCACATCTGCCCAACCATCTAGAGTGGTGCTTTCCAACGATGGTACTTATAAAGTATTTTTAGAAATGCAAGTAAAAAGCACTGGTAATGCCGAGCGTGATGTTTTTATTTGGTTAGCAAAGAATGGCGCTGACATTGCTGAAACTGCCGTTAAGATTCAAATCAGAGGTGGTGGGTTGGTAAACCCAGTATATCAACTACTTGCCAAACAATGGATTATTGACGATATTGAGGCCGACGATTATATTGAATTGCGCTTTGCTCTAAGCGATCATGACAGAATTAGTCTCGAATACACCGCCGCACAAACTACACCTTATGTGAGACCTGCAGTTGCAAGTGCAGTCTTTACGATAACATCGGTATAATTTATCGTGCCTACCAACTTCTACTTTCAATCAGGAAATACTTCAGGTACAACAGGCGAACAACGTCTGCTGGAGGATTTGATTATCGAAAGTATGAAAATTTATGGGCATGATGTTTATTATCTACCTAGAACCATAATGAACAAAGATAATATTCTACTTGAAGACCCATTATCATATTTTGCTCAGGCATATCCCCTAGAAATGTATCTTGAAAATACAGAAGGTTTCGAGGGTGAGGGTGAGTTATTGACAAAGTTTGGCTTTGAGTTTAGATCGAATGCTACTTTTGTTGTTGCTAGACGCCGCTGGGAAGAATCTGTGGGTCGTAATGCAGTCAATCTACAGCTACCAGAACGTCCAGCGGAAGGCGATTTGCTTTTCTTTCCTAAGACAAAGACTTTCTTCCAAATCAATTATGTGGATTTTCTAAATCCATTCTACCAACTCGGTAAGATTTACACATATAAAATGTCTTGTCAAGTATTTGAATTTAGCTCAGAGACTATTAATACTGGCATCGAAGAGATTGATAGTATCACAGATGGTAAAACACAGGATACTCTCGGATGGCAACTTATTATGCAAAGTGGAGATTATGTCCTCGATAGTAAGGCAGCCACGATTATTCTACAACAGAGCGGTACAGCCAATGTTGACCCTCTAGACCAGACTAACGATATTGAAACAGAGGCAGGTGAATTCTTAGACTTTACCGCATTTAATCCATTCGGTGAAGTTCAAATAAGGACAGCGGCATAATGTTTTTGAAACAACAATTCTATCACCAGCACATTCGTAAAGCAATCATTGCTTTCGGAACTATATTCAATCAACTTACGGTTCAGCGCAAAAATGCAGCGGGTGAAATTGCACAGTCAATTAGAGTTCCGTTGGCATACGGACCTAAAGATAAGTTTCTAGCAAGAGTTGCCGCGGTATCTGGAAATGACCCTGCTTCTGTGGCGATTACATTACCGAGAATTGGTTTTGAGATTACGGGTCTTCAATATAATCCACAACAGAAATTAAATATTCTTACTAAGAATATAGCAGTGGGTGTTGGAGATGATGCTGATAAAGTGAGAGTTCAATATACTAGCACACCGTATAATCTGTCAATCTCTTTATTCATTATGACTAAAAATCAGGACGACGGCCTTCAAATCATCGAACAAATTTTACCGTTCTTCAATCCAGATTTTTGTGTGTCTATCACAGATATACCAGAGATGGGAATCAAAAGAGATTTACAAATTATACTAGAGAATATTTCGTATGAGGATAATTACGAGGGTGAGTTTACTCAGAGACAATCAATCATATGGAATTTAAACTTTACACTTGGTGTAAACTTCTATGGTCCAGTTGATATGCAGGGTTACATTAAAACTGCTATTGCAAATACATATGCAAATATCAATCCTGATCCCGACACCTCTGAAAAAATTAAATATCAAGTAACCTATACGCCTAATGATGCATCCTATCTAGACGATTGGAGTTATGTGGAGCAATTTGATGAAGCCTACGAATAATCAATACGATAAACTAGATGCCATTTTTGGCACTCACATGGACGAAGTTCTAAGTTCGAAAGAAGAAAAACTACCAGCAGTGGTCGAAGAACCACCGGTACCAGTAATTGTGTCCACCGGTGATGATATCGAGGATGATTATCTAGCGGCCCGAAAGAAACTAAACGATTTGATTGGTACCAGTCAACAGGCACTCGATGGTATGTTGAATGTCGCTCTCGCAAGCGATAGTCCTCGTGCGTATGAAGTTGTAGGTCAGTTGATAAAAACCACTGGCGATGCTGCAAAAGACCTTCTTGATTTGCAAGCCAAGAAAAAGAGATTACGAGAAGAAGAACCCAAGAAACAGAATATTGATACACAAAACAATATAATCTTTTCAGGTTCCACTTCCGATTTACTCAAAGCATTGAAAGCAGAGAAAGCAAAAGTCATAGATCATGAGTGAGGAATCCTCGTACCACGGTAATATTAACTTAAAGCCGATTGGTCATAAACACAACTTCACACTAGAACAACTGGCAGAAATTGAAAAGTGCCAGGAAGATCCAATTTATTTTATTGAAAACTATTGTCAGATTGTTACACTGGACTATGGTCTCCAGCTGTTCAAGTTGTATGATTGTCAGAAAGAAAAAGTTCTTCACATTCTTGGAAATCGTAAAGCAATTCTGATGGAAGGACGCCAGCAGGGTAAGACTATTACCTCTGCAGCCTGTATTCTTTGGTATACTCTCTTTCAAGACAGCAAGACGGTCGCTATCATGGCCAACAAGACGGCTGCGGCCCGTGAAGTTATGGCTCGTTATCAGGGTATGTATGAAAACTTACCGCTATGGATGCAGCAAGGTGTCAAGACATGGAACAAAGGTGACGTAGAGCTGGAGAACGGCTCTAAGATTTTTACCGCTGCTACAACCGCATCTGGTATTCGTGGTAAGTCAGTTAACTGGCTATACATTGACGAAGCGGCAATTATTCCAAATACCGTCGCAGAACAATTCTTTGCTTCTGTTTATCCTACCATTTCTGCTGGTCAGACAACAAAGATTCTTCTGACTTCTACTCCTCTCGGCTACAATCACTTCTGGAAGTTCTGGAATGAAGCGGAGAAGGGTAACAATGGCTTTGTGCCAATGTTCATTCCTTACCACAGAATTCCGGGTAGAGATGAAGCATGGGCAGAAGAACAGCTCCGCTTACTTGGAGAACTAAAGTTCAACCAAGAAGTTCTCTGTGAGTTTCTTGGCTCAAGCAACACACTGATTAGTGCTAAGACTTTGGGCGCTATGAGTTCTATCGATCCTATTCACACGAAAGATGGACTGGATATTTTCGAAGAACCAATCGAAGGCCATATCTATGCAATGGGTGTAGATACGGCTCGCGGTGTAGGTGGAGACTATTCTGCTTTCACACTTTTGGATGTTACCGAAGCGCCATACAGACTGGTGGCTAAGTATCGTGATAATAAAATTGCTCCGATGCTGTTTCCTAACATCGTAGCTAAGGTAGGTACCGAATACAACAAGGCATATATTCTTGTTGAAATTAATGATATCGGTCAACAAGTGGCAGATATTTTACACATGGAGTTAGAGTATGATAATATTCTTACTACCGTTAAGACTGCACTAAAGCAATATCTATCACCTGGCTTTGGTACAAAGACCCAGCGCGGTGTTAGAATGACGAAGCAAGTAAAGAGACAGGGATGTTTTGCCCTTAAATCTCTACTCGAAGAACAAAAATTATTAGTATTTGATGCGGAAACTATTTCCGAGTTCTCTACTTTCATTGAAAAGCAGGGGTCTTGGCAGGCAGACGAAGGTTACTTTGATGACCTTGTAATGAGTCTTGTTCTATTAGCATGGATGACAAGTAATCCATACTTTAAAGATATGACAAATGTTGACATTCGTGAGAAGATGTATAAAGATCAAATGGACAGCATCGAGGATGAACTAACTCCATTTGGGACAATAAGCAATGGACACCAAGAAGACTATTTCGTATCAAATGGTGATTTATGGACAGTGTCCCAAGATGATGATGAACCTCGCCGCTCAGGTTGGTTACTGTAACTTTCACATTTTTATAAATAAAAACATAAAAAGACAAGTTAATATTGTCAAGTTTACAACGAGGAGAAGAATATGGCTTTTCAATTATCGCCAGGTGTCCTAGTAGCAGAAAAGGATTTAACAAACGTTATTCCTGCCGTATCGACTTCGGCAGGTGCGTTTGTAGGTAACTTCAACTGGGGCCCAGTATCAGAAATTTTTACCGTAGGTTCAGAAAATGAACTACGCAAGTATTTTGGTCTACCACTAGACAGCACCGACTGGTTCACTGCCGCCAACTTCTTGGCATATGGCAACAACCTGCAGCTTGTTCGTGCAGCGGGCGAAGACGCATTAAATGCTACCGCAGAAGGTACTGGCGTATTTATTCCAAATCAAGATGTTTATGAAGCAGTTTATGCATCAGGCAGCACAAATGACCATGGTGAAGTAGCTGCTAAATATCCTGGTATATACGGCAACAGCCTCGAAGTTCAATATGCCGACGCAACTTCGTTTGCAGGCTGGGAGTATGCTTCATACTTTGATGCTGCACCAGGCACAAGTGCGCAGGCTGCGGCTGTTGGCTGTTCAAATGACGAACTACACATTGTAGTTGTCGATACAGCTGGTCGTTTTTCGGGTGCAAACGGTACAGTAGTTGAAAGATTTGCTTTTGCTTCTAAGCAACTTGGTAACAAGCTGGCAGATGGTACAAACAACTACTACAAAGAAGTTCTAAACCAGCAATCACAGTATGTCTGGTGGATGGATCACCCAGAAGGTAGAAACTGGGGTGCGCCTGCCTCAACTGCATTCGATGGCACAGAAGCGGACGGTCAAGCAACTGGCCAAGACCCTCTAGTCATGGATTTAGATGGTGGTGCCCTTGATACTCCGTCAACCGGCGACCTGCAAGATGCATATAGCCTGTTTGCAAACAAAGAGATTGTCGATATTTCACTCGTTCTAACTGGGGGTCACGCCGCAAGCGTAGTTCAACACGCAATCGATAACATTGCATTGGCTCGCCTAGATTGCGTTGTATTCCTTTCGCCACCTCTTGCATCTGTATACAACAATGCTGGTAATGAAGCTGCCGATGTCGTTGAATATCGCCAAGAAGATATCAATCGCAACACTTCATACGCCGTTATGGACTCCGGTTGGAAGCGCCAATATGATCGCTATAATGATGCATACATCAATGTTCCTTTGAACGCTGATACTGCTGGTCTATGCGCCCGCACAGATCAAACAAACGATGCATGGTGGTCACCTGCTGGCTTCAATCGCGGTCAACTCAAGAATGTTGTTAAGTTAGTTTGGTCTCCAAATCAGACAGAACGCGACACACTTTACAAGAATGGTGTTAACCCAGTAGCTACCTTCCCAGGTGAAGGCACTCTACTGTATGGTGATAAGACACTTCTTGCTAAGCCAAGCGCATTCGACCGTATCAACGTTCGCCGTCTATTCATTGTTCTTGAAAAGGCTATCGCAACTGCGGCTAAGTATCAACTCTTTGAGTTCAACGATGTCTTTAGTCGCGCACAGTTCCGTTCGATGGTTGAACCATTCCTACGTGACGTTCGCGGCCGTCGTGGCATCTATGACTTCCGTGTTGTTTGCGATGAAACAAACAACACTGGCGAAGTTATCGACCGCAACGAATTCGTTGCTGATATCTACATCAAGCCAGCACGTTCGATCAACTTCATCTACCTGAACTTTGTTGCGGTTCGTACCTCAGTATCGTTCACAGAAGTTGGCGCCTAATAACCCGACTAAATAGAAATAGGAGATTTATAAATGGATATTTCAAAGTTTAAGGGGTTACTAGGGGCTGGTGGTGCAAGACCAAACCAATTCCGTGTTATTCTAACATTCCCAGGCTACGTTTCTTCGGTGCCTGATACAGAATACTCGCTACTGGTTACTGGTGCGGCACTTCCTGCGTCAACAGTAAACCCAACAATCATTCAATATCGCGGCCGCGAAGTTAAGTTGGCAGGTGAGCGCATCTTTGATCCGTTCACAATCACAGTTGTCAATGATACTAATATGTCGCTTCGTCGCCCATTCGAAGAGTGGATGAATGGCATGAACGATTTAGAAGCCAACACTGGTATTCTAAATCCAATCGACTATCAGGTCGATATGTCAGTTGAACATCTTGATCGTAATGACGACCCACTTATGACTTATGTTCTTTATAATGCTTTCCCGATTAACATGTCGGAAATTGGTTTACAGTATGGTCAGAATGACGTAATTGAAGAGTTCACAGTAACCTTTAACTACTCACATTATCTGACTGCATAATTCAATCCAACTAGGATAATTTAATGCAGATTTTTGGTTATAAAATTGAAAAGTCTACGGCGCCACAAACTGAGAAATCATTTGTGGCGCCAACGGACGATGGTGGCGTAGAAACTATCAGAGCCGGTGGCTACTATGGTACATACATCGATATCGATGGTACCGCAAATAATGAAATAGAATTAATTCGTAAGTATCGTGATATTTCTATGATGGCAGATATTGATACTGCTATCGATGATATCGTAAATGATTCAATTGCAAATCTTGACGACGAAGCACCAGTAAAACTTGATCTTGACGAAGTAGATTTGTCAAAGAATATTAAAAAAATGGTGCAAGAGGAATTCCAAACACTTCTCAATATGTTGGACTTCAATCTAAGAGCGCAAGATTACTTTAGACATTGGTATATTGATGGCAGACTATTCTTCCATAAGGTTGTTGATACTGCCAATCTAAAGAAGGGTCTAACGGACATTCGTTATATTGACCCGAGAAAAATTAAGAAGATGAGAGAGATCCTTAAAGAAAAGGATACAAAAACGGGCGTAGAGTTCATTAAAGATATTAAAGAATATTTTATCTACAATGAACGTGGTCTAGTTCCAAACAAGACATTCACTCCAGCTGCATCACTCACTTCAACAGCCGGTGCCACCATGCGCATCGAAAAAGATTCTATCTGCTTTGTTCCTTCTGGCTTGAAGGACATGGACAGAAACATGCCACTTTCTTATTTGCACAAGGCTATTCGCCCAGCAAATCAGTTGCGTATGATGGAAAATGCCGCAGTCATCTATCGTATCACTAGAGCGCCGGAGCGCCGTGTATTCTACGTTGACGTTGGTAATCTTCCAAAGATTAAAGCCGAACAGTATCTCAAGGGTATCATGAACCAGTATCGTAACAAAGTTGTTTACGATTCTCAGACTGGCGAAATCCGTGACGATAAAAAGTTTATGTCAATGCTTGAAGATTTCTGGTTGCCGCGCCGCGAAGGTGGTAGAGGCACACAGATTGAAACTCTACCAGGTGGTCAGGGTCTAGGCGAAATGGGAGACATCGAATACTTCCAGCGCAAACTATATCAAGCGTTGAACGTTCCTATGTCAAGACTGGAACAACAGACCGGTCTAAACTTTGGTCGTGCCGCTGAAATCAATAGAGACGAATGGAAGTTTACGAAGTTTATTTCTAAACTGCGCCGCCGTTTCACACTTCTATTTGATGATCTACTAAAGACACAACTTATTCTCAAGGGTATCATTACTGAGGCCGATTGGGAAAAGATGAAGTATGATATCAAGTATGTTTTTGCAACAGATGCTTTCTATACAGAATCCAAAGAACAGCAAATTCTACAATCTAGAGTTGAAATTCTTCAAGGTGTTGCACCGTTTATCGGCACAATGTATAGTAAAGAATACGTTCAAGAAAATATTCTCAAATTGTCAGACGACGAAATTGAAGCGATTAAGAAGCAAAATGATGCAAGTCCTCCTGAAGTTTCGCCGCCCGACTATTCACCACTAGAAGGCGAACCGCCAGCGGCGATTCAACAACAAAATCAAGGACAAGATGATGGACAACAGTAACATTAGTGACTTAATAAATAACATTGAAAGCGGCACTTTTGCAGATGCCGAACAAGTTTTTAATGATATTATGGACCTTAAAGCAGGCGAACATTTAGATCAAATGCGACAAGATATGGCAGCCGGAATTTATAACGACACGCCAGAAGATAATGATGTTGAAGATTTCGACCACTATGAAATCACCGACGAAAATGACCATGGCGATTTAGAAGAAATAGAGGACACCGATGACGACCTATAAGCAACTTCAAGAGCGCATCAACATGGCGAAAGCCAAGATGGGTGATGTCATCAAGGACTTCCAGGACTCCGATGCTCCTCAATTCAAAGGCAAGTCGGACGAAAAGCGCCGCCAGATGGCGATTGCAGCTAAGTTGTCCAACGAAGAAGTTGAACAGACCGACGAAGGTTATCACGTAATGCGTAATGGTCAATCAATCAGTTATCATCAAGATAAAGAATCGGCTGACAAGCGGGCAAGCGCCTCTAATATGCGTGGCGGTTCTAATGCTACCGTTGTTAAAGATGAACGCGGCGTTAAAGAAGAACTAAAGGGCGACCAACATAAGATTGACGCCAATAAGAATGGTAAAGTTGACGGGCACGATTTTAAACTTCTTCGCGCTAAGAAGAAATAAGTAAAGGGAATAGTAAATGGCAACGAAAACGGTACTAAAGTTAACACAAGTTCACGGCGTGGTCAAAGTGCGCGGGACTGGGAACGCCACTATTGCCCTTGCTACCGACCTAAAGAAGTCATCTGAAACACAGTCTTCACCCCTGGTGAATATTCGCACACTTCACTGGGCGTTGTCAGTAGGTTCTACTGCTACTATTACTAGAGACAGCGAAGTTCTATATTATCTTTCCGGTTCAGGCAAGATGGAATTTATGGGATGGTCAGATAACGAAGAAAACGGATCAGATATTGTTGTAGATTTTTCGTCAGGAACTGGCGCAGTAGTTCTAGAACTTGCTAAGGTTTCCGGTTATGGCTCACAACAACATCAAAATCAAGGAGACCTAGGCTAATGAAACTTATTACCGAAGTCAACGACCAAGTTCGTTATATCACAGAAGAGAAAGCTGGAAAGAAATCTTTATACATTGAGGGTGTCTTTCTACAATCAAATCTAAAGAACCGCAATGGACGTATGTATCCGGCTGAAATCATGGAGAAAGAGATTTCTCGTTACATGAAAGAAGCAGTTGAAAACAACAGAGCATTCGGTGAACTAGGACACCCAGATGGGCCGTCGATTAATCTGGATCGTGTATCGCATATCGTAACAGAACTTCGTCGTGACGGCGATAACTGGATAGGTAAAGCGAAACTGACTGAAACACCAATGGGCAACATCGCTCGTGGTCTAATTGAGTCTGGTGGTCAACTTGGCGTTTCGTCAAGAGGCCTCGGTACCTTGAAGGAAAACAGAGACGGCGTCCAAGTTGTGCAAGATGACTTTCATCTTGCAACAGCAGCCGACATCGTAGCTGATCCTTCTGCACCAGATGCTTTTGTTCGTGGCATCATGGAAAATAAAGAATGGGTAGTTGTGAATGGTGTTTGGACCGAACAGCATTGCGATATGTCCAAGAAGTATATTAAGAAAGCAAGTAAGAAACAACTCGAAGAAGCAAAACTGCATGTCTTTGAACGTTTCTTACATCATCTTTCTTCAAAGTAATATTTTTATAAATAGAATATAAAAATCCATTTAGGAGACGCAAATGAGTGTAGAAAACAAAATCAGAGAGTTGCTAACTAAGAAGCAACTATCCGAAGAAGTTCTAGACGAAAAGGTTGCTGGAGACACAACCAACCCTAAGCAGGGTTCGTCAGAAGATGCCGCAATCGAGGGCAAAATGGGCGCATCAAAGGGCAAGGATACTTCTATCGCAGCTAAGGTAGCTGGCGATCAGACGCAACCTCGTCAAGGTGATTCCCAAGACGCTCCAATTTCCAGCGAACGTGATGAAGAAACTGATAATCCAGGTGCTAAGGAAGCTGCTCCAGTTTCCAGCAACCAGGCTACACTTTCTCAGGGTGGTGCAGGTAATGCACCTAACTTCACGACCCATAGTGACCCAACTTCGGTTGTAAACATGGCATCGTCAAAGGGTAATGTTCATCAAGAAGAAACAGAGGAAGATGGCGAAATGATTGAAGAAGATTTCACTGCCGATCTCGCTACCCTCTTTGATGGTAACGAAGACCTATCAGAAGAATTCCGTGGCAAAGCATCGTCGCTCTTTGAAGCAATGGTAACTGCCCGTGTAGCTAATCAAATTCAAACCATCGAGGAAGGCCTCATCTCAGAAGCCGCAGAATTGATGGAAGAGTTCAAGGCTGACTTGACCGAGAAGGTCGATTCTTATCTTAACTATGTAATTGAAAAGTGGGTTGAAGACAACGCACTTGCTGTTGAAAATGGTCTCCGCACAGACATCGCGGAATCATTCATCAATGGCATGAAGAACCTGTTCGCAGAACATTATATTGATGTTCCCGAAGAGAAATATGATGTGCTTGGTGAAATGCAAGCCCAACTAGAAGAAGTATCTGCTAAGTTGGACGAGGCAATTGCTGCAAATGTAGAACTGCACAATAACAATGTAGACCTCATGAAGGAAGGCGTTTTCGCCGTCGTTGCTGAGGACCTTGCAAAGACCGATGCTGAAAAGTTTAAGTCGTTGGTAGCTGATGTAGAATTCGAGAACGCAGACATTTTTGAAGAAAAGCTAAACGTCATCAAGGAAAATTATTTCCCTGCTTTTAAGTCGACCATTGTGGAAGACAAGCTAGAAGATGAAGGCGTTGAAGTCTTAGACGAATCGACAGTCAGTAAGTATGTCCAAGCACTGGATAAGATTGCTGCTCAAAAGTAATTTTTTATAAATAAAAGATATTGACACACAAGGAGAAAACTAAATGTTTCTTTCAGAACAACTACAAAAGAAGTGGGAACCTGTTCTAAATCACGGCGGTCTCGGCGAGATTAAGGACAACTACCGTCGCGCAGTTACAGCCGTCGTTCTTGAAAACCAAGAAAAGGCCCTTCGCGAAGAAAAGTCTGCACTTTTCGAAGACGCTCCAGCAAATAACATTGCTGGTTCGGGTGCATCAAACATCGACCGTTATGACCCAATTCTCATCTCGCTCGTTCGTCGCGCTCTTCCTAACCTAATGGCTTATGACGTAGCTGGCGTTCAGCCGATGACTGGCCCAACTGGCTTGATCTTCGCTATGAAGTCAAACTACAGCACACAAGACGGCACAGAAGCTCTCTTCAACGAAGCTGATACAGACTTCTCGGGTACTGGTACCCACGATGGTTCGAACCCAGTTGACGGTACCTACACAACTGGTACTGGCTTGGCTACTTCTGCGGCAGAACGTCTCGGCGCAGGCGGCGAAGGTGACGGCGATTTCGGCGAAATGGCATTCAGCATCGAAAAGACAACTGTTACTGCTAAGACACGCGCTCTAAAGGCAGAATACACAGTTGAACTGGCACAGGATCTTAAGGCTATTCACGGTCTTGATGCTGAATCAGAACTTTCGAATATTCTTTCGCAAGAAATTCTAAACGAAATCAACCGCGAAGTTATCCGCACAATCTACAAGGTTGCTAAGACAGGCGCTGCTTCAACAGCAACAGCTGGTACTTTCGACCTTGACGTTGACTCGAACGGTCGTTGGAGCGTTGAGCGTTTCAAGGGTCTTCTGTTCAACATCGAACGTGACGCTAACGTAATCGCACAAGATACCCGTCGTGGTAAGGGTAACTTCATCATCTGTTCGTCAGATGTTGCGGCTGCTCTAGCTATGGCTGGTGTTCTTGACACTGGTCGCGCCCTACAAGGTTCGCCAACTCTTGAGTCGGACGACACAGGCAACACCTTCGTTGGTACAATCGGTGGTAAGAAGGTTTACATCGACCCTTACTCAGCTAACACAGGCGCTGCTAGCCAGTTCTACGTTGTTGGTTATAAGGGCGCTACAGCATATGATGCTGGTCTCTTCTATTGCCCATACGTTCCACTACAAATGGTTCGTGCTATCGACCCTAACAGCTTCCAGCCAAAGATTGGCTTCAAGACACGTTACGGCATGATTGCTAACCCATACGTAACACAGTCGAACGGCACAACTGACGGTGATACATTCACTGCCAACCGCAACCAATACTATCGTCGCGTTAAGGTTACTAACCTTATGTAATCGATACCTTCCCATTAGAGGAAGGGTTGCAAGAAACTGGGGGGAGCAGAAATGCTCTCCCCTTTTTCGTTATAAATAATAGACGGAGAAAGATATGTCAAGACGAACTTTAGATAAACCTGAGACTTTAAATTATCTGAAACCAAATGGTTTTCAGTTTAATATCGACACGCTTCCTAATGTATCGTTCTTTTGCCAGTCGGCAAACATACCTGCATTGTCAATCGGTAACGCATATATTGCCAACCCGTTAGTAGACTTCACTGTTCCTGGCACCAATCTTACGTATGATGAATTGACCATAAAGTTTATCGTTCAAGAAAACTTCCAAAACTATATTGAGTTGCACGATTGGTTAATTGGTCTAGGCTTTCCAGAAGAGCGAAATCAGTATAAACAATTTAAACAAGCCAGAGGCGGTACTGAAAAAGGATTTAGCAGCTCCGGGGATTATTCAGACGGAACATTGGTTGTTCTAGATTCCGATCTAAATAAAACAATGGAAATCAAATTCATTGATTGTTATCCAACAACTTTACAGGGGTTGGAATTTGATATCAGTGATGGTAATGCACAATATTTAACCGCACAGGTCACTTTTAGATATACGATGTATAAGTTTGTTCAATAACTATTGAGGTTTTATTATGAAATTATCAGAAGTCCAAGAAATGTGGACAGGCGATTCTAAAATAGATGAGTTAAATCTAGGTAGAGAATCCACTAAAACACCAGAATTACATGCAAAGTATTTGAATATTCTTTCGAATACTAAACTGCAACTGCGAAAAGCAGAAGCGGATTACTATCGTCTACGGCGTGATAAAGGTAAATACTTTCGCGGTGAAATGACGCTAGATGAACTACAGGATAAAGGCTGGGACCAGTATCAAGGTCTAAAGCCATTGAAGCATGACATGGAAGACCGCATCAATTGTGATGAAGATATCATTCGCGCAATGGATAAAGTGGAATATGTGAAAGCCCTACTCTACCAGCTGGAGCAAATTATACGCTCACTAAATAGTAGAACATGGGATATTAAGAATGCCATTGAGTGGACTAAATTTACAAACGGACTAATGTGAGTGATTTAACAGTTTCCAAAAAAAATGAAGTGCATCTAAAGGTCGATTGTGACCCCGGTATTGCACAAGAAATAAACGATTACTTCACTTTTGAAGTCCCGGGTGCACGTTTCATGCCAACGTATCGCGCCAAACTTTGGGATGGTAAAGCCAGACTGTTCAATATCTGGACAAAAGAACTCTATGTTGGCCTATTACCATATCTCAGAGAATTTGCGGAAAGACTAGACTATACCGTAGACGTTGATATGGAACGTATCGGGGACCCAGTCACTATAGAGGATGTGCAGAAGTTTGCGGAATCGTTGAACCTACATAGCCAAGATAAACCGATTGAGACTAGAGACTACCAGTTAGAAGCGGTCAAATATGCTATTCGCATCGGTCGCACGTTGCTGCTATCACCTACCGCATCTGGTAAGTCGCTCATCATCTATCTGCTAATGCGTTACCATCAACAGTTTGGCCGCAAACAACTTATCATTGTTCCCACGACATCACTCGTTGAACAAATGTATAAGGACTTCCAAGACTACGCATCACACACAGACTGGTACGTATCTCAGAACTGCGCCAAGATTTATGCTGGGCATGAAAAATCAAACGAAGCATCTATTGTAATTTCCACCTGGCAGTCCATCTATAAGCTACCGAAAAAATTCTTTGATGAGTTTGATGTAATCTATGGCGATGAAGCGCATTTGTTTAAAGCAAAGTCGCTAACATCTATCTTTGATAAATGCGTTAACACAAAGTATCGCATCGGTACCACCGGAACATTAGATGGAATGAAGACCCATAAACTCATTCTTGAGGGTCTATTCGGTAAAGTTAAAAAAGTTATCTCGACTAAGGAACTGATGGACCAAGGCTCAGTGGCTGACCTGGATATTCACTGTATTCTTCTAGACTACACAGACGAAGAAAAGAAGGCACTAAAGACCTACACATATCAAGAAGAAATGGACTGGCTGGTTACTCACCCCAAGCGCAACAATGTTATTAAGAACCTAGCCACAACTCAAACAGGCAACACGCTTGTTCTGTTTCAGTTTGTTGAAAAGCATGGCCAAGTTTTGTATGACTTGATTGACAATAAGGTTGGAGATACTCGCCAAGTTTTCTTTGTTCACGGTGGAACTGATACGCAACAGCGAGAAGCCATTAGAGATATCACGGAAAAAGAAAAAGACGCTATCATCATAGCGTCCTACGGCACGTTTTCAACGGGTATAAATATAAGAAATCTGCACAACGTCATCTTTGCATCACCTTCTAAATCGCGCATCCGAAATTTACAGTCGATTGGTAGAGGACTTCGAAAGGGTACCGACAAAGCAATGTGTAGACTATTTGACATCGGGGATGACCTAACATGGAAGAGCCGAAAGAACTATACTCTTTCCCATATGGTGGAAAGAATTAAGATATATAATGAAGAAGGTTTCAACTACAAACTGGTGAGAATACAGCTATGACCGATGTGACTGTTCTAAGATTAAAAAATGGCGAAACACTCATTGCAGGTGTTCGCCAAGCAGATGATAATAATTATTGGGTAGATGACCCGATTGCCGTTGTCCCTGTTCAAGTAACTCACGAGGGAGTAAGCGGAGAAACATTTCTCTTGAAGCCCTGGATTGGAATTTCACCGGATAAAAGTTTTCTTTTGGGTGTCGGGGAGATACTCACCTCGGGTTCACTAAAAGAAAATCTGCTACAGCAATACCTAATGTATATCGGCAACGATACGGCCGAGCCAGTCAACGACATTGAAGACTTTGATGAGATGGAAATGCTTCAAGCAAGAATACTAAGAAGCAAAGGATTACTTAATTGAAGTTATTCTTGAAGAGCTACACTCTTCTTATACACCAAGAATCGCTATATGTAAATACTTTTTTCAATAAAAATGTTGCTATATACAAAAAAATGTAGTATAACAAATTATATCATGATGGAGGCCAAATGGTCAAGAATAGAAAAAATAATGTTCACTACGTAGATAACGCTTTGTTTCTAGAAAAGATTACAGAGTATAGAGAACAGGTGCTGGCGGCCAAAGCTCAGCCTGATTATGACCGTAGTAAGAAACCTCGCGTGCCTAATTATCTAGGTGAATGCTTCCTTAAGATTGCCAATCACTTGGCATATAAATCTAACTTCATCAATTATACCTATCGCGAGGAAATGATTCTTGATGGTATTGAAAACTGCATTACTTACATCGATAACTTCGATCCTGCTAAGTCTAAGAACCCCTTTGCTTACTTCACACAGATTACGTATTATGCCTTCTTACGCCGTATTGCGAAAGAGAAAAAGCAACAGGCCGCGAAGTATAGATACATCCGCAATCTAGATGTCCATGATTTAATCACGCAAGATCACGATGGTGGTGATTATGGTAATGAGTTTATTGACTATCTTAAAAAGACAATTGACCTGGTAGAAGACTTTGATAAGCCTGCCGAAGTCAGTAATATTCCAAAACGCCGCCCAAAATATCTGGACAAACAAAAAACTGTTGACTCGGGACTAGATTTAGAGTAATATGTAAACATAACTCTAATCGAAAGGCTTATTATGACTGATATAAACAATCTCAAAATCTCGACACCTGGTGCAAAGACGTTTCTTTCCGAAAACTGGTTCCCTCTCTCCATGTTCGGTGTTGTTGCTCTTGGTCTGGTTTCTGTTCTTTCTAATGTAGCAGAACACCGCGAAGAAGTGCAGACAATTTCGGTACAGAACGCTGGCTGCATCTATCTTGAATCTTCCAAGTTAGGTGAAGGCCAACACTATATGATTTGTAATGGCCAAATTACACTAAAGCGAGTCGCTGATGGTGAACAGACTGACCCCGAACAGGCTCTAGAAGAAGCCATTCCCACAGAAGCGGCCGCTGCAACTAATACAACTGCGCCGCCTACTAAGTAAGGTGAAATATGAGTAAGGAACTTATTGTTCCTGCAATCGTCCAGCAGATGGTCGATAGTATGCAGGACAAGGCAACGCCGTCTAATATCAGACATAACTATATGGTCACGATTGAAAATATTCGAGACTATTGCGATAAGGCATTGGCACAATATGCAAAAGATAATGGATTAAAGCGTAAATGAAAGTAACTGATCCTAATACCGTTCATGTAATGATTGACTTGGAAACTCTTTCGACAAGAGCCAATGCGACCATTCTTTCTATTGGTGCTACCAAGTTCACTATCGGTGAAGGTATTATCGATAAGTTCTACTGTAACATTGATGCTAAATCTTGTAAGACTGCTGGGCTTCATGTTGATAAGTCTACCATTGAATGGTGGATGCAGCAAAGCCCTGCAGCAAGAGACGCACTTCTTACCGACCAACTACCTCTGGCGGATGCATTGCAAAGTTTTTCTGACTGGATTGGCAGAGACAAGGTAATGCCGTGGGGTAATGGCGCTTCGTTTGATATCAGTATCATGGAGTCTGCCTATCAAGCCGTTAGTCTTCCTTATCCTTGGCGCTACAGTAACATCATGTGTTATCGCACCGTTATGAATCTTATGGGTCTAAGCAATGCTAAGATTCGTGCAGCCGAAAATGACACGCATCACCATGCTCTTGATGATGCTATCAGCCAGACCAATACTTTACTTGGAATTCTAAAGTCATGAAAATTGCGTTGATTACGGACACGCACTTCGGTGCTAGGTCAGATTCCATCCCGTTCGATAACTTCTTTGCGAAGTTCTACACAGAAACATTCTTCCCCCATTTGGAACGAGAAGGTATCAAGACTATCATTCACTTGGGTGATGTCTTTGATAGGCGCAAGTTTATAAATTATAATACGTTGAAGAAATGCCGCGAGTATTTCTTTGACAGAACCAGTGATTTGGGTATCGATGTCCATATGATTGCTGGTAATCACGATACTTTCTTCAAGAATACTAATGATGTAAACTCTCTGGACCTTCTTCTCCGTGAGTATGAGAACATCATTACATATTCAGAAGCAGAAGAAATCAGATTAGACGGAAAGAATCTACTGCTTGTTCCATGGATTTGTTCGGGCAACTATGCAGAAACTATGGAGGTAGTAAAGAAAAGCAATGCACAAGCAGTATTTGGACACTTTGAGTTTTCAGGTTTCGAAATGTATCGTGGGCATAAAAATGACCATGGAATGGACACTGTTGACTTTGATAGATTTCCTCTCGTTTGCAGCGGTCATTTCCATCATCGCAGTCGGTCTGGTAACATTGTCTATCTTGGTAATACCTATGAGTTTACTTGGAGCGATTATAATGATCCAAGAGGGTATCACATCTATGATACGGAAACGAATGAGATAGAATTTCATGAGAACCCATTTAAAATCTTTCATAAAATCTATTATGATGACACTACTGGTGACCCTAGTTTGCTTGATCTTAGCGCACTTGTGGGGAGTTGCGTTCGGTTAGTTGTCGTAAAGAAAACCGACTTCTATAAGTTTGACCGCTTTGTAGATAAGTTGTATGACCTAAATCTCATCGAACTAAAAATCGTTGAAGACTTTTCCGAGTTTGAAACAGAAGCTATGGAAGATGAAGAAATGAATATCGAAGATACTATGACTGTTCTTTCTGACTTCGTTGACACTATTCAAACCGATCTAGAAAAGAACCGTATTAAGTCTATTCTCCAGACACTCTATGTTGAGGCACAGAACGTTACTGTATGATTATTTTCAACACAATTCGCTGGAAGAACTTTCTTTCAACTGGCAACCAGTTCACAGAAATCAAGCTAGACCGTTCACCTAACACTCTGATTGTCGGTGAGAATGGTGGCGGAAAGTCAACAATGCTTGACGCATTGTGCTTTAGTCTTTTTGGTAAGCCGTTTCGTAACATCAACAAGCCTCAGTTGGTAAACTCCATCAACAAGAAGCAACTTCTGGTTGAGGTGGAATTCCAGTCGGGTCGCAAGTCGTATAAGATTGTGCGCGGCATCAAGCCTAATCTTTTTGAAATCTATGTTGACGGTGACCTGATTAACCAAGACGCCGCCGCTCGTGACTATCAGAAGTATCTCGAAGAATCTATTCTCAAGTTGAACTACAAGTCCTTCACACAGATTGTCATTCTGGGTTCAGCATCGTTTACGCCATTCATGCAGTTGCCATCTGGCACACGCCGTGAGATTATCGAAGACCTACTTGACATTCAAATCTTTACCACTATGAACGTGGTGCTTAGGGATAAGATGAATGAGTTGAAGGATCGATTGCAAGACGCCGACGGTAAGTTGGAAGTTTTGAAGCAGAAGGCCTCAATTCAGAAAGAATATGTTGACACCCTAGAAGCGAACCGAGAGAAGAGAGTCGATGAAATATTGGAGCGTATTGAGGCTGGTGAGGGGAAGATATCAAGTCTTACCAATCTCGCCAATGATGTGGCGGGGCAGAAAGTTTCGATTGAAGAAGCCCAGAAAAATCTGGGAGACCTTGCAACCAAGCAAAAGAAACTTGACTCCTTCAAAACCAAATTTTCCACTCAACTCCGCGATCTTCAAAAAGAGGTTGCTTTCTACGAGGAAACAGATGAGTGTCCGACGTGCCAACAGGGGATTGCTCACGACCATAAAGAAACTATCGTCTCATCAAGACAAGAGAAAATTCAAGAACTCTCTTCTGGAATGGAGAAACTCCAAGAAGAATTTACAAAACTTGAAGACCTCATTGCGGAAAATGAGATTCTTTCCGAACAAATTTCTGGGTTGAACGCGGAGATTATCACGCACAACAATGAAATTATTGTTCAACAAAGACTGATACAAGCCCTTAATTTGGAACTGGCTGACATTACATCTAAAACTGGTGATATAGATACTGAGAAAAATAAGTTGAAAACTTATGCTAAGGAAGTTCTGACTCAGAACGAAGAAAAGGCCAAGTTGAATGAAGAAAAGCATTACCTGGATGCTGTCTCCACTCTCCTCAAGGACACTGGTATTAAGACTAAGATTATTCGGCAGTATCTTCCAGTTATCAATAAACTGGTGAATAAATATCTACAAGCAATGGACTTCTTCGTGCAGTTTAATCTGGATGAAAAGTTCGATGAAACTATTAAGTCTCGCCATCGTGATGATTTTAGTTACGCATCATTCTCGGAAGGAGAAAAGCAACGCATCGACCTTGCTCTTCTGTTTACATGGCGGACAATCGCTAAGATGAAGAACAGTGTGGCTACCAATCTTCTAATCTTGGACGAGGTATTCGATAGTTCGCTTGATAATAATGGTACCGATTATGTTATGTCTCTGCTAGATACAATTGGCGAAGATACAAATCTATTCGTTATCAGTCATAAGGGCGACCAACTCTTTGATAAGTTTCGCAGTCTTATTAAGTTTGAAAAGAAAAATAACTATAGTGAAATGGTGATATAATGGAATTAATTAAGTTTACTGACCCAACACTTCGGGTAGAGCCAACAGCTTTTGAATTTGGCAAAGAAGATGCTAAAGATTTGGTAGATAGACTATGGACAAAATGTCGAGAACTTCGAGGTTTAGGTTTATCTGCAAATCAGGTAGGAATTGATGCCAAAGTTTTTGTGATGGGTTCAGATGATGATAATCGTAAGAATATTTTTAACCCGAAAATTGTTTCCTCGTCGGAAGAAACTAATCTTGCTAAAGAAGGTTGTCTAAGTTATCCTGGTCTGTGGCTGTCTATCAAACGCCCAGCTACCATCACTGCTTCATATCAGAATGTGGAGGGTGAATATATAGTAGAAGAATTTACGGGATTGCCCGCTAGAATCTTTCAACATGAATATGATCATATGCTTGGATTGAATTTCTCTGACCATGCTTCTGAAATGAAAATGAAGATGGCTATGAAGTCACTAGAAAAACGAGCAAAAAAGTATATTAAAAAATATGTCCAAAACAACCTCTGAATTTATAGTTGATTAATTATTTTTATGTCTATACGATTATTCCATCTTACTTTGCCAGAAAATTTCGTTGATAATGTTTTAGCATTGCGTGGTATAGCCAAGTCTGTTAAACGAAGTAATAAAGGTGGATGGCAAAGTCACCGGTGCAATAGAAAAACTTATTCCTGGGCAGAATCAGTTATAGATAATGTTCAAACTGTAGCCGATGTTACTGGAGATATAACTTGCTGGTATAATATCAATACGGATAGTGATTATAATGAGTGGCACCATCACGATAGGGGTGACACAGATGAGATGTGTGCAGTCCTTTATCTCCAAGTTCCAGAAAATGCTGGTCATTTTGAGTATGAGATTGAAAAAGAAATCTTCCAGATTAAACCATATGCTGGGTTGTTATTATTATTTCCTGATGATTTGATGCATCGTGTTTTACCGAACGAAGGTGATGGCGAAAGAGTCTCCATGGCTTTTAATTTTTGGAAAATGTTGAAATGAATATATTTTATCCCCACGAAAGGTATATTAGAAAATATGTCCAACACAACCTATGATTTCGGATTTACATTCGAAGACCCCTCCGAAACTGTAATTCATGTCCAAGAGCCGTATAGTTCTCAGACGATAGATACAGGCGACCTAAAAGATGAGATTATGGCCAAGCTCTATGACCTTGAAGCCAGACTTCTTAATGTAGACCAGTCAACTCTCATTGCAGAACACAAGAGACTTGTGGAAATGGAAGTTGCAGAAAAATTGAAGCAGGTAGAAGACTTAATTCTACCTTTAATGTATAACCTGATGAAAAATCCTGAAAAGGAATACATCCACTGGCCGAATAGGACACCCATAATTGATAACCAAATTGAAAAGATCACCGCAATCACACGATACTATGAACGAGTTTGATGGTCCTTCGAAAGCTAGATTTTTTGCGCAGCCAGTGGCTACCGCAGTAAATCTATATTTGTGTGGCGAAATCAAAGCCGCAGAAGAATATGTAGAGTGGTTTCAGTTGTTCCGCGCTGCTGGTGAAAATGATATCATTTACATTCGCATCAACAGCGAGGGTGGCGACCTGTTTGCCGCTCTACAGATAGTAAGAGCAATTCAAGAATCGAATGCTACTATTGTCTGTTCGGTAGAAGGCATTTGTATGTCGGCTGCAACACTTATCTTCCTTAGCGCGGACCGCTTCGAACTGTCTGACCATACCATGTTCATGTTCCACAACTATTCAAGTGGCACCATCGGTAAGGGCGGCGAGATGTATGACCAAATCACACACTTCCGTGCTTGGTCTGAAAAACTGTTCACTTCATTCTACAAGGACTTCCTGACGCCAGAAGAAATCAAGTCGATGCTTGATAACAAGGATATCTGGCTTGATGCAGAGGAAGTCGCCAAGCGTTTGAAGAACCGCATCGAAGCAGATGCGGAAGAAGAAGCTCCGAAGCCTAAAAAGACTCGGAAGAAAGCCGTTCCTGCATAAATACTACTTGACATTTCCTTGCGAATCGAGTAGTATATAAACATGATTAGTTTTAAAGAGTTTATAAGTGAGTCGCAAGACGGTGCCGGATTAACTATCTGGGACATTGATGAAACTCTATTTCGCACAACTGCCCGCGTCCATATCATCAAAGATGGTAAGATTATCAAGACGTTAGGTAACAAGCAATACAATACATATAATTTACAGCCGGGTGAGTCCTTCGACTTTAGCGAGTTTAGGGACGCCCGGCATTTTCAATCTACCAGCGAACCAATCGCAAGAGCGATTCGCAAACTGATTGCAATGCACAAGAACATCAAGGCCAAGGGTAGCAAGATGGTTGTTATCACAGCCCGCTCCGACTTTGATGACCGTGATATTTTTCTAGATACATTTCGTAAGCAAGGCATTGATATCGATGATATCCATGTCCATCGTGCTGGCAATCTTGGCGCCATGCCCTCTGCGGCTGCTAAGAAAATCTATATCAAACAATACCTTGACACTGGTAAATATACTCGCGCCCGTCTCTTTGATGACGCGGTGTCCAATCTCCAGATGTTCAAGGACTTAGCGAATGAATACCCTAATGTGAAGTTTGAGCCGTTCTTGGCTCACGAAGATGGAACAATGACTCGTTTTTAACTTGACATTACCATCGATTCGTGTATACTAATAATATAAGGAGAATGATTATGTTTAAGTCTATTGTTTCTAGTATTGTTGCTATCAGTGTTCTTGCTACTCCTGTAGTAGCAGAAGCCAAGGGTCGTGGTGAACACCGCAGTGAACGCCACGAGCGCAAGCGCGGCAATCATATTAATACCGGAGAAGCTATTGCTATCGGTCTTGGTGCCTTTATTCTCGGTGCTGCTATTAAAAACAACAATAGCCGCGACGAGGAAGTTGAGCGCGAAGTTTATGACCGCGAGTATGAATATCACTATCGCAACCGTGATTCATATTATCGCCGTGACCGCAACTGCCGCACCACAGAAGTTACTGAATATGACTACTACGGCAATCGATATATTCGCCGTGAGCGCCGTTGTTTCTAAAAGAATCGCTTGACATTTGGTCGCGAATCGACTATAGTAAATAATGTGATTGATTGATTGATGAGGTTTTGTGATGTCCCAGTTTGCTGAAAAGTCGATTCTCGCCAAGTTGTTGGCGACCGAAAATATCCACGTAGAACACCAGAAGACAAGTACCGCTTACTTCAATCTGGAGACCCGCACGGTCGTGCTGCCGATCTTCAAAGAAACTTCGGCTGACCTTTATGACCTGCTTATCGGCCACGAAGTTGGTCACGCTCTCGAAACGCCTGCCGAGGGCTGGCACTCCAGCATCTCTGAGAAGGGTGTAGGCTTCAAGTCTTTCCTCAACATCATTGAAGATGCTCGTATCGAACGTAAGATGAAGACCCGTTATCCTGGTCTTCGTCGGTCGTTCTACAATGGTTACCAAGAACTCTTCGAAAAGAATTTCTTCGGTGTCGAAGGCATGGATGTCAATAAGCTAAAGTTTATTGACCGCATCAACCTTCACGCCAAAGTCGGTTCGTTTTTGAACGTCAAGTTCTCGGAAGAAGAGCAAGCGATTGTCAATCGTCTTGACGACCTGAACACCTGGGAAGATGTGGTCGCTTTGGCTAGCGAACTCTATGACCGCGCCGAAAATTCCACCGAAGAACTTGACTTCGAAAATTTTCTGAACCAGTTTGAAATGTCGGAAGATAGTGACGGTGAATTCGACCCGTCTGCCGACTACGTTGAAGTTCCTAATTCAGAAAAGTCCGACGCTAAGGACGAACCCAATTCACCTTCTCCTAAAGGTCAGAAGTCGGAAGACGAGACCGAAGAGTCGAAGTCATCTTCTTCGGATGATGCCGAAGACAAGACCAAAGAAGAGAAGGACGATGGTTCATCTGAGGACAGCAAGTCCGAGGACAGCAAGGAAGAAAGTCCTGAGCCAACTTCGTTCACCGATGAAAACTTTCGCCGGAACGAGGATAGTTTGCTTGATGCAAACGCCCGTGAGACGTTCTATGCCAAACTTCCTGTTCTGAACCCTGCCGATTTTATTGTTGGTATCAATACTATCGAAAAGATGTTGGCGTTCTCTGTCGGTGGCGCGGCCAGTCGCGCTGGTAAAACTGTCGAACAGGTCAAGATGGAACTCTACAAGGACTTTCTTGCCAAGAACAGCAAGTACCTCAGTGCAATGGCACAGGACTTCGAACGTAAGAAGAAAGCCAAGTCACTTATGCGCGCCCAGACTTCCAAGACTGGTCGCATCAACATGGACAAGGTTTGGGCTTACAAGATTACCGAAGACTTGTTTCTCCAGAACACGGTTGTTCCCAACGGTCAGAACCACGGTATGCTTCTGTACCTCGATATGTCGGGTAGCATGTCTACTAACATGGCTGGTACCATGGAGCAGCTGGTTCTTCTGGCTTCGTTCTGCCAGAAAGTCCGCATTCCGTTCGAAGTTTATGGCTTCATCACGAACAGCGGTGCTCCACACTCATATTACGATACATTGCGTAGCCGTAATAACTATTCTGACCCCAAGAATCTAGTGATTTCTGATGGTAGTTTCCGTATGCTCCAGCTTGTAACCACTGGCGTTTCTGGTGGTAAGTTCAAGACCCAGATGGCAAATCTTCTGGCTCTTGGCAATACTTATAGTCGCAACTACGCCGACCTGTATCTGGACCGTCCAGCTGCAAATGCTTTCGGCCTTGGTAGCACTCCTCTGGAAGAAGCCATTCTACTCGGCCGCTACATTGCCGAAGACTTCAAGGTGCGCAACCGCGTTGAGGTTCTCTCGTCGGTATTTCTCACCGATGGTGATGGCGATTGTAACTTTGAAACCGTTGGTCCTAACGACCATTATCGCAAGAACCTAGCGATTGTTGACTCTAAGACTCGTCGCACCTTTACGCAGCCACATGATAGCAGCGGTAGCTATCGCAGTAAGTCTTATTGCAAGGCTCTTCTGGATCTTTATCGTAACACCACTGGTTCGCGGATGATTAACTTCTATCTGCTTGGTTCATACGATTTGAAGTATTTCTTGGCCCGCTCTCCTATCACTGGCACAGCGAACGAAGCCGCCAAGAAAGCCTTCAAGAAGGAAGGTGCGGCACTTCTCAAGGACATCAATGGCTTTGATGACCAGTTCTTGATTAAGGCTGGTGCTAGCCTTCAAGTCACGGAAGATACACTGACTGTGGACTCCAACGACAAGAAGGAATTGACTAAGGCTTTCAAGGCTTTTCAAGATAAAAAGTCTATTGGTCGTGTGATTCTTACGAAAATGGTTGATGCTGTGGCGTAAGAATCACTTGACATTTGGTCGCGAATCGACTATAGTGAATAATGTGATTGATGATGTTTGTTTGTGAAAAGGTGATTTTGTTATGACTATTGGTACCCGTGAAGACCTGCTTGCTGCCCTTCGTGCCGCTGATACGAATGGTGGTGTTTTTCGTAAGAAGGATGTTTTTGCCATCGCCCACCCAATGGGCATTGAGAAGTTGAATTGGCTCCTCTCGAAGGAGAATGTCGTTTCTCGTGGTGTTTACAATCTCTCGGCAGAAATGGCTGGTGTGGCACCCGCTGCACCCAAGCCTCGGCCTGTCGCTGAGATTGTCTCGAAGCCCGTTGCTAAGACGGTAATCCAACCTAAGCTGGAAGTCATTGTGGACAACCTGGTTCCTCGTCTTGATGCGACCTACGTTCCGTTTGGCTTTTACGCGGACCTTACCAAGGTTCTCAAGGCAGAAGCCTTCTATCCTACGTTCATCTCTGGTCTGTCTGGTAACGGTAAGACTACGATGGTCGAACAGGCTTGCGCTAAGTTGAAGCGCGAATGCCTTCGCGTCAACATCTCGGTAGAAACCGATGAAGATGACCTGATTGGTGGCAACACCCTTGTCGATGGTAACGTAGTGTACCGCGAAGGTCCTGTCCTCACTGCCATGAAGCGTGGTGCAATTCTTATTCTTGATGAAATCGACCGCGGGTCGAATAAGTTGATGTGCATCCAGGCTATTCTGGAAGGCAAGCCTTACTTCAATAAGAAGACTGGCGAGACTGTCTTCCCCGCTAAGGGCTTCAACGTGATTGCAACGGCTAACACCAAGGGTCGTGGTTCCGACGACGGTAAGTTCATCTCAGCCCAGATTCTTGATGACGCCTTCCTTGAGCGTTTCGCCATCACAGTCGAGCAAGAATACCCATCGGCCAAGGTCGAAAAGAAGATTGTCATGAACAAGATGGAAAAGGCTGGTGCGATTGATGAAGAATTCGCCGACAACCTTGTTACTTGGGCTGAAATCATCCGTAAGACTTTCTACGATGGTGGTATTGACGACCTGATTTCTACTCGCCGTCTGGAACACATTGTCAACGCCTTCGCCATGTTCAAGTCTCGCCAAAAGGCAGTTGAACTCTGCGTTAACCGCTTTGATGCTGATACCAAGTCGGCGTTCCTCGACCTCTACACCAAGGTCGATGCCAAGGTAGATACTGGCCCTACCGATAACGTCAATGAAGACGCATTTTTTGAAGAAACCCCATTCTAAGGAGAACCTATGACAATTAAGTATAAGTATAACGAAGGTGACCTGCTTCGGCAGGTTACCGAATACGTGAATTCAACGTATGACCAACATTACTCCCAGACCAAGTTCCAAGCTACCGAATTCATTATTGATGGTGGTCATGGCGTAGGCTTTACGATTGGAAATATCATGAAGTATGCCCAGCGTTACAGTCATAAGGGAACGCCCGAAGATTGGCGTAAGGACCTCATGAAGGTCATTCACTATGCCATCATTGCTCTACATGTTCATGATAAAGCACAACAGCCTAGTCTAGCAGACCTTTTCAAAGATGCCAAGATAGAACCTGTTACTTTAACTGGTGTATTGCCAACTACGATATCTGGTGGTACGATTTCTGCTACTTTGCCCACCCCTACCCCCGACTGGTCAACATATAATATGGGTACCACTTCTCTCTTGACAACTGACACAAATTCTAGTATAACTGTTACTGGTACTAAGACCAAAAAGAAAAAAGGTTAATATATTATGAAAATTTCCAACGAAACACTTTCCCTTCTCAAGAACTACGCTGGCATCAATACAAATATTCTGTTTCGGCAGGGTAATGTTATTGGTACCGTAAGTCCTGGGAAGAACATCTTTTCACGCGCCACGGTCACTGAAACCTTTCCGCGTGAAATTGCCGTCTATGACCTGAACAGCCTTCTGGCACTTCTGACCCTTATGGAAGATCAGGACGTAGATTTTGGCGAGAACAGCATCAAGGTTAGTAAGGATGGGTCGAAGTTCGAATACTTCTATTCTGATCCTGGCACCGTGACCGCTGCTCCCGACAAGAACCTTGAGATTGAACCTGTGTGGTCGTTCGATCTTTCATCGGATGAAATCAGTATGATTCTCCGCGCCGCATCAATCACCTCGGCACCAATCATCAGCATTGTATCGGATGGCGCCCAGGTTCAACTCAAGGTTGGCGACCCCACCAATTCATCGGCAAACTCCTACACTAAGACTATCAGCACCGATGCTGCTCCTGTGTTTGATTGTCGAGTGAAGACCGAGAACCTCAAGGTCCTGTCTGATAACTACACTGTCACGCTTGGTAAGAAGCGCGCCATGGAGTTTAAGAGTAAGGGTCGTGAACTCGTTTATTATATTGCCATGGACCCTGCGTCCTCTATCTAAGGTGATATAATATGATTGTGACCTATCTGCCATGGCTAATGTCTTGTCTGACAATTTGGATGACACTACTTGCTGGAAACAACCATCCACGTGCCTGGGCAGTAGGTCTAGTCAATCAAGTGTTTTGGGTGACATGGATTATTGCTAGTCAAACTTGGGGATTAATTCCTATGAGTATTGCACTAGGTATTGTTTATGCACGTAATCACTTCAAGTGGAATCCGACAGAAGATATTAAGTAAAATTTAAGGAGATATAATATGACTAAGTTTGAATTTACCTTTAATGCCCGCATCCCTTATGATGCAGAAGAAGACCCTCGCGATGTAACCATTGCGTTTACCACGGGTGACCTTGATGAAGTTGTTCGCCAGTTCAACAAGCTCCTCATTCTTAATGATTTCGACGCACAGGTGGCGATTGTATAATGGCTGAGAAGTTTAAAATTAAGCACAAATGGGATGATGAAGCAAGCGAACAGGAACTACCTGAGATTGTTCCTGCTGTAGTCTTTAAGACCCGTGTCCGCGATAACTCAATTGAAGGTCCAAATCCATTCCGTTGGGAAGATAAGACAACCTATGATTACTTTGCTGGTAAGCGTGTAGTTCTGTTCTCTCTTCCTGGTGCATTCACACCGACATGTTCTACCATGCAACTTCCTGGTTTCGAACAGAACTTCGCGGAGTTTAAGGCCCTCGGTATCAAGGACATCTACTGTGTATCTGTCAATGATTCGTTTGTCATGAATTGCTGGGCCAAAGATCAGAAGATTAAGAAGGTCAAGATGATTCCTGATGGTTCTGCTAAGTTCACTGGTAAGATGAAAATGCTTGTGGAAAAAGACAACCTTGGTTTTGGTCATCGTTCGTGGCGCTATGCATGTGTTGTGAACAACGGTCAGATTGAGAAGTGGTTCATTGAAGGTGATGTTGTTGAAGATAACATCGATTCAGATCCTTATGGTGTAACTTCACCTGAGAATATTCTTGACTGGTTGCGCAACAACTGATATAGTGAATGCTGGTCACTAAGCCAGAGTCCGTGGATGCACTAACATCGCGACGGACATTTTATTTTATTATGGAGAATGAATATGCGTGAAGACTTCCTCTGGGTTGAGAAGTATCGTCCTCGTAAGCTGGACGATTGTATCCTTCCCGACGAACAACTGAATACCTTTCGCCAGTTTGTGGCGACTGGTGAGATTCCCAATATGCTCCTCTGTGGTTCGGCTGGTGTAGGTAAGACTACCATCGCCCGAGCCATTTGTGAGGAACTGGGGTGTGACTATATCGTTATCAACGGTTCAGAAGAATCTGGTATCGATGTTCTGCGCACCAAGATTCGAGAGTTTGCATCCTCTGTCTCGTTTAGCGGCAAGACTAAGGTTGTCATTCTAGACGAAGCTGATTATCTAAATCCAAACTCTACACAGCCAGCCCTTCGTGCCTTCATTGAAGAGTTTGCCAACAACTGCCGCTTCATCTTTACCTGTAACTTCAAGAATCGCATCATTGCACCTCTGCATAGTCGGACTGCGGTGATTGAATTCAAGTTGACTAAGGCTGACCGACCCAAGATGGCTGGTCGTTTCATGAAGCGCCTCGGTGACATTCTTGAAGCCGAGAATGTGCAGTATGATGACAAGGTTGTAGCCGAAGTCCTCAAGAAGCACTTCCCTGATTATCGCCGTGTTCTTAATGAACTCCAGCGTTACAGCGTAAGTGGTACTATCGATGCTGGCATTCTAGCCAATGTCCAAGAAATCAACATGAAAGAACTGGTCGATGCCCTGCGTGGTAAAGACTTCAAGAAGGTCCGTCAGTGGGTCGTAGATAATATCGATAACGATTCCGGTATCATCTTCCGCAAGATTTATGATACCCTTCTTGATGATGTTAAATATCCTGCGGCTCTTATCGTTCTCTTGGCCGACTATCAATACAAGTCTGCTTTCGCTACCAATCAAGAAATCAATCTCGTAGCCTGTCTGGTTGAGATTATGGCTGGAGTGGAGTGGAAGTAATGGATGGTATTCTAGAGGGTCTTGGTGATCCAAAGGTAGAATATAAGCCAGAAGATTATGTAGAGAAAAAAGCTAAGATTTCTCCCTTTGATTTCATCAACGATATTAACCATAAGAAGACCAATCTCATAGTAGATGATTGGTCAGAGAAACAATACAACCCTTGGATTATCAATCGTGGGCTGAGTTTCAGTGCCGATACTGTTATTCCAGCCAACGAGATGAACTGCCGTCCACACCTTGACAAAGCTCTGCAAAATACTTTTCTTATAAATACAATTAGGTCTAGAAAGCGTTTTGATAAATGGATCAAAATCGAAGACGATGCCGAAGTTGAGATGATAAAGGAGTATTATGGCTATAGCAATGAAAAGGCTAGTCAAGCTCTTACAATTCTCTCCGAAGAACAAAAAAAATATATAAAAGAGAAATTGTATAAAGGTGGTAGAAAATGAGCGAAGATTTTTTTGATATTAACTATCCAGGGTATGCACCCTTGGAAGTTAAGTTGGAGAATCCAGACGACTTTCTAAAGGTTCGTGAAACTCTTTCACGTATTGGGGTAGCGTCTCGTAAGGATAAGATTCTTTATCAGTCATGCCATATCCTTCATAAGCAGGGTAGGTATTTTATTGTTCACTTTAAGGAACTCTTTGCCCTAGATGGTAAAGATGCGGACTTTAGTGACAATGACTTGCAACGTAGAAATACCGTTGCGCATCTGCTTTCGGATTGGGGTTTAATTACTATTCTCAATCCAGAAATTCATGAGGACAAAGCTCCTCTAAATCAAATCAAAGTAATTGCTCACAAAGAAAAGAACGACTGGGAACTTATCCAAAAGTATAACATCGGTCGTAAAAAGTAATTGACTTTCTTCTAAAAGTATAGTATAAATAAAGTGTGTCATGCTTCGGATGACACACTTTTTTTAACTCGCTTAATAGGAGCAAAATATGAAATTTGATACAGTAAATCTTCCACACATGGACCGTTATTTTGTAGGCGCTGACCGCGTCATGAAGAGATTAGCAGACATTGCTGATCAATCAACGCAAATGATGCCTATTAAATATCCCCCATACAATATCAAGAAGGTCGATGAAAGTCGCTACGTAATCGAACTAGCCGTGGCTGGTTTTGGTAAGACAGATATTGATATTGAATTGCAAGAGGGTAAGTTGTCCATTCAAGGGAAGTGTGACTCGTCTGACGCCTCTGAATATCTCTACAAGGGAATTGCCGAGCGCGGATTCAAACGTGAATTCACTCTCGCGGATAACGTCGAGGTAAAGAGTTCGTCTCTTGTTAATGGTATGCTAAAGATCTTTCTTGAAGCATTCATTCCAGAAGAGAAGAGACCAAAGAAAATCGACATTAGCGACGGTGATAATGAATATCCATCGCAAGCTGCCGAATTCTTGGCAGAAGGTAAAACTAAGTAATAATTTAAGAAGGTGAATGCTATGTCCAATATTAAATGTATTAAGCTAATCAGTGGCGAGGAAATCATTGCTGATATTGATGAGAGTATTGAAGGTCTCGTTATTCTGAAAAAGCCTCTATTGATTATGATGGTACCTAACCAGAATAATCAGTTTGGTATTGGACTAGCACCCTTTTGTCCGTATGCACAGTCCGGAGACATTCCTATCCGCGCCGGTGCAGTAGTTTCAATTTTCGAACCAGATACTGGAATGGTTAACGAGTATAATGTTCGCTTTGGTAGTGGAATTGTTCTACCGGAAAGTAAGATTATCGTATGAAGAACTTTATAGCCGCTCTATTTCTATTCGCTCTACCGACTGTAGCTAATGCGTCCACATGTGACCAGTTCTATCCTAATGGAAAAGAAATCAAGGTCCCCAATACGGTAGTTCTGTGTAACTCTTTCTTTGCCACTGTTTATGATGATGTAAACAATGCAACGGTATTTTCTACCGAGATTGCACAGACCCGTGCAGTCAAGGTAGCCCGCACAGACGATTTCCGTGCTGACAAGCGCATCTCTGATTCGCCTACCCCCGCCGACTACACCAATACTGGCTATGACCGCGGACACATGGTACCTGCTGCGAATGCCGATGAGAAGCAAGAAATGTCCGATACATTCTTGATGACTAATATGACTCCTCAGTTGCCGTCGGTCAATCGTGTAGCCTGGAAGAATCTGGAAGAGCGAACTCGCTCTGTTCCCTTCAAGTGGGTCATTACTGGTGCATATTACGGACCATCAATCAAGTGTGATGCAACTGTAAAGTGCATCGGCAAGGCCAAGGTACCAGTTCCTCTGTTTCTTTATAAGGTTGCCTTTTTCGAGAGCGGAAATGTTGCGGTCTATATTGTTGACAACGTAACTCCTAAGTCGCAAGTTGAGACCATGAAGCTGGAAGAACTTGAAGCCAAGTTAGGATATAAATTGCGATAAACCTCTTTACTTTTGTCATGTTTTATAGTATAATAGTATTTGAATTGAACAAGAGGTATTATGTCGAAATTCTACACAAGCGCACACCAATATGGCTCCAAGATTCTCGTTCGAGGTGTTCATAATGGTGTGCGCTTCAATCGTAGGGAAGACTTCTCTCCCACTCTCTATGTGAAGAGTAAAGAAGAAAGTGTCCACAAGTCCCTATATGGCGACAATCTCCAGCCTGTTGAGTTCCAAAGCAACAATGACGCCAAAGAGTTTATCCAAACCTACGGTGAAGTAGATAACTTTCCCATCTATGGTCAGACAAACTTCGGTTACCAGTATATCACGCATAAGTTTCCAGGTGAAATCCAATGGAGCATGGATTCACTAAAGATACAGACTATCGATATCGAAACATCCGCCGAGTTTGGTTTTCCTGATATCAATAATCCCATCGAAGAAGTTCTTCTCATCACGGTAAAAGACCTAGTTTCCCGTCAAATTATTACCTTTGGCTGCGGCGACTTTGATGATATTAACTCTGAAATCATCACCAATCTCCGCAACCAAGGTTGCAAGTTTCTATATGTGAAGTGTGATAATGAACGTGACCTGCTTGAAACGTTTGTCCGTTTTCATTCCGATAACCATCCAGATATTATCACTGGTTGGAACGTTGAACTGTTCGATATTGCATATCTGATTGCTCGTGTAGAGCGGCTGTTCAATGATGAAAATGCCACTAAGAAGAAGTTTTCTCCTTGGGGTCTTGTGCAGCGCAAGAACATGAACGTCATGGGTCGCGAAATGTTTACCTATGAGATGAAGGGTATTGCGGTTCTCGACTATCTCGACCTGTATAAGAAGTTTACTTATTCGAACCAAGAGTCCTACAAGCTGGACCATATCGCAGCCGTAGAACTTGGTAAAAAGAAACTCGAACATTCTTACGATAGTTTCCGCGAGTTTTATACTAAAGATTGGCAGCGATTCGTTGAATATAACGTTGTTGACGTTGAAATCGTGGACGAACTTGAACGTAAGTTGAAGTTGATTGAACTTATTCTCACTATGGCATATGACGCCAAGTGTAATTACAATGACGTTTTCTCACAGGTTCGCACCTGGGATTGTCTTCTCTACAATCACCTGTATGATAAGAATATCCACATTCCACAGAAGAAAGACCAGCAGGGTCGAAGCATCGAAGGTGCTTACGTTCAAGAACCTAAGCCCGGTAAGTATGACTGGGTAGTTTCTTTCGATGCTACCTCTCTGTATCCGTCAATCATTATGCAGTATAACATGTCACCCGAAACTATGGTAAATGGTTATGTCAAAGATACCACCGTTCGTGGTCTTCTTGATAAGACCTTTGACCTCGATGACCTAAAAGACAATGACTATTGTATGACTTCGAATGGGTATTGCTATAATCGCACGAAGCAAGGTCTGTTCCCAGAAATCGTAGAGAAGTTCTTTGATGACCGTCAACGCTACAAGAAGTTGATGATTGCCGCGCAGAAAGAATATGAAGCTACTAAAAATCCCAAACTAAAGAACGACATTTCGAAGTATAATAACTTCCAAATGGCAAGAAAGATTCAGTTGAACTCTCTCTTCGGTGCCATGGGTAATGAATACTTCCGCTACTATGATGCCCGTGTAGCAGAAGGTATCACCATGACAGGTCAGTATATTATTCAGGAAGTAGGTAAAGCACTTGACGTTTATCTCAACAAGGTTGTAGGAACAAATGGACATAACTACTCTTTCTACTCTGATACTGACTCTTGCTATATTTCCTTGGAGCCTCTTGTTAATAAGTTTTATCCTGACATGGACCGCGATAAACTCATTGGCGTTCTCGATAAAATCTGCGAAGAGAAAATCACAGAGGCAATCAACAAGAGTTGTGATGGACTTGCGGACTACACGAATGCATTTCAAAAGAAAATTATATTCAAACGCGAGGCAATCGCGGAACGTGGCATCTGGGTTGCAAAAAAGAGGTATGCGCTTAATGTCTATGACAACGAAGGCGTCCGTTACGATGAGCCAAAACTCAAGGTCATGGGCCTCGAAATCGTCCGCTCGTCTACGCCCGCGCCCGTTCGCACGAGCCTCAAAGAAGCCGTCAGACTCTGCCTGACTTCCGACGAGGCAACTCTACAGAAGTTCATTGAAGATACCCGCGAAGCATTCTACAAGATGTCACCAGAAGAGATTGCATTCCCGCGGGGTGTCAATGGCCTACAAAAGTATACTTCATCTTCGGACATCTATGCGAAGGGAACACCGATGCATGTTCGTGGCGCCTTGATGTATAATCATATGATTAAGAAAGCCAATCTTGATAGGAAGTATGAATTAATCCAAGAGGGTGAAAAGATTAAGTTTCTTTATCTCAAAGAGCCAAACACAATGCATGAAAATTGTATCGCTTTTCTTGGAACTATGCCAAAAGAACTTGACATTCACAAGTATATAGATTATAAGATGATGTTCCAGAAAGCATTTCTTGACCCACTTAACATGATTGTAGACGGCCTAGGCTGGTCTACTGAGAAAAAAGCAACATTAGAGGACTTATTCGCATGAGCGCATTACTAGATAAACTGAAAAAGAATAGCACCATTAAAGAAACGAATGTGCTATCAGAAAGCAAACTCTTTAGCACCAAAGATTTAATTCAGACCGCGGTGCCAGCCTTGAACGTGGCTCTGTCTGGTAAGCTAGATGGTGGTCTAACACCTGGGCTGACCATCTTTGCTGGTCCATCGAAACACTTTAAGACTGCATTCGCAATGATGTTGGTAAAGAGTTTCTTGGACAAATATGATGATGGTATTGTTCTGTTCTACGACTCAGAATTTGGTGCACCGCAATCATATTTCGAGAACTTCGGTATTGATACCGGTAAGGTTGTTCATACCCCTATCACCGACATTGAACAATTGAAACATGATATTATGAAGCAAGTCAATGAACTTGAACGTAAGGACCGTGTCATGATTGTAGTTGACTCTGTTGGTAACCTAGCTTCTAAGAAAGAAGTTGATGATGCCCTAGATGGTAAGTCGGTTGCAGATATGACTCGCGCCAAGCAGATGAAGTCTCTGTTCCGTATGATTACGCCACATCTTACTATCAAAGACATTCCGATGGTAGTTGTCAATCACACTTACATGGAAATCGGTATGTTCCCGAAGGCAATCGTCTCTGGTGGTACAGGCATCTACTATTCGGCTGATAACATCTTTATCATCGGTCGCCAACAAGAGAAGCAGGGTACCGAGATTGTTGGTTATAACTTTATCATCAACGTTGAAAAGTCACGTTATGTCCGTGAGAAGTCCAAGATTCCTATTGAAGTTACCTTTGAAGGTGGTATCAGCAAGTGGTCTGGTCTGCTAGACATTGCACTTGAAAGCGGTCACGTAATCAAGCCGTCTAACGGATGGTACCAGATTGCTACCGAAGAAAAGAAGTATCGCTTGAATGATACATACAACAAAGAATTCTGGATGCCAGTTCTGACCGACCCAACATTCAGCGAGTGGGTTGAAAAGAGATACCGCATGGCAGGTGGACAAATGATGGAGGGTGAAAATGTGGACATTCCTGACGAAGATATTTCAGAAGAATACGAAAATCTGTGACCAATGTGGTTGCGGCATCAATCCTAAGAAAGATGCCGCAATCTGTCTTCATGGTTCAGAACATGGCCTAACTTTTGAGAAGTGGGTATGTGAAGATTGTTGCATGAAGATTGCTAATGAGTATGAAGAATATTTTGAACTAGAGGACTCCGCAGTTGTCGAAGAAAATTGAAACAATTATCCTGAGTAAGTTGATTTCGGATGAGGATTACCTGCGTAAGGTAATCCCATTCATTAAAGATGAATATTTTACTGACAATGCCGAGAAGTTAATCTATCGGTATATCAATGAGTTTGTAGCCAAATATAATTCTCTTCCGACAATTGATGCAATCAACATTGCTCTACAGAATGACCGTAAGGTGAACGAGAAAGAGTATCAGCATGTTACTGAAACTCTAACTGCACTTGATGATGAAGTAGATGCCAATGAGAAGTGGCTTCTAGACCAGACTGAAAAGTTCTGTAAAGACCGAGCCGTGTATAATGCCATCATGCAATCTATTCAGATTATCGATGGGGAAGACAAGGTGCATTCGCAAGACGGCATCCCTTCCATTCTTCAAGATGCATTATCTGTGGGCTTCGATAACAACGTAGGCCATGACTACATTGATAACGCCGAAGAACGTTTTGATTTCTATCACCGTGCAGAAACTAAGCTGCCGTTTGACCTCGAGATGTTCAATAAGATTACCAATGGTGGTCTGCCAAATAAGACATTGAATATTGCTCTTGCTGGTACTGGTGTTGGTAAGTCGCTGTTCATGTGCCACATGGCAGCGGGTGCATTGGGTCAGAACAAGAACGTTTTGTATATCACCATGGAAATGGCAGAAGAACGTATCGCAGAACGTATCGATGCTAACTTGATGAACGTGAACATCCAAGAACTCAAAGACCTTTCGAAGTCCATGTTTGACCAACGCATTGCAAAGATTCGTTCGAAGACAGAAGGTCGTTTGATTGTCAAAGAATATCCAACTGCATCGGCTCACGTTGGTCACTTCAAGGCTCTGTTGAACGAACTCCAGTTGAAGCGAAACTTCAAGCCAGATGTTATCTTCATTGACTATCTGAATATCTGTGCCTCAAGTCGATACAAAGCATCTTCTGGTGCAAACTCTTACACTGTCATCAAGGGTATCGCAGAAGAACTCCGTGGTCTGGCAGTAGAGTTTGACTTGCCAATCGTTTCTGCCACTCAGACGACCCGTAGTGGTTATGCCAACTCGGACGTTGAACTGACTGACACCTCAGAATCATTTGGTCTTCCCGCGACGGCTGACTTGATGTTTGCCCTTATCGCAACAGAAGAACTCGATAAGATGGGCCAATTGATGGTAAAGCAGTTGAAGAATCGTTACAATGACCCGGGTATGAACAAACGCTTTATGGTTGGTATCGACCGTGGGAAGATGAAACTGTATGACTTGGAAGATGATGCCCAGGCTGGTATCATGGACTCTGGACAAGATGATGTTCCAGTGTTTGAAAATACCACCATTGGTAAGCGGAGAGATTTTTCAAAGTTTGAATTTTAACTTGACAAACTCTTATAAATGTAGTATAAAATAGTTTATGCGCCGTTAGCTCATCTGGATAGAGCGCGAGACTTCTAATCTTGAGGCAGCAGGTTCGAGTCCTGCACGGCGCACCATATTTAGGAAATATTATGTCGAAGAATAAGATTGATTTAAAATTGGTTGTAGGAACTTCTATCTGGGTTAATGTTGGTAGCGAGGAAGTTCCTCTTTGGCGGTCAGTAGGTGCCAAAGAATACATAATCAAGTATTTTACAAAAGAACCCACTCTGGAAGAAATTGGAAAATGTGTCGAAGAAAACAACCACATTCTGCAAGGCGGAGATGCAAATACTCGCGAAATACTAGCCGGTTGGCAGCTATATCTTAAAGATGCTATGACACACTCTGAATTCTTTCAGGTAAATCTGAACGGTAACATTGATTTTCCTCCGACTGATATAACAATTAATGAATGACATAACATTAATTCATACATATTACAATGAACCAGACCATCTAAGAAGAAACTTAGAGACTTGGTACACATTCGATTTCCCAATTAAAATTATGATCGTGGATGATGGGTCAATGATTCATCCAGCGTATGATGTTTTAAAAGATGTCTCTCTACCCGAAAACGTAACTCTTTCTCTCTATAGAGTTAAAGACGATATTGGTTTCAACTCACATGGTGCCAGAAATCTGGCTGCTAAGGTTGCAGATAGCGAATGGTTATTGTTTCTTGATATAGACCACAACATCCATAACTGGAATTTGAAAACTCTAGTAGAAGAAGCCGAGTTGAAATCCCATGTGTTATATAAGTTTGGTGGGGTAGAATTTGTTGCCATAAAACATATAGACCGTAGAGTTACCGTTAATCAGTTTCTTATCAGCAAAGAAAAATTTGCCGAGACGGGTGGCTATGATGAATCGTATACCTCTGTTCATTGGGGTGATAGACCATTTATTGAAGAGGTTGTAGAAAGTTCTTCAAGAATGGTAGTATTTAAAACTATTATTTTGCCCGTCTATAGAGGTGGAAGAAAAATTATTATCGATAATAGTTTTGAACGTCCTGTGTATGATGAAAAGAGAATGACCATTCATATGCCAGACCCCTATAAGATTACTAATCTTACCACCAAGAGAATCAATTTTGAATGGGAAAGAATATTATAAATAGAGGGTACACTATAGAGATGGACCCTTATGTTATCTTTCACACAATACATTACAGAGGCAACACACACCGGTGGTATTGCTCATATTGAGCATCCCTCTGATAGATCATTTGATAGTCAAGACGCTGCACACCACGCATTGGAAACTCTGCGTGGTGTTGCGCATGGGAAAACTCCTATCACTCGTAAGATTGATGATAGAATGTCCTTTCATGCTATTCGAACAGCGGACGGTAAGATAGGTGTAAAGTATAAGGGCGCGGGTTCTCACTATAACTATTCTGCCTCAGATATTGAAAAGCAGCACGGCCATAAACCATATCTTGTCGGTCCTCTAAAGGCACTTCATGCCCATCTGGGTAAAGTTCTTCCTGAAAAGCCCGGTGAATATCAGGGCGGATATATGAGTGAACCTTCTGGAAGATCGGAATACTCCTCGCATATCTCACACACTCCTAACACAATTGAATATCGTGCAACTGCGGGTAGTGAAGAAGCGAAGAAGTTAAAGAGGTCTAAGGTCAGTGCTACTATTCATACGGAGCTAAAGGGTCCAGAAAGAACTGCACATCCTATCACGGACATGTCGCACTTTCAATCACATCCCGATGTTCATATGGTACAACATCTGGTATCAGATGAAGAGCGCAAACTTCCTGCCGCTGTTAGGTCAAAAGCCACAGAGCATTTAGATGCCGCCGAGAAGTTAATGAAGGGTCATACATATGACCATCTATCTGGCCATGAAATCCATCTAAGAACTTACATTAATAGAACAGTCACGAGTGGTGAAAAACCTTCTGTTGAAGGATACAGAAAGCATTTGCAGACGGCACACCAGAAACTAATAGATGCCGTCAAGACTCCAGCCGCTAAAGAGCGCAAGACTGCTACTATGAATACTCATCTATCTCAGGTAGATGCAAATAAAAAACAATTCGAAAGATCATTCCAAATTCACCATCACCTACAACAGGCGACAAATCATCTTGCTAGAGGATTAGATCGTGCCGGTGGTGGTGGGTTCTCGACACATATTAATGGTGCAGCCGCTGGCGGCGAAGGCTATGTCGCTCATGGCCTTAAAGTTGTTGACCGCGAAGGCTTCTCGAAAGCTAACCGAGAGCGTAGTGCAATTCTAAGAGCAAGTAGAGGTAAGAAATGAGCGAAGTCCACCATCATATCACGCAAGGTAGAATGAACCCAATCACAGTGGGTCATGAAGCTGTTGTGAACCAAGTTCGTAACACTGCCGGTTCACATGGACATACCATCGTTCTTACTGGCACACATGATGCTAAGAAGAATCCTTTGACGCCTGAACAGAAGTTGAAACATGCTAAGAGGGCATTTCCGGGTGCGAATGTTCGTCTGCTAGACAAAGAACATCCAACCCTTCTTCATCAACTGTCAAGACTTCATAGCGAAGGTGTTACGCACTTACACTTGCATGTTGGCTCAGACCGCGCACATGAATTCCATGCATTGACACACAAGTATAACGGCAAAGAAGGTCGTCACGGTTACTACAACTTTAAGAAGATTACCATCCATACCGTTGGTAAAGAACGTTCCGATGCTGACACCGGTGTAGCTGGTGCTTCTGGCACAAAGATGCGCCACCATGCAGCCGCTGGTAACGAAAAAGAATTTCATAAGATGGCACCAAGTGCGATGTCCACGAAGCATAAGAGCGAACTCTATAAAGATGTTCGCCGTGGTATGGGTCTTCACGAGGCGTTGTCCTTCAAGAAATTCCTAGGAATCTAACATGGGTAAATTGCTATCATACCTCAAAGATATGATGTCAGAAAATGGTAATCCATCTTCTAAGCGCATGGTGGCAGTTGTATCTACTCTGCTTATTGCAATTGGTTACATCGCAAATCTATTCTGGGACTTCACCATCGAAGAGTTTATCTTTAATGGTGTAATGTATATTGTCATCGGTACTCTTGGTATTACAGGTGTAGAGAAGTTTGCGCCAAAGAAACCAACTAAGAAGTCAGAAGAAGAATAAGGAATTAAATATGTTCGGTATGATACCTCTCCCATATAAATTATTAGCAGGTGCAGCACTAATTATTGGCGTTTTCTTTTATGGATATATGAAGGGCTCTGCCTACGCCGAAGCAGAACTACAAAGATTTGCTGCTAAGGCAAGCACACAAGTTGCCGAACTTGAGAAAAAGAATGCTGAAATAAGTAACAATGTAGTTACTGAATATGTTGATAGAACAAACACAATTAGAGAGAAAGAATATGTTTACATTGATACCGCCAAAAACATTGTTCCTAGCCAGTCTGTTATGTCTAACGGCTGGGTGTTCACGCACGACTCTAGTGCCACTGCCAGTGATGCCGACCCCACCAGAGCTTCTGATGCGTCCCCCTCAGGAATTACAGACACTACGGCCCTCGTCGGAATCATCACAAACTACTCCAGATGCCAGCAAAACGCCCAGCAATTGATTGCCCTACAGAAGTGGATTGCAGATAACAAAACTGAGGTTGATCGTATCAACTCCGAGAAATCGAAGAAGTAATTGTTATAAATATAGCAAACGTTTAGCTTCTGGAGATACTTTTAATGGCTAATATTATTGAAAAAGCGAAGGCGAGACTGAAAGAGGCTCGTGGTTCTGCATACACGCTGTATCACAAATCGTATACAGATGCAATCAATCATGCACTATCACACCATCAAAAGTCTGGTCTTCATGTAAGTGACGATGATAGATTCCAACATGTGGGTGTTGGCTCAAAGAAGCCAAGCGAAGGTAATACCACTTCGGTGAGTATGCCAGCTACGCATACTAGTGGCAAGAAGCACATGATTCACGTCCAAGTATTCAACAAGGGTGGCACACACCCATATGAATTGAATACCTATTCGAGTGGCATGGGTCGTCAAGTTAAAGAAGACGCCGAGCATGTAAACTGTGGTACTCCAGAATGTTGCGGCGAATGCACTCCACCGATCGAAGAAGCATACGGCATGTGGAAGGTAGACTTTCCTAAGCAACATGCTGGTAAAGCTGTTGCGGCTGGCTCAGTCCATGTTAAGGCGCAGAACACCGCTCATGCACATAAGGTTGCAGCAAAGAGAGTCGGTGTTGACCACACTGTATTCAAATCAAAGGTAACTAAGTCTTCAATTCTTCCAGAAGAGCGCGGCGAAGACTCTAAGGGTCACTACCGCGCAACAGAAGATGGTGCTGGTTTAACTCGTAAGGGTGCTAAAGCCATGGGCATTAAGACAGCCGTTACAACTCCTCCTAGCAAGCTAGACCCTAAGGGTGAAGCTGCTGGTCGTCGCAGGTCATTCTGCGCCCGTATGGGTGGCATGAAAGGTCCTATGAAGGATGAGAAGGGTCGCCCAACTCGCAAAGCTATGTCACTTCGTCGCTGGAATTGCAACGAAGAACTAGGTAAAGAAAACGAATGGGGTAGCCCAGGTCTTCGTAAGAAGTTTGCTGCTATGACACCAGGACAAGAAGGACTAGCGGCTGATAATATTCCAGCAATGAATCCATTTTCTGGTGATGCTATCCAAGAACAACAACTTGACGAAATCTCGGCCCTAGGTGCCAAGAAGCGTTCTGAATTTGCTGCCAAACTACAAAAGACACTTGCCGACCCGAAAAAAATCGCAAAGGCCAAGAAAGATATTGCAAAGAAAAAGGCAGTCCAGAAAGCAGAAGAACCTAAGCATCTTGTTATGCAACTTCGCAAAGCAACTTCGATTGGCTCCAAGGTTAAGTTCTATGACGGTGCAGAACACCACGTAGCCCCTAACCATGTAGAGAAGTTCAATGATCGCTATCATTCATTGAAGTCTTCAATCGAAAAGGAAAGCCTAGTCAAGCGCGCCCACAAATCACATGCCGATTTCATGAGAGCCATCTCAGAAGAAACCATGGGTCAGACAATGGGACCTTGCACTGACAATATCTCACCTGCAAATTATCCTTCACCATATCAACTATCACCTCTACCTGGTTTAGAGGACATGAATGCTGACAATGAGGCAAATCAATACACCGAGGCTGACTTGGCTGCAATTGAGGCTGATGTCACAAATGAAATTGAATCTTCTTCATGGCAAGACCTGAGCAAGTATTATGATGCCGAAGACGATGAAGACGAAGATGAAAACGAAGAAGAGTTAGATGAAGCCATCACTCCTCAGGGTCGTCTAAAGAAAAAGTTTGCTGCAATGCGTAACAAGACGCGCCGTAACCTTGCTAAGAACATGGCAATGAAGCGTATCGCTACACCCGATGTAATTAAGGGTCGCTCAATTCGTGCCGCTCGTAGAATGGTTTACAAGCGCATTCTTCGTAACCGCGACCCATCTTCTGTATCAGCCTCTGAAAAGGCACGTATCGAAGCACAGGTAAAGCGTATGGCACCAATGGTATCAAGAATTTCTATTCGTCTACAACAAAGCGAAAGAAAGCGTGACCAAGCCCGTGTAACAAACGCAAGAACAAAGAAGAAATAATATGGATGAGTTGAATACTGCCCTTAAAATTGTGATGGCAAATACATATGCAATGTATTTTAAAGCACATGGCTTTCACTGGAACGTAGAAGGTAAAGACTTCTCACAATACCACAGATTCTTTAGTAAATTATACGAAGAACTATTTGATGCTGTAGATACCGTTGCGGAACAAATTAGAGCTTTGGATGAATATGCGCCATATAATATGACAGAACTTGCTTCTATTACTACTATCAAAGAATCTAATATCTATGGTGTAGATGTATCTGGTATGTTAGCCGACCTTAATGACGCAAACGCATCTGTTATTGAAGCACTTAATTCGGCGCATAAATTGGCGGAAGCAGAAAATAATAGAGGTCTATTGAACCTACTCGAAGAGAGATTAGATGTTCATGCAAAACACGGTTGGATGATCCGTGCATCCTCTAAGTGATAAATATAGAGGATAAGGAGATACTAATGTCACTCGAACAAACAATTAAAGACACTGTAATGGCAGAGTCAGTAGATTTGGACATGCGTTTGCAGCAACTAGTTCGTGCTGGACTAATGCCATCGAATACTATTCCTCTATTGCGCAAAGCTATTACTAAGATACAAGGTGGTTATCCACTTCAAGGCGCCGAGCGCGATGTCATGGCAAACTTCTTAAATTCCATGATGTTCATCGTTCTGGGTGATGATTCTATCTTTAATAAGGCCAGAGTTGGTGCTAAATCGTATGCAACCGAAGCTAAAGAGAAGCAAGAGTATGACTATGAAGGTGACATGGCTATGTCCCAACTAAAGTCAATCATTGCTAACTCGCAACGTATGCATGATTCGATGAGCGAAGATACAAATCTTCCTGAGTGGGTTCAATCAAAGATTACTCTAGCAGAAGATTACATCTCAACCGCAGCAAACTATCTTCAAAGCGAAATGAATGAAGGTAAGCGCGGTCTCTGGGATAACATTCATGCCAAGCGTGAGAGAATTAAAGCTGGGTCAGGTGAGCGTATGCGTAAGCCTGGTTCAGAGGGTGCACCTAGTGCCGCAGACTTGAAAAATTCTCGCACGGAAGAAGTCGAATTGATCGGTGAAGTAAACGCAAATCAAATTAAAAAAGATCTCGATTCTGGAATGTCACATGATGCTGTTATAGGAAAACATGCAAATAAAAGAACAACTAACACTGACGCAATTCGCAAGGTTATCAAGCAACACGCTTGGGATAAGCGAATGAAGAAAGAAGAAGTTGAACTGGATGAAGCAACATATTTTGTTCACACCGCTAATAATGCACATCATGTCAACAAAAAAATTCCAACCGGAAAAAAAGATGCGATGGGGCAGGCATTGATGACATCGAAGGTTGTCAAGTCGTTTCCTTATGGAGACACCCAATCAAAGCAAACATCTCCTGACCAGCACAAGGCTGCACATGCTCATGCTAAAAAACTGAATGCCAGTATGAAAGAGGGCGTCGAAACAATCGATGAAATCTCTTCTGATATGGCGTATCGCTATCTAAAAGGAAAGCGTGAAAGAGACTATGATATTAGTCCAGATGGCAAATCGAGCAAATTGAAGAAACCAATGACGTATGCTAAAATGAATAAAGACGCGAAGAGTTCTATGCGGGCCCTCAGAACAATTGAGAAGGCTAAGAAAGCCAATGAAGAAAAAGAATCTCGCCGCGGCGAAGCACGGGCTGATATCGCTGCCATCACACAGATGAATGAGTCTTATAAGACCACATTTAATGCAGCACTTACACAGTATGGCATCAAGTCTCCCTCGGAACTTGATGAAGAAAAGAGAAAAGAATTTTTTAATTTCGTAGATCAAAACTATAAACAGGGAGACAATTAATGTCCGCATGGGGTAAATCAGATAGTAAATCAAGAGACGGTACAGTAACTCTTACTGCGCCATCTATCACATTCAATGCCGCGACAGGTCATGCTGCTGGCGTTTATACTTCGGCAGGTCATCCATTCCAACTGGGTGATCCTGTTGTATATTCAAACGGTTCAGGAACTTCTGTTGTCGGTCTAACATCTGGTAGCACATATTATGTTACCAACGTAACACCAAACACTTTCATGGTTGCTTCCACAGAAGACCGTGCGCTACGCAACGTTCCTGAAGCAATCGTATCAACTGATGGTATTGGTTCTTCGCATACGTTCACGTTGCCACTTGCACTTGGTCGCGGAACTCTAACAGGTACTGACAGTCTCTTCCTTGATGATGGACATCAAGTTGGTGACATTGTTCGTGTTGGCACACAAGAAATGATTTATACCGCAATTGCCAGCGAAACATCTGCTACTGTTATCAATGCAAATCCAGGAACAACTCTGACTGCATTCTCAGATCAAGAGTATAGAGTCCACGAAAAACCAACTTTTGTTGCATCTAATGCAACGTCGGACTTTGAATCAACCCAAGTATTTGGTGTAAGAAGCGGCGAAATCCATGGCGACCAATCGGGTGGTTATATTTCGGCAGTTGCTCTAATCCAAGGTGGAACACGTTACCTTGAAGCACCTGCTGTTGGTTTCACTGGTGGTGGCGGTTCAGGTGCTGCGGCAACTGCAACTATTGCTGCTGGTTCTGTTACTGCAATCGCTGTAACAGACAATGGTTCATCGTATGAAACTGCTCCAACTGTAAATCTTTCGGTTCCACGCCGCACTGTGCCTATTTCTGGTGTTAACACTACAACAAATGTTCTCACTTATGCCGCTCACGGATTAACTGCTGGTGAGCATCTCAAGTATTATCATAACGGTGGTACTGCTATTGCTGGACTAACAAATGCTGCATCCTATTATCCAGGACAAGTAACTACAAATACTTTCGTGCTGTATAACAGTGCCGCTCGTGGTACCAATGCTGTTGCTACTATGACTATTGCTACTACTGCGGTTAACACAACTACTAATGTCATCACTTCAAATGCACACGGTCTAGTTAATGGTGCAGAACTTAACTACAGCAACCAAGGTGGTACCAGTATTACTGGTTTGACTTCGGGTAATGATTACTTTGTTGTCAATAAGACTACCAATACTTTCCAACTAGCACTGACTTCAGGTGGTGATCCTATCGATCTTACTGGCACAGGTAACAACTCGCAGACATTCGCATCGACTGGTCAACTCGACCTAACTGGTACTGGTAATGACGACCAGTATTTCGATCTTCAGACTGCAACAACTGCTACTGCTCGTGCAGCACTCGGTGTAAACCAAGGTGTTGACAATGCTGAATCTGGTGCTGTTGCACACACTGGTTGGGTCAAGCGTAAGGTTCTAACTGGTGCACACGCTGGTCGTATCCAGTATGAAGTTCTGGTTGCACTTTCGAAGAACGGTATCTCCAGTGATGCTGCCGATGATATCGAATTCCCAGAGGATTAATAACTAATGGCAGATAGCAAAGTAACCGCGATGAATCCAGCAACCGATGCGAATTCGGCTGATGTGCTTTATCTAGTGAAACCAAATACAAGTCCATATGATCATAAGATTACTATTGCTAATCTGTTCGGGGGCATTCCTGTCCCTGTAGTCTTAGAAGATAAATTAGTAATGGGTGGCACTCCTCAGTCTTTATCGGCTGGGGGTGCCATCTCAATAGCTACTTCTGTTACTAAAATTTCATCACCTGATGCCAACGGTACTCTTACTATAGCGGATGGTGTAGATGGCCAAATTAAGACTATTATAATGCAGTCTAATATTGGTAGTCATACTATGACAATCAATGCCAATATTGGTCATTCGAGTATTGTATTTAATTCTGCGGGTGATACCGCAACTTTGATGTTTATGGGTACCGTCTGGTACTTCATCGGGGGAACGGCGACAGTATCATAATATGTTTGAATTAAATGATGATAATTTTTTGATCTTTGCTATTAAGAACTACGACAATCGGGGTTGCCTTGGTATGTCGGATCTTGAAGAAGATTTAAAACGATTTAAATATATCAAACGATTATTTCGTAGATATGAAACAACAGATGTATTAAGCGAAAGATTGATACTCAATCACTTAATAGTTTTGTATAACGTATTTGGTAATGAAACCTCTTTGATGCTTTTATATAAGCTGGAAAATAAGTATTGGTCATATCTGAAAACATTTCTAGTTTATCTAAATAGAATGACTGTAGATGATATACCAGAAGTATCTTTAGATTTAAATGTAGCAAGAACTTTAAGGAATATTGATGGCTAAGTTGATCGATAATGCTATTGCACTGCGCGTCCTTTGGATGCTTACTACTCCGTTTGATAGGACGGATGCATACCGCTTGGGAATTATCGACAAGACAGGCAAAGAAATCACACCAATTTCAAAACTTAATACAGATGTTGAGAGAGAAGCATACACTTATCTCCATCGTTTAGTTTTTAGATTGAAAAGAATTATTCATATGGTGCCAGTAGAAAGTAAAAACTTTCTTTCTTTTGCCGCTGCGGTTGCATTGGTAAAAGAAGGTGTAGAATATGATGACGATATTTTAGAGGAACTATTCTATATGGCACATGAAGAACCAGAAGCGATTGCTCTAGCAGAAGAGCTAGAGAACAGAACCCTTTCATTCAGACAGTTTGTTGAAGAGATGGGTGTTGGCGGTGGTGCCGTTGCTGGTATTGGTATCAACAATCCAAATATTCCTAATCAGGATGAACCTGGTGTCTCTAAGAAGGCACAAAAGAATTATAAAAAGAAGAAGAAAATTATAAGAAGGAATGCACAATGAGTTTGTTATCTTTTATAACTAAAGAGGAGCCAATCACTTCTCTTGCAGACTTGGAACTAGCCAAGGGTAAAATACAACTTACAATTATGAAGATGGCGGCAGCTATTCTCGGTATTATTATGATGTCTGTTGTTGTTACCATGATGATTGGCCTGTTTGTTCCAAATGAAACAATTGATAACAACGAAATCTTCAAGATTATTGGTCCAGCATTCTCGACCATCGTCGGTGCTTTTGTTGGTGCATTCGCTACTATGATGGGCATGAAGACTGCCGACTTTGACCCTAACGTTAAGGTTCAAGAGCTAGGTAAGACTGACCATAAAGCACTAGCAGAGGCGCATGTTATTAATGCTCAGGCAGAATCAATTGAAGCCGACACAGAAATCAAATTGATGGCAGCTATCGATAAGTATAAAGATAGTGACGATGACTTCGGTCCATTCTAAGGAGTAAGATAATGACACAATTAACAGAACATTTTACTCTAGCAGAGATGATCGTATCACCAACGGCAAAGCGCCTTGGCATTCCTAACACACCAACAGCCGAGCATATCGAAAACATGCGCTACTGTTGTGAGAAGATTCTTGAGCCAGTAAGAGCGAAGTTTGGTCCAGTTACCATCAACTCATCTTACCGCGCGCCACTTGTCAATAAGGCAGTTGGTGGTTCTGCTACTTCACAACACGTTAATGGACAAGCAATTGACTTCGAAGTTAAGGGTGTTGACAACAAGACCGTTGCTGACTGGGTTGCAGACAATCTAGAATTTGACCAAGTCATCCTCGAGTTTTACTCAGCCGGTGATAAGAACTCTGGTTGGGTTCACGCTTCAATCAAGAAGGCTGGTGGCAATCGCCGTCAACGTTTGATTGCTTCTAAGTCTAAAGCTGGTGGCACAAAGTATACACCTGTTGCTGACTTTGACCCTAGCACAACTAAGGAAGCTGGTGCACCTGTAGTTCAAGCAGCGGCACAGGTTGCTAAAGCCGCCGTTCAAGCAACATCAACTTCTGGCCTTGGACCAATGGCTGCACTTCAAGCAAAGTGTGGTCTGCCTACTGATGGTAAGTGGGGCCCAGGAACATTCAAGGGTGCCAAAGATTACTTCAAACTATCGACTGCACAGGCCGCGCACTTCTTCGGTCAATGCGCCCATGAGTCCGGTGGCTTCAAGGTGTTCTCGGAAAATCTAAACTACTCTGACAAGGGTCTCAACGGCATCTTTAAGAAGTATTTCCCTACAATCGCATCGACTGCCGGGTATGCTCGTAAGCCAGAAAAGATTGCTAACAAAGTATACGCCAATCGTATGGGCAATGGCCCAGAAGCATCGGGTGATGGATGGAAGTTCCGAGGCCGTGGTCCAATCCAGTTAACTGGTAAGAGCAACTACACTCAATTTGCCCAAGATATCGGTCGCCCAGATGTTCTGACAAACCCAGACATCGTGGCAACAGAACTTGCTTTCGAATCCGCTCTATGGTTCTTCAATAAGAATGGTCTATTCGCAATCGCGGACAAGGGTGTCACAGATGCAGTCATCGGTCAGATTACTCGCCGCGTAAACGGCGGTACGCATGGTCTTGATGACCGTATTAAGAAAACTAAGCAATACGCAAACTGGGGATAATAAATATGCTTAATCAAATCAAAGACGCACTGAAAAAACTTTTTGGTTTTGTAGACGCTAACAAGGACGGTAAGATTGACCTTGTTGAGGTTACTGCCGCTGTTGACAAAGCAGAAGCAAAAGTGAAAGAAGTTAAGGCAGTTGTCAAAAAAGCCCGCAAACCAAAGGCTAAGTAATTGGAATCTTTGGAAACAAAAGTCGCGGTAATCGAACATGACCTGAAACAAATTCAGGTTGTGTTCAGCCGTCTTGACCTCGCCATCGAAAAGATTGGTGATGTTTCCAACTGCATCAATAAAATGCTTGCTGTTCACGACACTAAACTCGAAGCACAGGAATCAGTCAACGAAGATATCTACACGAGTTTAGAAGTGCATAGACAAGAAACCAAGGCAATTAACGCCGAGTTACATTCGCGTATCACAACAACCACTCGTGAACTCGAAGCAAAAATTCAATCTACGGAAGACAAGATGCTTGCGGCAATCAATGCGCTCAAAACTTCCGTGGATAAAGAAGAAGAAAAACATAAAAATCGTATTGACAAGTTGGAAAGAACGAAGTATATTATGATAGGTGGCGGCGTTGTAATCGGCGCTATCATCACAAAAATATTACCGATGGTGATGAAGTTCTTCTAAAAGGGTTGACTTACACCATGTAAAGGTGTATAGTGAATCTATGAGTGCATATATTGATATTCAGTTTCTCCATGCCATTTCGTATCGCCTGGAGAACTTCAAGAAAAAATCTAATGATCTTTGGAACTGCAGGTGTCCCATCTGCGGTGACTCCTCGCGTAACAAAAGAAAAGCGCGGGGTTATTTCTTCTTGGGAAAGAATGACCTGAACTATAAGTGCCATAACTGTGGCGCATCTATGGGCTTCGGTAACTTTCTAAAGCAGTTTGATGACAATCAATATAAGCAGTATGTAATTCAGCGATATGCTGATACTGCTAAAGTCGGACCAGCAAAGTCACATAAGAAAATCCAAGACGTTCTAGATTTTTCTCCCCCGGTATTCACCAAGAAGCCTGACCCCAAACTTATCGACCAAATTATGGTTCGACTCGACACACTACCAGATGACCATGAGGTAATTCAATATGTTACTGACCGCAAAATCCCTCGCGATGCTTTTAGTCGGCTGTATTTCATTCCTAATGTTAAAGACATCATACAACTTAATGCCAAATACAAAGAGTCCATCATTACCTCAGAGCCGCGCCTCGCGATTCCTTTTTTTGATGGCACTGGTAAACTCCTTGTTGTTAGCCTTCGCGGAATCCGAGGCGAGTCGTTACGTTATATTAATGTTAAGGTAGATGAAGATGCGCCTTCTATTTTTGGTTTGGATCAGGTCGATCCTAGCAAAGAAATTCTTGTCGTCGAAGGGCCGCTTGACTCCCTTTTTCTGGATAATTCTATTGCTTGTGCTGGAACATCATTCGGAAAAATCGACCAACTCCCGATACCAAAAGAAAAGATAACAATTATTTTCGATAATCAACCTAAAAACCGAGAAGTCGGTAAGTTGATGAATAAGTATATAGAGATGGGTTACAAGATGGTAATCTGGCCAGACAGTGTTCCCGGTAAAGATATTAATGAGATGATTGAAAATGGGTTGACTTCTGGTGAAATCCATAGTATTATAAATGATAATACTTTTCAAGGACTAGCAGCAAAGGCAAGATATGCCATGTGGAGAAAGATATGAGCGAATTGGTCGCGAATGAATATGGAATAGAGTTTGACCATATTCGTATTACAAAGTTACGTATACATCGCACAGACGGTAAGTGGCTTGTAGAATATCGTAGAGAGCCTCGCTGGCTCCTAGGTCTAGATCGCTGGTGGTGGTTCGATGACGGTACATACATTGATTATGCAGATGCCTCTGCTAGAGTAGACCATCTATTGGGTATTGGTTTCGTAAGTAAGACACAGTTCCAGACAGTCAAGGAGTTTGAAGTTGAGTGAAGTAAATTTAATTGGTATTACTGAACCAAATATGGATTATACAGGATGTATGACAGCAAACGAGTTGGTTGCTTGGGCTGCACGGGTCTCAAATCCATCTAATCAGAACAACACTGCTACTGCACCAAAACTAGTGCAATATCTTATCAAGAACCAACATTGGTCACCTTTGGAGATGGTCCATGTTTCTATGGAAATTAAAACAACTCGTGATATCGCTCGGCAAATTCTACGCCATCGCTCCTTTGCATTCCAGGAATACTCTCAGCGTTACGCCGATCCAACTAAGGACCTCGGGTTCGTAACTAGAGAGGCGCGGCTTCAAGATGCCAAGAACAGACAAAACTCTGTAGAGGTTGATGATGAAGAGTTGAATAATAACTGGATGAGTGTCCAGGATGATGTTCAAAATACTGCAATTCTAGCCTATAATTGGGCTATTAAGAACGGAATTGCCAAAGAACAAGCCCGCGCAGTTCTGCCCGAGGGTATGACCGAATCGACCATCATCATGGCAGGTTCTCTACGTTCGTGGGTTCACTATTGCCAGTTGCGTATGGATAAGGCAACGCAAAAGGAACACCGTATCGTTGCTGAACAGTGTTGGTTTTTCATTAGTCAACACTTCCCCGATGTAGCCAAGGCACTAGATGATATGGCAGCACAGGCAGAGTTCGAAAGAAAACTACCTTGACCAAAAAGCCAGGCACTTTTGAAAAACGGCAAGTCGCCTTTTTTTCGCGCCAATTTTTCGTGTTTAAAAAGTCGGGAAGATAAATGAAAGTTCTAGTTACCGGTGCAACCGGCTATATTGGTAGTCATCTGGTCAAGAAGTTGGCAGAAGGCGGCCATGATGTTTTTGCAACAGATTTTAATCTGAAACAGAATGACATTTCGAAGTATATCGTAGGTGACGTAATTCCATGGGATATCAGAATTCCTACGTTTATCGGAAACTATGATGCCATCGTTCATCTGGCTGCATTGACGATGGTATCACGTTCTGTAACCATGCCTATTCCTTATTATAAGACAAATCTTTTCGGTACTCAAACCGTTCTAGATGCCACAAGAACAGATAATTTTATTTACTGTAGCACAGGTTCTGCATTTAATCCTGGTAGTAGTCCATATGCAGGAAGTAAACGAGCCGGTGAAGACTTAGTTACATTACTTCCGTCTTATAGTATTGCTAGATTTTATAATGTCAGTGGTAACGACGGTTTCGACAAATTCGATGATAGTCACTATCACTTAATTCGCAAACTGGCCGCAGTTGCTAATGGTCTATATCCAGAAATCGGTATCTATGGCACTGATTATGATACTAGAGATGGTACTACTATTCGTAACTATACGCATATTACAGATATTGTAGATTCTCTCTATAGAATAGTAGAGAATGGTCCAACAAATAATGTAGAATGTCTGGGTAGCACTACTGGGAGTTCTGTGTTAGAAGTTGTATCTGCCATGGAAAATGTTATTGACAAACCCATCAATAAAGTGTATTGTGATAGAAGACCTGGAGAAGTAGTGGTTTCTGTTCTACCAGAGGTAAGCAAGTTTTTCACTGAAACTAAATCGTTAGAAGATATTTGTAAATCTGCTTTGGAGTATTAAAATGGTAGACACAGTAAAAGTGCAGTATGATGCAGTTTCAGACGAACATTATATTGCCTGGGATGGACTCGAGGAAGAAACAGGGTGGAAGCCCGGTGATACAATAATTTGGATAGAAAATGAAGATGGGAGTTATACGTTGACTAAGAAGAATAATAATTATCAGAATGATGTTGAACAGTTTATGGCCGCAGCCGACCAGTATATCGGCGCTACTCCGCATCTAAATGAAAATAACGAGGCTCAAGCCAAGCTATATATTGATCTAATTGATGAAGAATTCCGTGAACTTTGTGATGGATTTCTTCGTCGCCACATCGGAGATGTTGCAGACGGTGGCGCCGACCTAGTATGGGTCGTTAAGGGATTGTTTACCACACTGGGCATTAACTTTGATGCTGTATGGGAAGAAGTCCGTGCGTCTAATATGAGTAAGGTTTCCGAGGGTGGAAAGATTAAGAAGCGGGCCGACGGTAAGATTCTCAAGCCAGATACTTACTTTAAGCCGAACATTGAAAAAGTTTTAAAGGATCAGGGTCTATAAATGGCAAAAGAAAACTATCTCGGAATTGAAATTGATTTATCACGCGACAACCTGTTTGATAAGCTAGGTATTCAGCGGCTGCAGGAATCGTATATGCGAGATGATGAGACATCTCCGCAGCATAGGTTTGCTTTTGTATCAAAGACTTTTGGTTCTAATCCAGAACATGCCCAGCGCCTGTATGAGTATGCGTCAAAGCACTGGCTTTCATATGCAACTCCCATTCTTTCGTTTGGTCGCTCCAAGCGTGGAATGCCCATTAGTTGCTTCTTAAACTTCATTGACGATACTGCGGAGGGACTAGTTGACAATCTTTCAGAAACCAATTGGCTGTCTATGCTTGGGGGTGGCGTTGGTATTGGTTTTGGCATTCGCGCCGCAGATGATAAGTCTACTGGCGTTATGCCTCATCTTCGCACTTATGATGCTTCTAGTATGGCTTACCGTCAAGGTCGCACTCGCCGTGGGTCTTATGCTGCTTATCTGGATATTTCTCACCCTGATGTTGGGTTATTTCTAGAGATGAGAAAGCCTACGGGTGACCCGAATATGCGGGCGCTCAATTTGCACCACGGAATCAACATTACCGACGATTTCATGCAAATCATCGAACGTTGTATGGCAGACGGTGATGCCGATGATAGTTGGAATCTAACAGACCCTAAATCGGGCGAAGTTCGTGATACTGTTTCTGCTAAGGAACTTTGGCAGAAGATTCTCGAATTGCGTATGATGACTGGTGAGCCATATATTCACTTCATCGATACTTCAAATCGTGCAATGCCAGATTTCCAGAAGGCGTTGGGTCTAAAGATTCATCAATCGAATCTTTGTTCGGAAATCATTCTTCCTACTGATAGAAAGCGCACGGCTGTTTGCTGTCTGTCCTCTGTCAACTTGGAATACTATGATGCATGGTCGAAAGACTCGCTGTTCTTGAAAGACATGGCAGAAATGCTAGACAACGTTCTACAGTATTTCATTGACAACGCGCCTAAGCAAGTTGCCAGAGCAATCTACTCAGCCAAGCGTGAACGTTCTATTGGTATTGGTGCGTTAGGCTTCCATGCTTATCTGCAACGTAAGAAGATTGCATGGGAATCGGCTGTTGCTAAGGGTACCAATATGCGTATCTTTAAGCATATCAAGAACCGCCTAGATGCTGCGAACCTAGAACTTGGCGCAGAACGAGGCGAGGCACCAGATGCTGCTGGCACAGGTCGTCGTTTCTCACATATGCAGGCAATTGCACCAAACGCATCGTCGTCAATCATCATGGGCAATACCAGTCCATCGATTGAACCATGGAGAGCAAACGCATATCGTCAAGATACATTATCTGGTTCATTCCTTAATAAGAATAAATACCTCGACTTTATTATCAATATAGAAGCTGCAAATCACAAAGATGGTTGGTATGATGAGACTTGGTCTTCGATTATCGCCAACGACGGTTCTGTGCAGCATCTTACATGGATGGACGCAATAACCAAAGAAGTGTTTAAAACTTCTATGGAAATTGACCAACGGTGGGTCATTGAACATGCGGCAGACAGACAGAAGTTTATTGACCAGGCACAGTCCCTCAATCTATTCTTCCGTCCCGATGCAAATATCAAATATCTACATGCGGTACATTATCTCGCATGGAAACAGGGTCTAAAAACGCTATATTACTGCCGCTCTGAGAAGATTGGTAAGGCAGATAAGGTATCGAAGCGCATTGAACGAGAAGCGATTAAAGAAATCGACTTCAAGGCAATGATTGACGGCGATGCCTGTATAGCTTGCGAAGGGTAAACGAATGACACAATATTTTGCACAAATAGTATCAAAACCAGATTGCCCGTATTGCGTAAAAGCAAAAGAGTTCATGGTAGGCATGGATATTAAATACACTGAAATGGTAGTTGGAGTTGACTGCCTTTGGGAAGACATCACCGCACAACTTCCTAATGTGACTACTGTTCCCCAGATTTGGGTCAACGGTGAACATGTTGGTGGTTATGACGAACTAATCAAATGGGCAGCGGAGGTATAATGTCTAATCTTTTAAGCGAACGTTCTTATTTTAAACCCTTTAATTATCCATGGGCGTATGATGCCTGGTTGAAGCATGAACAGTCACACTGGCTTCATACCGAAGTCCCAATGATTGAAGATGTTAACGATTGGAAGAAGCGCCTCACCGATGGTGAAAAGCACTTCCTCACAAATATTTTCCGTTTCTTTACACAAGGTGATATCGATGTTGCGGGTGGTTATGTAAAGAATTATCTACCGTATTTCCCTCAGCCAGAAATCCGTATGATGCTGATGGGCTTTGCAGCAAGGGAGGCTCTCCATGTGGCAGCCTATTCGCACCTTATTGAAACGCTTGGGATGCCAGAGTCAACGTATCAAGAATTCCTTGAATACGACTCAATGCGGGCCAAGCACGACTACTTTACAGATTTGTCGAATTCAAATGGAACGCCTGAATCCGTCGCGACCAATATCGCCGCGTTTAGTGCATTCACTGAGGGTATGCAACTGTTCTCGTCCTTCATCATGCTCCTCAACTTCCCTCGTCACGGAAAGATGAAGGGTATGGGACAGATTGTTACTTGGTCGATTGTTGATGAAACGCAACATGCCGAGTCGATGATTAAGTTGTTCCGTGCATATGTTGAAGAGAATAGAGATATCTGGAACGATGAATTGAAGTCCAGCATCTATACCATCGCAGAAAAGATGGTCGAACTTGAAGATAAGTTTATTGAACTTTCATTCTCTATGGGAGAAATGGAAGACCTTACTCAAGAAGATGTTAAGAAATATATTCGCTATATTTGTGACCGCCGACTAATTAGCCTCGGTATGAAGGGCATTTTTAAAGTCAAGAAAAATCCACTGCCTTGGGTCGAAGAAATGATTAATGCCCCGACCCACACCAACTTCTTTGAAAATAGAGCTACTGACTATGCGAAGGGTGCCTTATCCGGCAGTTGGGAAAACGTTTGGGGAACTGCATAGTGGAAGAACAAGAATGTTTTTCATGTGATGCCGTGTTTTTGGTAGAACATGAATTAGATGAAGAATACTACAAAACTAAATTTTGTCCGTTTTGTGGCACTAAGATAGCCGAAGAAGACCTCGACTGGAATGACTGGGACGAGGACGAATAAATAGTTCACACGTTGGAGTGAACTAATGGTTATTAAAAAGAAGAAGCCGTCGCCAAAGAAAGTGCATAGAGTCTATTGCACCTACTTTGACGACGGTAAATACTATATTGGTTACTCATGTAAGACTGATAAACTATTTGAAAAATATTTCGGTAGTTCTTCTTATGTGACTAATTATGAAGGCGAAATGCGTAAAGAAGTTGTTGCTGAATATGGGAGCAAATCTCACGCAAAAGCAGTTGAACATATTCTACAGTGGGAATATCGGTTTGATGACCGATGCATCAATGACATGTGGAATGTTCGACTACGACTATCGCACTTGAAAGAATTAAAGTTGCCAGACTGGAGACCAGGATGTTTTTCGCCGCCCTCTTAATGCTAGTAGCCCTAGCTATTACAGGTGTAGCTGGCTACTTTTCGATTTTGGGATTGATGGCTATCTTTCCTGCATCACCTATCGCAGTAGCTGCCATGGGTGTTGTCTTAGAACTGGCCAAACTTGTCACGGCAAGCTGGGTGTATCGCAATTGGAAAACAGCAAATCGATTGCTGAAAACCTATTTTACGATGGCAGTCATTGTCCTATCGTTCATTACAAGTATGGGCGTATTTGGTTATCTAAGTAAAGCACATATCGAACACACCACTGTTGGTGGTTCAACGCAAATACAAATTGCACAACTAGAAAGTCAGAAGACTTCGGCAGAAAGGAAACTAAAGAATGCACAAACATCTTTGGATACTTTGGACCGACTTGCTTCTGGGGAAAATATCCTCGATGCTAACTTCATTAGAAATCGACAAAAGAGGGAACGTGCGGCACTCAATAAAGAAATTGAGGGTGCGACTACAGACATTCAGGCTATTGAGACTAATCTCATACCGCTCAAAACAGAAACGCTCAAACTCGAAGCGGAAGTAGGGCCAATTAAATATGTAGCGGAACTGTTCTACGGTAGTGGTGATAACGCCACTATCGATAAGGCCGTTCGTATGATGATTATCATTCTTATCTTTGTTTTCGACCCATTGGCAATTCTTTTAATAATTGCAGCAAATATGACATTTTTAGGGTTGACAAAACGAGAAGAATCAGATACAATGGTTATTGTCCCTGTTGAAGTTAATGAACAGAAAGCTCCAGTCGAGACACCAAAAGCTAAGAAAATACGTAAGAAGAAACCTAAAGCTCCCACACCAGAAGTTCCTGACTTCTTTAAGTTTGAGAAACATGGTTCTACTCACGATGTTCCGATGCCAGATCCTCCTCGCCGAAATGCAAGGGGTCAAATTATAGTTGATGAAAAAAATATTAGGAGAATGTGAAATGATGACCGACGTTGAAGCAATGCGCGAAGACCTTAAGAATAATCTTCGTGCTAAGATTGGCACTGTTACCTTTACTAAGGCTAATGGTGATGAACGTATTATGCGCTGCACTCTACAGGAATCTATGCTTCCCAAGCAGACCGAACTAGAAGAAGCCGTTCAGAAAAAGGGTTCTACTGATTCGCTAGCCGTATGGGATTTAGAGAAGAATGCTTGGCGTTCTTTTCGCTATGATACTGTAATTTCAGTGAAATTTGAGGGTTGACAAATACCTTGATATATCGTATAATGAGATATATTGACAAGGAGTGATTATGTATAAACTTAAGGTACCTATTGCTGAGTCGAAGTTCGTTGGTGTTGAGCCTGTTTGGGCCGACAGCTATGAGCCTGTAGACTATCAAAGCGAATTCGGCAAGGCTCTCAACTGGTATAACTACATTGTAGATGCCAAAGACTGTCGTGCCTTTCTCGTTGATTGGTTCAAAGCTGATAAAGAAAAGCTAAAGGCTGTCAGTCAGGTACCAGATAAGTTTCTACCTCGAACCTATGCCAACACGGCTAGAATTGCCATGCGTGGCTTCCCAGTGAGCGAAGTTCACCAGAACCGCATCTGGGAAAAGATACAGGAAGTGGTAAACAAGCGCATCAAGTCAGATGATGAAGATGAGTCTGTTGCCGCTCCTGTGGTCAAGGTAGTTAAGCCGGTTAAGTTGGCTTCTACCTATATCGTTTCGGACGTAAATGACGAAATCGACAATCTTATTGCTGGTGAAGACAATAAGAACATGGCTCAGATTCTTATGCCATATAAGATGAATGATAAGCAGTATGCAGACTGTGCCGAAAAGCTCTTGCCTCTTCTGGCAGAATATTCCGAAGTGTTGGAACTTCGTCGGACAGATAGAAAGACTTTGACAGAAGAACAGATTGAGTTCATGGATTCTTTCCCGTTCTCTGGTATTACAATCATCAAGAAGATTGTCCAGCTTGTCGAAGGTTATGTCAATGACCTCAAGAAGTCTTTTATCAGTAAGCAGGTTGCTAAAGTTCGTAAGAAGAAGCCCAAAGATAAGACAAAGCTAGTCAAGGCTATTAAGTTCTTGGCAGAAGACCCCAAGTTCGGTAAGAGCGTTGAACCCATCAACCTTCTTAACTGTAGTGAAGTCTGGACGTTTGATATCAAGACACGTAAGATTTCCAAGTATTATAGCCCAGTCG